TACTTGTGTAATTCAAATATTTTTCGTATATTTGCAAAATATTAAAAGTGGATACCAAATAAATAAAATTTTTTATTAGGTATTTGCATATGTTAAAAAAAATTATTATATTTGCAAAATCAAATATGATTCTTTCTTCATTGGTCGGTTAGATACGGTGGCATTGAAGAATAAAAACTCGTTACCATGAGGGTCCCTAAAACGAGTAGGTAGGTGTATATGACTTAATGCCTGGGAAGAGGAAATACCTCAAATATAAGTCAGTTCGGCAACAGCAAAAGTTTTTTATTTTTTTACAAAAGTTCTCCATTTTATAACAGTGTAACACAACCGAACCCGAAGAGTAGGAAATAGAAATACTAGTTCCTATAAGGGGAAGGTGTGTTCAAGCTTTAACCAAAAGTTATAGTTTAACCTTTAGTATTAGGTTTACTATTGGTAGTTTCAGTAATAGTTAAACTTAATTATTTTAGTTAAATTATATTATTTACTATTTGCAAAAGTCAAAATAAGACTTTTAATTAATTCAAAAAAAAGATGAGTGAAGAACAAACAATTTCAAATATTTATGGGTATGGAGTAAGGTCTGAAAACAGACTGGACTTGATGAGAATAGCTGTTGCTATCTTTGCAACCCTAGAAAGAGTAAGAACAGGAAAGGTAAAAATTAGAAGAAAGCTAGAAGATGTTTTGGCATTTTATGCTTTAAACGGTTACAACCCTGAAACTAAAAGGATGATTATAGAAACCTTGGGTATTTCTGCTGACAATTTGACACAAATTAATGCTGAATTAACAAGAAACGGTTACTTGATAAGAGATAAAAACAACTTTAGAAAGAAATACCTCCATCCTGATATTTTAAGATTAAAAGATACATTAACTTCTCCTATTATTGGAGCAAGAAAAGCAATTTTAGTAAGATTTGAAGAATGATAAAAGGTGAAATCAAAAAAGAAATTTACTTTACGAATGATGTTTTCCGAGAGGTCTCTAAGAGGATTTCGGTACCTGAAAATATTATAAAAGAGGTCTTTACTGATTTCATCAAAGATTTTAAGCAAAATATTTTAGAAACAGATTATTTATTTTATGAGTTGCATCCTTTAGGGACATTTTCTATAAACCAAAAGGACCTCGAAAAGAATATTAAAAAGCTATCAAATAAGTTTTACAAAGAAAAGGATGATGTAAAGAGAGAAGAGTTCAAACTTTATCTTGAAAACTTTAGGGTTAGAGAACAAAGGATGAGGGTAGAACAAGAAAAATTTAAGGTAATTTATCCTGAAAAGTTTTCTCAAGTTCATTTAAAGAGGGAGAAAAATTCAATGTTTAAACCTTCCAAATTTGATTCTTATTATTACAATAACCATGTTAAACTAAAAGAAGCTGCTGAATTACAAAATAAATATGCTTACAATTGGTATAAATCTCAAAATAAACCAGTAAATCACTAATGAGAGAAATCAATAAAGCAAAAAAAATATTTAAGGGATTTTTTCCTGATGAAACTGTCTCTGAAGAAGTAAAAAAAGAAAGGAGAGATATTTGTGGTGGATGTGAATATAACAGTGCAAATACTCCATCAGACAAATTAAGTCCTATAGATTATTTAAGACATAAAATAACAGGACCACCATTTTGTACCTTATGTAAATGCCAACTTCACGAAAAGACACAATCACCTTTTGAAGAATGTGCTGCATATATGGCAAATGAACCAAAAAAGTGGTTTAAGACAAGATTAGAAACAATGGGAAACGAAAATATTAATATAACAAATGTATCAGATTTAAAGGTAGATTTGCAACTAGTCAACGATAAATTTGTAATAGATTATGGTGCTGTAGATAATTCTTCACCCACTGATTTAGAACTATTAGTTGATACAAATTCAACAGACAAATTTAAATTACATTCAGTTAATCCAACATGTGGATGCTCTGTAACAAAGTATCATACAATTGATAATAGGGGAACTATAAATGTAAGAATGAATTTAGCACAATTAGGATTAGGAAAATTTAGCAAGGAAGTAAATATAGAGTATGTTATTGGAAATATACCTTATAAGGCAATACTTGTACTAACAGGATTTAAACAATAAGGTATGAGCAACGAGAGAACAAATTACGGAACCTTGATAATCTCATCTTTAAAAGACTTTCAAAAAACTTTTCCAGATATGACTTTTGGAGAGATTATGTATTCTTTTTTAAGACAAAATGAGTTAACAGGTAAAACATTAAAAGATATTAGGACTTTATCAGATGAAGATATTTATCAATCAATTGAAAAGTCTATTAAGTATGAACAAGATGAACCCTTAAAACCACAAGAAGATAACTAATGGAGTTAAAAGAATTATTAGAAAAAAGATTTTCTGAAATAGTTGAGATTACAAAAATACTTTCAACTGAAACATCAGAGTATCAATTTAAAAATGAACAGCTTATTACAGAAATAAAAGCATCAGGAGATACTCAAGAGGATGCTGAAAAAAATAGAGTAAGAGCAAGAGAAATGAAACTTATTAATTCATTAGCTTTTATTAAATCATCAGAGGTTCAAATTAACATAAGAGTAATGAATGAGATATATTCATTAATGAAATTTATGGATATTACACCTAACATAAGTGATAAAGACTTAGAAATTTTAGAATTTAATTTAGCTAATGTAAAACCAACTTTTGTTTTAGATAAAGGTAAGGTAGTATTTTTTGATAAGGATTCTGAACAAATTATGTTAGAGAAACTTAATCAACCAGATGACAAAGAGGATGAATTGGTTAACAAAATAAAAAAATTTAGAGTAGATGGCAAAAGCTAAAGACCTAAAACCACATATTGATTATGTAGAACACTGTCTTGAACTTTTAAGAGATAGACTAGATGAGTGTAATGATTACATGAATGATGTCAAATGGTCTGAAAAAGTTACTCAAGATGACAGAGAAAAAGAATTTAAATTTCAAGCTGGACTTTTTAGTAATTACATTACATGGATTTCTCAATATGCCGATTTATCAGGCATGATTTCAACACTAAAAGAGTTGACTAATACTGGAGACACCAAAGATGTTAGAAAAGGTTCAAGTAAAAGTGCTTATGCCGATATGGTTAAAGCAGGAGAACTTGAAGAAAATAAAGATTAAATTATCCCACTACTTAGTTGTAGTGGGTTTTATTGTATATGAAGTATAGTAGTCAGTTTTATATAAACATGATAGACAAGCCTATTTGGGCTGAAGGTAAAGTATTTGAGGAACAAAAAAGAGATGTTCAGCAATTTTATGTAGAGGAGGCTAAAAAATTAAATAAAGGTGTTACCATCGGAGGAGTAAAAATTCACCCTTGGTTATACTGGCATATAAATTATTGGACATTCTTAAAAGATTTACCACCTGATGAAGATGGTAATATAGAATCTGTACATTCAAATCCAGATTTAAGAGATAACGAATGGATGCTACAGGAAGCCTTATTTAGAGCTAATAAAGAGAATAAAGGTATAGCAGGGGTTGGAGCCAGAAGGATTACTAAATCAGTATTTATTTCTTCTTGGATAGCTTATAATGCCACTACTAAGTATGGAGGACAGTTGAGGGTTAATTCAGTAATTGGAGGAACTCAAAAAGACTTAGATAACATAGCCGATTATATTGACTATGGACTAGACCATCTACACCCATTTTTCAAAATGGACAAAGTAGGTAAGAATTGGGCTACAGGAGTTACTTTAGGTACGAGACACTCAGATAGTAGTACAGACATTTTTTCTAAAATGACCATTACCAACGTTAATATGGGTACAACAAAATCTACTCAGAAAACGGCTGGAGCTACTCCAAACTCAATTGTATTTGATGAGATTGGAAAATATTCATTCTTTAAAAGTTTCAACACTGCAAAGTATTCTATTGCTACAGAGTATGGATGGAGAACTATCCCTATTTTGTTTGGAACTTCAGGAGAGATGTCAGAGGCAGGAGATGCCCAAAAAATGATTAACAATCCAGAGACATACAATATGTTAAAAATGGATTGGGAATGGTTAGAAAGAAGGTATAGAAAGCCTACATGGGCTAAAAAATCTTGGGGAATATTTTTTCCAGGACAAATGTCTTTGGATTGTGGTATTCCTAAAAAGAAAATAACTTTAGGTGAGTATTTGGAGAATGATGACCCCGAATTGAAAGAAATTGATTTCTATGAAACTCAATGGGAAGAGTCTACTCAAATAATGAAAGAGAGAAGAAAGCTATTACAAAGAACAGATAAAAAGGCTTATGATGATGAGCTTATGTTCATGCCATTAGACCCTGAAGACTGTTTTTTAGATGTAGGTTCAAATCCATTTCCAGTTGCTGAAGCTACAAGACATAAAAATAGAATTATTGAAGAGGGAAATGTTGGTAGAAATATGGACGTGTTTAAGAAACATGGACAAAATGATACACAGGTAGAATTTGCTTTCTCTAAAAAACCCTTAGCTAAATATCCATTTGAAGGGGGTATTTTAGATTGTGGTATTCAAGTTTTTGAGGAACCACCTGAAGATAACTCTTTTGATTACACCTATGTGGCAGGGCTTGACCACTATAAACATATTGAATCTACAGGAGACTCTATTGGAGCTTTATATATTTTCAAGAGATTTATCAATATTAATGATGAGTTTGCTAATAGAATTGTGTGTTCTTTTGTATCTAGACCTGCATCAATGAATACATTTAATAGAACTTGTGAGGTTTTGTTAGATGCGTATGGAGCAGAATGTTTACAGGAAAATGCCGATATTTCGTTTCAGCAATATTTGGAGGCAAAAGGTAAGGATATAAAACTCCTTGCTGATGGTGAAGAAATTGCTAGAAGAATGATTTCTGGTACAGCCAGACAGGTTAATAAATTTGGGCTTTCCCCAACAACTAAAAATAAAGAATATTTAATGAAAGTTATTGTTAGTTATTGTTGGGAGATTATAGAGTCATACATCGATAAAGATGGTAATGAAGTTTCTATTTTGGGGATTGAAAGAATTAATGATATTCAATTATTAGATGAAATTATCAACTTTAAACCTGAGAAAAACGTCGATAGAATTACGGCATTTGCTCACGCTCTTGTTTGGGCTAGATATTTGGATGATATGAAAGTACTCCCAAAGGTTAAGAGTAAGAAAATGACAGACAAAGATAGATATAGACAAGAAGAAAAGTTAATGAAAATCAAAGATGTAGTAAGAAGAAACCCATATTCATCTAGACCGAAGGGAGGAAAGTATAGAAGATAACTAATAGATTATTTTATAATCTTGTATATTATAAGGATTTTTTTTATCTTTGCAAAAAATATTTAATGAGTGATTTAAGATATTGGTATGGTTCAGCACTACAAGGTAGTAGTGATAATTTTATACCACCTCAAGCTATTCCATTAAGCAAGAAAAATGATAAGTGGAAAGAGAGATGTCTTGATGCTTTTGAAAGTATAGGTCTTAGACAGTTCAAAGAGAATTTAAAATATACTGATATTTTTAGAATGATTAATGGAAAAATGTCATTTGCAGAATTGTCAGAAGTAATGCCTCAATATAGAGAACTTGAACAGAAATTAAATGATGTTGAAATTCCAACTTTTTTAAGGCATTATGATTTAATTGGTATGATTATTAATGCATTGGCTGGAGAGCTTATGGTTAATAGTGATAAATTTTCTATAAACACAAATGATGCTGTCTCAGGAAATGAATTCTTGAGAACTAAAACAGATAAACTTTGGGAATATTTAGAAGTTGAATTGGAGAAAGAACTTGAGACAAGGATGTTATCAATGGGGATTAATCCCAATGTCCCTCAAGAAGCTTTTCAAGACCCTCAACAGTATGAACAATACCTTCAACAAATACAGTCTAAGAAGGCTGAAATGACTCCTTCTCAGATTGAGACATACATGAACACCAACTGGAAGACAGTTGCAGCTAAATGGGCTTCTTTAAAGTTAGAAGAAGACAGGTTAGATTTTGACATGGATATGATGGATAGAGAAAACTTTATTGAGTTTCTAGCCACTGGTAGATGTTTTAGACACATGTTTGTTGCTCATGATTACTATAAACCTGAGGAATGGAAGATGATGAATACTTTCTTCTCAAAGGATTTAGAAACAAAGAGAGTTGAGAAAGGAGATTATGTTGGTAGAGTACACCAATTTTCAAGAGCACAAATATTAACAAGATATGGGCATTTATTAAATGCTAAACAAAAAGAACAACTTGCAGGGTACGATAATGGTTTCTATGAAGATAATTATTATTTTGATAGAGAGAATAACGTATCTTATAAAAAGATGTTCGAAAGTCATTTCCATAGATTACAGGTAGTTCCTTTTGAAGGGTATGACGATTACAGGTTTCAATTAGACATTCAGGATACTTTAGGAATTCCATTAGGAGAGAAAAAAGTAATGAATAGACATGGTGAATATGAAACCATGCCTGTTATGATGCCACAATTAGCTGATGTTACAGGCGATTTAGGTTTAGGAGGTAGAGGAAACTTTAACTTTTTAAGAAATGATATTACTATCAGGAATGACCTAATGACAGTAACTGAGGTTTATTGGAAATCTTTTAAGAAAATTGGGTACCTAAATTATTATGACCCAGAAGGTAATCCAATTTCCACCATTGTTACTGAAGATATTCTCCCAGAATTTCTTACAGAAAATGAAATAAAAAAACTAAAAAATATTTCTTTAAGTGAATTAGAGAAAGAACAAGAGCCTAATACTATCGTTTGGGATTGGTACCCAGAGGTTTGGCAGGGATTAAAGATTACAGGAATAAATAATGGACCCTCTCAAGACGGGGCACCAGAAACTTATTATTTAAATATTAAACCTTGTGATTATCAAATTAAGGGAGAGGGTGGTAACATCTTTGATATTTTACTTCCAGTTGCTGGTATAGTCGATGTAGGTTTAGCTCCTAAAATTGAACCATATCAAGTAACATATAATCTGGTAATGAATCAGATTTTCAATTTACTGGAAAAAGAAATCGGTTTATTCTTTATTTTTGATATAAACTTCTTACCATCTGAGTTCAGAGATTGGGGGGATACAGAAGACACTCTACTTTACATGAGAGATATTGCCAAAGATATTGGTATTGTTCCTGTAGACTCATCAAAACAAAACTTAGCTGGAGGGGCTAATTTTAATCAATTTGCTGCTCAAAATTTATCGTTCTCCACACAGATTACTGATAGAGTTAATTTAGCTGAGTTTATTAAAAATAAAGCATTTGAACAAGTAGGAATTACTCCTCAGAGATTAGGAGCACCTACTAAATATGAAACTGCTGAAGGGGTAAGACAGTCTAATGATGCTTCTTATTCTCAAACAGAACAGTATTTCTCAAAATTCTCAGAGTATAAAAAACATGCTTTAGAACTTCATTTGAGTGTAGCTCAGTTTTGTCAGAAAGATGGTAAGGATTTGAAAGTATTTTATACTCAAAATGATGCCACACAAGCTTTCTTACAAGAATCTGACCCAGATTTTCCACTAAGAAGATTAGGTATTACACCAATATCAAATTCTAAAAAGAGAAAAGAATTAGAAATATTTAAGCAATATTTGTTAAATACAAATACTTTAGGTACAGACGAGTTAGCATTAGCTGAATTGATTTCATCAGATTCAATGTCAGAAGTTATTGTTGCTGCTAGAGCAGCTAGAGTTGCTAGACAACAGCAAGAACAATCTGCCTCTGAACAAAGAATTCAAGAGATTCAGATTCAACAAGAAGAAATTAGAAAATCTGACGAAGCTAAATGGCAGAGAGAAGAGCTTTCTAATGATAAGGATAGACAAACAGATATTAGAGTTGCAGCCATTAATGCTGCTGGTAGAGCTTCAGATAAACAGTCTGACCAAGAAGGATTTAATTATATTACTAATTTAACAAATCTTTCTTTACAGCAAACTAAAGTAGCTAATGATTCTAATATTAAACAAGTAGAAACACAATTAAAACAAGAAAAACAACAATCTGATAGAGAAATAGCTCTAAAGGAAATTCAATTAAAAATGGATGAACTAGCAAACAGAAGAGCTATATCGAAAGACCAAGTTCAGATTGCTAGAATGAATAAAAACTAATATGAAAATTTTTATTAGGAGTAACATAAAATAAAATTTTACTCCTAATATTTATTTATAAAATTATAATAAATTTTTACATATTTTGAAATTTCGTTAATTAATCTTAAATTTGCAAATATAAATGGAAGTAAACCACAACACAGATGACTTTTCTGGATTAGAAAGTTTAAGCAATAGTCAAGTAGTAACAAACATAGGAGAATTTTTAAGTCTAGATGCTTTAGGAGTAGTACAAGATGCAAATGATGGATTCATTGCATTAGATAGTATTAATAAAGTTAGAGAGGATGAAACACCAGTAGGTGTAGACCCTTTAGTTCCAGGTACACCTCCTGTAACTCCTCAAACAATCGAACTTCCTACATTAAAAATAAAGGATGAAGGTTTAGATAACCTAGATGATTTAAATAAGGGTGTTGAAGATTTAGAGAATATTATTCCAGAATCGACCAACTATAAAACAATGCTTTCAGACTTAATTGACCAGGGGATTCTACCTGCAATTGATGCTTTTGAAACAGAACAAGGGGATGTTCCTTTTGATGAAATGGATATTGATAAAGAGACGTTCTTAGCTCTTATCAAACAGAACCAACAAGACATTAAAGATTCGTTTAAAGAAACGTCTATTGATGTTAATGGTATCTCAGAATTTACCAAAAAACTTATTAATATTGAGAAGCACGGAGGAGACGTGCAACAAGCTTTAGAAACTTATCAGCAAGTTAAATATCCGATGGATAGTATTGACCTGAATGATGTAAGAGGACAAAAGGCTATGTGCTATTTAAGGCTCCAAGCTCAAGGTATTGATGAAAAAATGGCAAAAGATTTAATCCAATCTTTTGAATTACAAGGTGTTTTAGAAGAAAGAGCCTTAGAATCAAAAGAACAATTAGACCATGCTTTTACAGAAAGTATAGCCAGACAAGAAGAGTTAGCTATTAAGGAAGAGCAAGAATATAAAGCTGCTTTGAAGACCTATAGAGCAACGTTAGACAACGTTTTCAAGGACCAAAACCTTCCTGACACTCATAGGAGAAAGCTTCTTGACATAGCTACAAAACAAAACGAAAGAGGGGATTTTGAATTAGATACTCTTATTGAGAATTTTAGAAAGAATCCTATTGATGCTGCTGACCTTATTATGTTTGTAACAAACAAAGATGAGTTCATTAAGAATAAGTCTCAGTCATTAGTGAAACAAGAACATATGAATACTTTGAAGAAAGTAAGTATAATTAGAAAGGGAAGTAACACATTAACTGTTCCAGAAAAAACAATTGATAAAGACCCTCACTTACTAGATTTAAGTAGATTATAATAAAACAAACAACAAACAATTAATAATTAAAGTAAAAAATGAGTTTACAAGTTAATGGTGCTCCTAGAGTAGTAAACGGTGACTATGTTATCGGTTATACGAATGGGAAAAAAATTAAGCACATGGGGTGGGAGGACCTTTCTTCTTTGAATAAATGGTACCAAGAAGACCCTAACGACAGACATTTAGGTTTAATTAACCTTTACGAAAATATGGGTGCAAAACCATTACCTATGTATAAGAATTTCTTCAGAGAAAAAGCTATTCTTGAGGTGAATGGTCCAGGAGGTTCTTTTACATATGACTTACCTGTTACTAAGAAAAGGTCAGGTGTTTTCACTACTGAAGATACTTCATCTTATTCTGAAGCCCCAGGTATTGATGGAACTTTATTCCCTATCAAGTTAGACCAACCTTTTACAGTAGGTGACGTTTTAACTTATGATGCCTTCCACGGAGCTCAAGTAATTGTATCTGAGGATAGACACGTAACACAAGAAGGAGATTCTTGGGTACACTGGGTAACACTTGTTGACAACAACTCAGCAGCATGGTTCCCAATTGAAAAATTAAAAGCAGGTATTGAGTACTTTAAAGTAGGTCACATTTTAGGTGAATACTCAACTAAGTTCTCTAGCTTCCATAGCCCTGACACTGTTGGAACTATCAAGTGTGAATTCGTACTAGGTAACCACAGAGGGGTTGAAACATACTATACTATGTATGCTGATTCTAAGAAATTCTCAGGAGCTGCATTACAGAGTAGAGATTATATTCAACAATGGATGAATGATGCTGAACAAATTGGTACTGACGAAAACGGTAACGCTCTAGACTTATTCTATATCGGTAGACTTAGAAATGGTCAGTTAGATATGAGAACTGTTAGAATTGGTGCTGTTCTAGAAAGATTAGCTGTATTAGAGCTAATGAAACTAGAAGCTTATTCATTAATTTTCCAAAAAGGTGCATTGATTAATGACATCAATGGTACTAAAAGATTAAATGAAGGTATCTACCACCAAATTAGAAGAGGTAGAATCATTAAATATGCAAAACCAGGTTCGATTTCTATCAATCACTTGAGACAAGCTATGGCTTTCATCTACAAGTTTAGAAGAAACGTTCCAATCGACCAAAGAAGAATTAGATTCAAAGCTGGAGCAATGGCTTATGATAACATCATGGCTCTTATCCAACAAGAATCTGTTAGACAAGCTGCTAACTTGGCACCGTTCCAAGGAACAGACAGACAACTTCCTTCAAACCCTATTACTGGTGCTAGCTTAACAGAACTAAGAGTTAACCCTGTTAGATTCATCGAGGCTCTATTCCCAGGAGTTGGATGGGTAGAGGTAGAACATGACCCTTCATTAGACTACCAACCTTTAACAGATAGAGGTTCAAAAGGATTCTTTGGAGAAGAAGGTTATGCAGATTCTTCATATTCTGCTGTAATTTGGGACTTAATGGATGTGGATTACACAGACGTTAGTAAAGTAATTGGTGGAAACGCTAGATTAATGCAAGGAGGTAACTCTAAAGCTAACATCTATTACGTTAAGCCAGAAGGAGAAGGATTTTACATGGGTTACTCTGAAGGTAGATGGTCTCCAAACAAAGCTACAGACATTGCTTCTTCATTGAAGCATATGGCAAGAGAATTCTGGTGTCACTCAATCTCAGCAGGATGGGTAAAAGACATTAGTAGATTCGTAGTTATCGAATTGAAGAGATAATAAAAATTTATACATAATTCCCTGGAGTTTAAATCTGGGGAATTTTTGTTTAATAAAAAATTTTATACTTTTTATATTTTTTTATATATTTGCTATTTAGTAAAAATAGTTGTATCTTTGCAAAAGAATCGTGATTAATAGTTATATTAATAAATAATTTTATCTTTTTGTTAAAGTCGTAAATTTTTACTATTTTTGCATAAAAATAAAATCACATTTATGACAGACAATATAATTATTGAAGTTAACGGTTTAACAATCAAAGAAAACTCTTTATACAAAGTTATCGACAAGCCTGACTTGAATGCAATTGATGGACTCAGAGAACATGGTTCTACTAAAGTCCCATTAGAATTCATTGGAAACTCATCAGGTTGTAGATACGATATGAGTAAAGGAGTTTTTGACACTGGTTTCTATACCCAATCACCTTGCTATGCCAACATGGACATGGCTACTAGACAACAAAAAATCGCAATTCTTAGAGAGAAAATTATCGAGCCTTATGAATTAGTTCATGGTGTTGGTAAATTAGATAATAAGAATGAAGAATTTTGGGAAGACTATGTTGTAGATTTATATGAAGGTAAGATTTTTAATACTGAAAATGTAGATGACTTACTTGGAATATATATCGCAATGTTAAGTTACGAACTTACTCCAAAAGATAAGACAGGAGACCCTAGATTTAGAGGTGCTCAATTTTGTGTAGAAGATAAAGAGGTAACTTCATCTAGAAGAAATGAAAGAGCTCAAAATTATATGAAAGCTATGACTTCTTTTGCATTAATGAATGCAACTGAAAGAGCTAAACTTATTAGTTGTCTAAGATTCGTTAGAATGCCTGGAGCTGATGGTTTAAGTAATGAGTCTCAAGAATCAACATTAAACTCACTATTCCATGACTGGATTAACGATGATGTTAAAAATGTAGATGATTTCGTTAGAGTATCTGACTTAGCTAGTAAAAAAGCAGGTCTAGAAGAAATAGTAATCTATGGTCATTTAATTGATTTCCAGATGAAGAAAAAAGTCGTTAAAATTGGAGACGAATTCAGTTATAAAGATACTCCACTAGGGGCAGATTTAAAAACGGCAGCTAAAAACCTAGCAACAAAAACAAGTCTAAAAGAACTTAAATTAGAATTATATAAAGAACTTGAATAATGAACTCTGAGTTAATCTATCAGAAGATGTTGGAAAAAACAAATAAGAACCTAAATAATGGTTCTATATCTTTAGATAGAGCTAGAGCAGTTTCTTTATTCAATGAAGAAATGAATAAATTTATCGAATGGACAATTCAAAAGAAAAACTCCTCAGAGATAAGGGATATTCAAATACTTCTTATTGATAAAGACTTAAATCTAAAGGAGGAAACTACTACTTTTTCCTCTTTTAGTTTACCTAAAGATTATTTTGATTTTTCGAATATCAAAATATTAGCATCAACCGATGCATGTTCCGATTACTTACTTCCCGTAGAAATAAAATCTGATAATTCAGAAGAAGTTCTATTTGATGAAAATAATAACCCTTCTTTTCCATATAGGGAAACACCATATCAAATAAAAAACAACTCTATAGTTGTATATAAAAAAGATTTTGTAGTAGACAATGTTAAATTAACTTACTACAGATACCCTAGACAATACAATATTAAAGGGTATGAGGATGAATATGGACAAAATTCATTTGATTCAGAACCTGAATTTGACGATAAAATTGTAGATAGGATTATATCAATGGTGGCAACATCATTTGACATTAATAATGAAAATCTAAATAAAGTACAGGTAGACGTAAACAGAACAGTTTCAAAATTTTAAACAACATAACAATTAATAATTAATTTTAAAAAATGGCAATTCACAAACCTTGGGACAGACCTTTCTTCACATTAGGAGGTTCTGTTATGAAAAATGGTTTCTCTTTGAATCTTGCTGAGGGACAATTTGGTATTTTTAATGTATCAAAACAAACTCCTAGAGGTTCAGTTGCTGTAGAATCTTTCAACGGATTCTCTAGAGATACTTTTTTTGAACTAAAATTAGGACACAATGGACCAGGAGTAATCCCAGGCGTTAGAAGTCTTTCTGATAAGAAATTCAGTTCATTCCCATTCACACTAAATGATGTGGTAGGTGTTAGAGTTTCAGCTCCACAAAAAAGAGATGATGCTGTAGATGAGGTAATTATCGGTTACAACGGTATTAACCCAGACACTGCAATCAAACTTATTCCTGGAGATGAGAAAGAGATTTACATTGAACTTGAAGGTAGAGCCCTTGAGTTTATTGGTGCACCAGATGGGATTTTAGGAATTACAGTTCCTTTATCAGCACCAGCTTATTTAGCTGACCAGTGTACAACTCCACAAGACCTTTGTGCACCAGTTGACATGTTACCTATTATTATGGGGGCTGTTGACTATCTAAAAAATTACGATGTAATGGGGGTTCCTTTCGAGACGTTCGCAGAGGTTTCTCCAGTAATTGAATTAGCAGGTATCGTAAGAACAGGTACTACTACTTCTACAATGTTTACACTTCAAGTATGTGATACTGGAGATGCTGGTGCGCTAGCATTAGTTCAACAACAATATCCAGATTTACAAGTTGTAAAGATTTCTAGAAAAGGACCTATCTCTACATATCAAGTAGCTAAATTAGGAACTACTACAACTCCAGCTACAGCTCCAGCAGCTTACACTCAAACTATTGCTTCTATTATGAAGGGGTGTGAAGATTGTCCAGCAGGATTTACAGAGCTTCCAGGAGGTCTATTATATGCAGTGTCTCTAGAAGATGATGGGATTGACCAGACTGCTTTAGTTCAAGCTCTTCCAGGAGCCGTTGCAGGTACAGCTAAAAAGGCTGATGGTCAGGAATACGGTGTAGGTTTCTATACTGTAGTTATTGACAACGAATTGACTGATGCAGAAATTGCAACTTTCATGACTGCAAATCCTACAGCTATTGTAGAATATGTAAACGAAATTCTTCCTATTTGTTCTAATGGAACTGTTACTACAACAGCATGGGCAACAGGAGATACAGTAACAGCTACTACTCAAGCATATATCATTGAACTTCCAGACAATGAGTGTGGTGAAACAAGATTAGCAGAACTACAAACTGCTTATCCTAACTTAACTATCACTGAAACTGGAGTTACAGGAGGATGTCAAAGACAATATAGAACTACTGTTCCTACTAACTTCTTAGGGGAAGAGTGTGATGAAATATTTGTTGGAACATTTAAGAGTGAGGCACCTCATTCATTTGCAGGTTTCAAATGGAGAGAAGATTTTGCAGAAATTGATGGAACTACTGGTTTATACGGTATTAGATTAAAAGGTAAGAAATTTAAATTCTCTTCAGGAGAATGTCTAAGAGATAAAATTGGGTATACTGAAGATTCAGTTAAAATCCAAGCTTCTGGAGGATATATCAGAGATTTCAATCTTGGTGTAAACTATATTAGAAACATTAAAGATACTCCATTTGCAGTTACTAGATTAACAGAATGGAGACCAAGAACTCACGTTGGAGGTAATATGTTAGCTGATGAAAAAGTAGCAAGAGCATTCTTCTCTGGATTACACATTGATTACAATTACATGGGTAGAATCTTAACAAATAATGAATCAAACATTATTGACCTAGATGCTCAACTTGTAGATTATGTAATCTCTCTAAGAAGAAAAACATTCTCACAAGGTCTTACTCAGACTTTAGAGGAGTACATTGACTACCATATTTTAGCAGAGGTAGGAAGACACCAAGGAGTTGAAGACCTTGTTAATGCCTTAGCTGCTGGTTCAGGTCATGCAGGAGTTCAAGCTTTTGGTAATGTTGACACAAGTCAAGAGTAATAAAAAACACTTTAAATATAAAGGGGAGGTTAATTTCAAACCTTCCCTTTTTTTAATCTTAAAAATATGTCACAAATAAATATTGATTTTCAGGTTTTAACTAATTACAATCCAAAATATTTAGTTGTGGTTGATACTTCTGACTGGCAGAATTTGAAAGATAAACCTACTATTATTGAGATTATTTTACCTGGGTTTAGTGAACCTATTGTCCATTATTATGAACAAGGTAGAGTAAATGTTTTTAACTCAGTGAATCTAGGATTAAATTGCACCAACTGTGGGATTAAAGAGCAAGACTTTAATGATTTACCAGATGGCATTTACCAAATAACAGTAAAAGGTTCCCCTTCCAATTTCCAAAATACGAGATATTTTTTAAAAAACGATACACTTAGGTTAAAACTAGATAATGCATTTATGAAGTTAAACCTATCTTGTAATGATTTTGATAAAAATTTACTTGATAAAATACAGAAAATAGATTTTCTAATGAAGGCTTCTGAGTCTCATGTAAGATTAGGGAATCAATGTGAAGCTCAAGAACTAATGTTTAGAGCAGAGAAAGAAGTCAACAAATTAAAAAATTGTAAATCATGTGTCTAGCATGTCAAAAATCTACTAAAAATACTCCAATGGCTAAGAAGTCAGAATGTGGTTATCTCTATACTGAATTAACTAATTTAGACTTACAAATATTGGATATGTATAAAGTAAATAAGGATGCACAATTATTAGGAGTAAATAAAACATTAAGGACTTGGATAACTAATCTTTATAAAGAATGTCCTCCAAGTGCTGATTTAAATGTAATAAGAGAATTTATAAAAGATGAGTACTCAAAGTATTATCCAGAATGATTTAAATGATATAAAAAATAGGTTAGATGAAGTGTTCGCATGTTCATCTGACAAAATTACTCTATCAGCTAAATTTGGGTTTAAATTCTCAATGGCTTCTAATGACACATTTTTATTGAATTATTTATATGACTTACTAAATAATGATAGAAATTGTTATTTAATCTTTAGTGATGAATGTGCTTTAGAGAAAGTGAATAAATTACTATATAAATATAAATAATATAATGAATTGTAATAGAAAAATAAAACACACTTGTGGAAATAAAGTTCCATCAACTTGTGTATTTTATGAATTAGAAGAAACTATCCCTGAGTTTTCTAATTTACATGGGGAGAATTGCATAGTAATTGAAGAAACAACACAAGACCTTTATGAATTAATAAAGTCTATCAAATTATCTACAGATTTAGATGATTTTGATAAGGGGTGTTTAGAGATAACAAAAGTTAAGGACCCTTATGATAATAAGGATAAGTACCTTATCAAAGATATTCTAACAGCTTTAAAAAATAAAGCATGTAATGACTCTTCAAATGGTTCTGACAATCAGAACATAGAATGGATTTTAAACAATCTGGATTATAAATGTTTAGTGTTACCATGTGATGCACCACCTAAAAATTTATTCCAGTTTTTCCAAATTTTAATTGATTATATCTGCACAAATGGCTAAGAAAATATGTGGTCAGGTTAATATACCTGAAGTAGACGAGTCTCAAAGTGCATGTGATATTTTCCCTCATTCTGAATGTGTTATAGTAACTTATAAATCATCATTCATTAAGAATAAGACAGGGGGTAATTTAAATGAATATCTACAGCTATTGGACAACAAGTTGAATAAAATGAATAATCAAATTTACCAAATAACCAAAATCTTGGAAATTTTACAAACACAAATTACTCCACCTGATGGAATTGGAGTTTTTCCTACAAGTTAAAGAATAAAAAATGCATAATCATAATTATAACAAGCCTTGTGGATGCAAGGATAAAAAAATACCATGTGGCTGCCACGAACCTGAGGTATGTGGTTGCTCAAACAAATATGATTTCTTGTGTTCATTCTACAGTGGAATTCCACTAAATCCTATAGGGATTACTCCTGGTTTAGATGGTAATACTGTTGTTAGAATGTTAGTTCAATATTTTGAACAAGAAATTGCAGATATTCAAATTGACCCTACAGTATTAAAAAGTATTGGAGGTAAGATTGATATTTACAAAGGTCTTTCAGATGGTTTTGTACATGAGATTAAGTCAATACAAGGACAGCCAAATGAGGGGGTTATTGTAGAGAATATACAAGCAACACCAAATGATTGTAACGATAAGGGAGATTATATCAATGTAAGAATTGATAGGGCTTGGTTAACAGACTTTTTAAATGAATGGATTTTAACTGTAAACCTTTGTCCTCTTATTGCTAATTGTGGTGAAACACCTATCCAAACTCCTGTAGTTACAGATATACCTTTCTCTATAGGTAATAGAGCTGTTAAAACGTTTACACTAACAGATTTTACTTCTCATTATACTGACCCTCAATCAGACCCACTAGCTTCAATTAGGTTAACTGGGAATGTAGTAGGATATAAATTAAATGGAGTAGCATATGTAGCAGATACAGAAGTTACAGCAGCTAATATAACTGCTGGGCAGTTAACTTATACAGGAGATAATGTAGACACTTTATATACTTATACAACACCTTATCAAGCTAAAGACTCTCAAGGTAATTGGTCAAACACAGCTAATATAATTGCTACTGTGGCAGCCAAACAATTTATAGTTTTTAGTCCTACAGGAACCTCTTTGATTAGAGAAGTAAGTAATACTAAGACGGCAACAGTCAATTTCTCTAATGCAACGGGTCAATTATTAACAACAGGTCAAGTTTTACATTTGACTGGTACTGCTGGTAATTTAGGATATTTAAAAATAACAGTCCAAACAGGAATGACTCTAATAGGGTCTGGTTCGTTTACTATTGTTATTGACTCAATCCCAACAGCAACACAAGCCAACCAAACTATTAATTATACTATTGATGGTTCTACAGGAAATGTAAGTTTAACTTATAATTCAAATCCTGTGACTTCGGATGTAGTCATAGCTTTAGAAAATAGAGGAGAACACAGCTTTACAACGGCTGAATTCGTAGCAGCGTACTTTGATTATGATGGTGACCCATTAACAGAAATTAGAGCTACTTCTAACGTTTCAGGGTATGAATATGATTCTACAGGTGGAGGAACTTATGTTCCTTATGTGGTAAACACTTGGATTCCTGTAAATGATATTGCAAGATTGAAATATACAGCAGCTAATCAAAACACTGCATATTCAAATGTAACACCTTGGCAAGGTAAGGATGCTCAAGGAAATATTTCACTATAAAAATTAAAAAAATGTATAAAAATATAAAGTGGACTGAAATTATTGATGACGAAAGTGAAATCACTAAAAAAAGTGCTCTGTATATTATTCCAATTGATGATTTTACATGTAAATTAATTTATGTAGATGATGAAGGGAATAGAAGAGAGATGAGTGCTTTAGGTTCAGATGCTAATTGGGTTCATACCCAAACAGTTCCTTTAAAGATATGGACAATTAATCACCCCTTACATAAAAAAGTAAGCGTTGGAATTGAAGATACAGCAGGGTCTCAAATGATTGGTAAAGTTGTTAAAAATGATGGCAATCAAGTAATACTAGAATTTAACTTTCCTTTTAGCGGAACAGCAATCTTAAATTAATAAAATAAAATGGCAAAGATAGATATAATAGTTGATTTAGACCTAAATAAGAATCAGCTTTTAAATGCAGCTTTACAAAACTTAGCAGTGCATCCTTCAACTACAGGACTACCAGTAGGTTTCATTTATTGGAACACTGCTGCAAATTCTGGAGGAGGAACTGCTTATGCTTGGACAGGTAGTGCATCAACTCCAAACACTGATGCAGGATGGTTGGATTTAGGACAGGCTTATACTCACCCAACATATCCAGGTACTGGTCAACCAGCTTCAGCTTTAACAGGAGCAAATGTCATTTCAAGAATTACTCTTGAAAATGGACACGTTACAGGAGTAACTACAAGAGCTCTGACGGCTGCTGATATTGGTGCAGCAGGGACTTCACATACTCACAATTTTGCAGATATTGTGGGATTACCTACTCAAACTATTTTAGGTAACAATACAGGGTCTACAGGACCAGCAGTAGCCCTTACAGTTGCTGACCTGATGACTATGATGTCCATAGGATATGGTAGTGCTGCTTTATTGACAGCAGGAACAGATACTACTCAAAGAACCTGGACAGCTAAAATGTTAACTGATTGGGTAAATGCAAAACTAACAGGGTATATAACAGCAGTTAACCTAGCTTTAGGAACTAGAACAGCTACAACAATGCCTATTACTAACACAGCAGGAACAGGAGTTACCTTACCTGTAGTAACAACTGCATTAGCTGGTTTAATGTCAGCAGCAGATAAAACTAAGTTAGATGGTATTGCTACAGGGGCAAACAATTATGTTCACCCTACAGTTAACCCAGGAGCTCATCCTTTTGCAACTGAACTTACTTCAGGATTATTAGTTCTGTCTCAGTTGGTTGTAAATAATGAGGGTCACGTTACAACTGTTAAAGGTAGAAATCTTACAGCAGCAGATATTGCAGCAGTGATGATTAATGATGCCATTAACAATGGAACAACTCAAACATGGAGCTCCACTAAAATTTTTACTGAAATTCAGAATGCCATTACTCAGGCAGGAGCAGGAGCATTAATCTATAAAGGTGAATACAATCCTGTAACAAATACACCAAATGTTGGATTACCAGCAACAGGTGTTAAAACTGGGTGGACTTATGTAGTATCAGTTGATGGAACCTTTTTAGGAGAATCAGTTGAAGCAGGTGATATGATTATCGCTAAGATAGATAATCCTGGAACTACAAGAGCAAACTGGCAAATAGTAAATAAAAACATTCCAGCTATAGTGGCTGCTTCTACAACTGTAGCAGGTATTATAATGATTGCTACTACAGCAGAAGCTTTAGCAGGAGTAGATAATACAAAAGCAATTACTCCTTTAACATTGGCAGCAGTGTTGGATTCAAGAGTTGGAGGATATGCAGCTAATATAGGAGATGGTTCTACCTTATCTTATACAGTAACTCACGGACTTAATACCCAAGATGTTTCTATAACTCTTTTTAGAGTTTCAGATAGGGCTGTAGTCTATGCACAAACAGCAGCTCCTTCAGCAACTACTGTTACAGTAGCTTTCAATGTAGCCCCAGCTTCTGGAGCATACAGAGTAGTAATTAAAAAATAACAACTAAATAATGGCAGAACAGTATTTTAATTCTGATATATATGCAGATGGTAAAATAAAGTTAACTACAGTACCTAATGCAACAGGTACTGTAGTTACTTATAATGCTACCACAAAAGAATTATCTACTAGAACAAATGCTCAATTTATATCAGACCTAGGTTTAAATTCAGACCTTACAGCTTATGTAAAGAAAACTGGAGATACTATGTCAGGGTCTCTACACCTTATTAATGTTGCTGGAGTTATAAAGAGGGATTTATCTACCATCACTGCTGCTAGTGGATTTGCCAGAGATTTATATCAACTGATAGGAACTAATGGAATCATTGATACTATGGGTTGGTATGGTTCAGTAGATGCAACAGGAAATGTAACAATGGGTTATGGTTTCATGGGGGGAACTAGTTATAGTGTAAAAAATGCTTTTAGATGGACCCCTGACCAAAGAGTATTAATTGGGGGCACAGGACTTCCTTCTGGAACATATGCTTTAGATATAGTTGGAGATACATTAACAAGAGGAAGTTATAATGCTCAAGGTGCTTTTAATTCTGCTTCAGGAGAACTTTTAGTTCAAAGGTTTGGAATTAATAGGATTAGAACAAATACAACTTCAATAATTCTTTCAGGAGATTCAACAAACGGAATTGTTTATCTAAGACCTCAAGGTGATTCAGTATCAACAAGTGAGGTTCAATTTAGAGCAAATTTATCTGCTATTTTTCAAGATAATTATAATTTACATTTTGGTAATCAAACAACAACAGGTTCTTCTTTATTTCATACAAATAAAACTGATTTAATTGCAGGGTATGGTATGTGGATGAATCACAATTTACAGTTTGATGGAACAAATTTTATTCAACCAAGAGGTAGTATAGGTTCCTATGGATTTACTGCAAATTATCATAAAGGATTTTCTTTTAATTATGCTTCTGCTACGGGGACAAATGGAAGTGTTGTAGCTTTATCTGAAGTTGTTAAAATTAACAACACAGGAACTATTACAACATTGAATCATGGAGATTCTTCTCAATGGATTTCAGGGTTTAATAATGGATTTTTATACAGAGGTGTTTTAGGTAATACTGATTTAAATACTATTATTACAACAGGTTGGTATGTACAAACAGGAAATGCCAATGCAACTGTAGTAAATAATTATCCAGCTCCAGCAGGTTTAGCAGGACAGTTAAGAGTTTATGCAACTGCAACCCATTTGGTTCAAGAATATACAACTTATGCTAACAATAATGATGTTTACAGAAGATATTATTTTAATGGAACATGGTATGCTTGGGCTAAGGATTGGGATTCAAATGACTTTACTCAAACAAATATAAATTCTTGGAATAATATTGCAGCAAATGGAGCAACTCAACAATGGGTAGACCAATATTATGTTAATAAATCTACTCAAAATGTTATAGCAAATGACCAGTGGTTTATAACAAGTGACTATTCTTCTGGTATGGAAGATAAAATAACTTTTAGAAACGGCTATCTTTCACTAGAATGGGACCAATCTAGAATGGTATTTAGTGATGAAGGGTTTGTAGATTTGATTAAGTATGGTATTAGACAAGATGACCCTCTTTATTCAAATTTATTTTTTGGTAATACCCAGTTTAGGAATGTATTTTTTGAAAATGCTCAAGGAATATCTCCTTTCTCAGTTACTTCTTCAACACTTGTAACAAATCTTAATGCTGATTTGCTTGATGGTAGACATGCTTCGGATTTTGTTTTAACTTCTCAAATTGGGAATTATGTTCCCACTTCTAGGACAATTACAATAAATGGTGTAACTCAAGATTTAACAGCTAATAGAACTTGGAATACACCAGACACTGTTACTAGACTAAGAGGAACAGCTTCAGGAACATATGTTTCGGGGGATGTAACTTTAGCAGCAGGAGCTAACATAACTATCTCACAATCAGGACAAACTATAACAATTGCTTCTTCAGGAGGGACTTATACAGCAGGAAATGGATTAACTCTTACTGGAACACAATTTAGTCTTCCTGTAGTAGCTTCAGGGACAGGAAACGGAGTAGCTAATGTAACACAAACCGCTACTGGTATTCAAGTTACAATGGGTAACTATATGACTACTTCTCATGCAGCCAATGCTATTACAACAACTAATATAAATAATTGGAACACTGCATTTGGCTGGGGTAATCATGCAACAGCAGGGTATGCTCTAGCTGATGGTACAAATGCTACAGATACTTGGAGTAGTGCTTCTAGAGGATTGGTCTACAATCCCTTTATAGCAGGAAAAACTTTTAATGCATCTGGAGCAACTTATTTACAAGATGCTACCTATGGTAGTGTATCGGGAGTATTAAACAGTTCAGGAATAGCACAAGGAAACCCTAGTGATACTTGGTATCATAGAATTAAAATGCTTCACGATAATTCAGCAGGATATTATACTGAAATTGCAGTACAAATGACTGGTGGAAATGGAATGCATTATAAAAGATATGAAGGGGGAGTAGACCAAGGTTGGATAAAGGTTTGGGATAATAGTAATTTTAATCCAGATAATTATGTTACATTAACAGGTAACCCTCAAACAATAACTTCTCCAAAAACATTTAACACTAATGTTACTATTAATGGGAACTTACAAGCAAATGGTTTACTAGGAAATGGTAGTCAAAGTAACAGTGAAGTTTGGACTACTGATGGAGGTTATATCAATATAGGTGAAATTAGTAGACTTGATGCACAATGGAGATTTCAGATTGATGGATTGACTAAGATTTTAGATATAAAGCCTACTCATGATTTAGGAGTTGTTATTTATGAAGGAGGTGGTATAGAAAATACTACATTACTTCTTCCAAGAATAACAAGACAAGGACAAGAAGTTCAAATAATAAATAAGGCAGATGCGGTAGTTTTAATAGGTAAAGTAAGTGGCTCAACATTAATGCCTTTAAATCCAGGAGATACATTTAGGTATGTATTTGAAATATACAGCAATGTGGGGGATTTCTCTGAGGATATTGTAGACCTTGGGGCTTGGATACATATTGCAACAGAAAAATATACAGAATTATAATGTCAGATATAATAATAAACGTAGCAGAATTTCAGTGTGAGTCTCCTATAATGGGTGCTACATATAGAGATTTGGGCTCTGGGGGAGCATATATATTTAACTGGACTTCACAATGGGACAATTATATTGCTCTAGGACTGAATGCTCAAGTAAGATTATTTTACTCAGGAGATGGAAATCCTGAAGTGGAATATACTAATCAAACTATGCCAGGTAACGCTAATCAGTTAGTAATAAGTGATTTACCTGGATACGATACAACAAGTTTCAAAGTTGTATTTAATGTAGATGGGGGAGATACCTGCTCATTTACTTTTGATATACCATATTCATCAATCATAATAATATAAAATAAAAAATGGCATCAAATATCGTTATTAACGTAGCAGCTAAGGAGTTTATTAATTTCGCTCCAACTTCAGCAGCTTTAATAAGAGAACAGAACAATTCAGTTCCTACTACTCTTAGCTATTCAAATGGAATAGGACAAACTATGACAACAGGTCAAGTTTTATATTCTGTGGGTACATCAGGTACTCCAGGATTTCTAGAAGTAGTAGTTCAAACTGGAGTTACTTTAAATGGTTCTGGAACAGTTAACTTAGTAGTTAATTCTCTTCCAACAGCAACTCAAGCCAACCAAACTATTAACTTTGATTTTGACCAATCAAATATTGCAATTAGCTTAACATATAATTCTAAACCAGTTACTTCAGATGTTAATATTAACTTAACAAACAGAGGAACACATGGATTTACAACGGCTGAATTCGTAGCAGCATATACAGATTTTGATTCTGATGCTATGGCAGAAATAATGGCTACTGGAAATGTAGATGGTTATGAATATGATATTAATGGGACAAATACTTGGGTACCTTATACAGCAGGAACTTGGATTCCAGTAAGTAATATCACAAGGTTAAGATATGTAGCAGTTGACCAAAATGCAGCATATAGTAAATCTAACCCTTGGTTTGCAAAAGATAGTCAAGGAAACATTTCACAATAAAAATTTACATAAATGGGAATGATAAACATAAATGTAGAGGAGCTTTTTGTTAGTCCAATGAGTTATAATGGATTTAATGTTGGGCAATCAACTATATGTGGGAATGCAGATTCTCAAAGAAATGTAAGGTTTAATGATTTATTAGGAGACTGGGTAGTTGGAAAAGATTTTTTCCATGCCCAGGGTCTTCCTGCTCAAACTTTAAGAATACTTAATTTTACTGATAATAACTTTTTTATAGAAAATTCAACAGGTAATCAAACTCCTGCCCCAGGGTTCTTTCCAAGAAGGTTAAAAAATATCACAACAAATACTGTAATAAATACATTTCCCACCGATATACCAATAGCTAATCTTAATCAATTAGGTGTAGAAACTACAGGTCCTGAATTGATTTGTCCTTCAGATATGGTTAATAATACAGGAAGAAGAATTAGAGAGTTGACATATAGAATACTTGATAGTAATGGTGTTTTAGGACCTATACAAGTAGCTCAATTCATAAATACACCACAATAATAATTTATAATGGGAGATATAATAATAAATGTAGAAGCATTAATTTGTGAAGCACCAATTTTTACTCATACAGAATGGACAGGCATTAGGTATGAATTTAGTATAGATTGGACTTCAAATGGGGATGATTATTTTTTAATTGACCCCACAACTAATTTAGAACTTAGTATGGAAATTGTAGAAGTTTCTAATAATGTAACTGTATATACAGGGGTTGTAGATTCTTCTGTACCTTTTAATGCTACTGGGTATATATTTAATGTATTAGATTATTATCAAGGATTTTCGAGCAAATACAAGTTAATTTTAACATTAAGTTTAACATCTCAGGCAGCCTGTAATATATCCAATTCATACACACTACCTATTGATTACCCATAATCAAATATTAATTAAAATAAAATATGGCAACAATATATAGCTTAGATTATAAAGTTAGAATGCTAGAAAATAGAGTACACAAGTTGTATTGCTATATTCAAAATAATCCAGGTGGAGGAGAACCAATATTTTTGGCTTCACCTGCATATACTATTTCTCAATCTGATATAGATTTCTGGAATCAAGGCGGTGGAGGACAACAATCATTACAAACTGTAACTGATGTAGGAAATTATACAACTAATCCTATTGAGTCAAATCAAGGTATTCTTGGGTCTGTACTTGGAGTTAAAAATAATAGTTTTATAGGGGTTATTGATGGAGGTTCATTGACTCAATCCGAAAACTACCAATTACCTCCAAAGTCAGGAACTTTTGCATTATTGGATGATATTCTTCCTGAATCAGATACTTTAAATACAGTTGTTCAAAGAGGAAGTTATTCTAGCAAACCAATATCTTTTTTACCAAGTACAACAACACCTGCTACAGGGAGTCCTATTGGAGCAATAGGTATTCATGAAGCAACTTATTCTTACTATTGGGGAGACTTTAGTCAAGCAGCAACTGGATTATATAATGTTTCTATTTCATATGGTGCTTTACAGAAACTTACATCAGGAGATTATAATATTGGTATTGGAGTTTTTGCAGGTAAAGAAACTACTACAGGTAAAGGAAATACTTTTATTGGAGGATTAACAGGACAGAAAAATACGACAGGTAATTTCAATGCTATGTTTGGAAGACAGGCAGGTAATGAAAATACTACAGGGTATAAGAATACATATTTTGGTACATACGCAGGGTATAATAATATTACTTCTAATCTAAATGTTCTTATTGGTTACAAAGCAGGAAATCAAACTGCAATGGGAGACAGAAACTTATTCTTAGGTTCCTTTGCAGGACAGGGAGTTACAGGAACAAATAATTTACTTCTAGGAATTGGAGCAGGTAATAATGATGGAGCTATTAATAATAGACTAATCATTCATAATAATACTACTCTTACTGGATATGGAGCTAATGATACACAAGAAGGAATTCTAGGAACACCAACACAAGGTAATTTAGCAAATGCACTTATTACAGGAGCCTTTGACCAAAGATGGGTTAAGTTAAATGGATATTTAGTTGTTGGGGCTTCTTATATGCCTAATGCACAAGGAGATGCTACATATACAAAGAGTATTGTAGCTAAACCAGATGGTACATTTGGATGGATAGATAGGGCTGATGTAGTTAGTTCAGGAATCACTACTTTAAATACAACTGGATTTCCAGCAATATTCGCCTATAGAAATACTCTTGATATGAAGAATTCTTTTATTCATATTTATTTAGATTTGAATTTAGGAGACCAAGCTGTAGAGAATTGGAGTATTATTGGAACTATACCTACACAATTCAGACCTGCACAAAATACTTTAATAACAGGAATGCTTACATATACTTTAAATGGAACTCAAACTAAAAAAATTACTATGTATATGATAGAACCTACAACAGGGAATATAAGTATGATGGAACCTATCCCTGGAGGAACAACAGGAGTTAGCTTGACAATTTCAACTCAATATGTTAAAATGAACTAATAATACCCATGATAGCAATAAAATCAAACAGAGAACTTTATTTTCCAAGTGGAAAAGGGTTCATAACAATGAGTATTGATATGATTATCAATAGACCTGATGTAGGAGTATATGAAATGAGAATCATAGATACCTGTGAGAAAGAAACTGTTGTAAACGAAGAAACTATAACACAGTTTGTTGGTTATATAACTAGGTTTAAAACCATGACATATGCAGAGCTTGATGCTTTGGTACAGCTTTTAGAAGTTGATATGACAATTGGTAGTTTAAGAGAAAATATTAATGAACTTTTTAGACAAGGTTTATTAATTGTAACTCAAAAAGAATGTATGGATGGAATCTATGGAGAACCAGGACTAGGGCAATATGCAAGTCAGGCTCAAGATTGGGAAATTTACAGACCAACAGAAGAAGAGAGACCTCCACAAATTTTAGACAGAAAATAAAAGAAATGCAAAAATATATAGATATTGCAAATGAAAATCAAACAGAATTTAAATTCTTTTTGACAAAAGTATTTCCTATTACAATGAAATGGGAAGGAGGAGGTAAACTGCACAATGTTGCAGGGGATTCAGGAGGATGGACTATTTATGGTATTGCTTGGAATTATAACAAGGAATATTTTGAGTCTTTTGAAGATTTTAAGAATATCTCTGAAGAACATGCTGCCATGTTTGCTTTTGCTAACTACTATCTGAAACTATCTCCAGAAAATCTAAAATCTAATGTTAAACTTCTTGCTTTCGATATTGCTTATAATATGGGTGTAGGTAAAGCAATTCAGTATATACAAGAATGTGCTGGAGTTACAGCAGATGGAAAGATTGGTCCAAATACAAGGGCTAAAATGGGAAATGTAACAATAGATTGTTTACAGACAAAAAGAGTAGCTTATTATAATGCTCTTAATAAGCAAACAAAGTTCAAAAAATTCTATAAAGGATGGATGAACAGAGCAGAAGATGTATATAAAACATCAAAGAAAAATTAATAAATTTTAACACACTTATACAACATTATGACACTTACTTTTCTTATTGTGTTTTTCGGATTAATCTTAGTTGCATTAATTGGACTTTTAACACATAGAATACATCAAGTTACGAAAAAATTTGATAAATTATATAACTATTTCATCAGGTCAGAAAATGATTTGGATAACAAAATCAGCTTTAGTTCTTTCATGAAAGGGTTGCCTCCAACAAATGGTGAGTGTCCAACTAAAGAAGAACTAGATAGCCTAGACTAAAATGGAATCTTGGAAAAAGTTATTTAATAACAAATATGTTTTAACTTTTATCAAATATTATAATCTAATATTTTTGATAGTCTATACGATTGGATGTTATATATTTTTATTCAAATTTGAGTTTTACAAAACTATATTTCAGATATTAGTTGCTCTATTTGGATTTAATTTATCCAGTCAAGTTTTTGTAGGATATTTGATGTCCAGGTTAAACTTTTGTGAGTGGCAGAACTTGGCTTTTCTATTTAATCTAATTATAAATGTTCTAGCCCTTATATTAAAAGTACTTGGAGTATTCTTTGTAATCAAATATGATTTGATAGCCATGACTGTCCTGTGTAGTATTTTTGTCACTTACTTTATTTTTTATTTCATTTCAAAACACCTAAAAATAAACACTCACACAACAAATTTAAAATGAAGCTAAATTTTATTGACAGAATAATAAAGTTTTTCAATTGGTTCGTTGATTTTTTGGCAAAGCCCTTAGGTATAGCTATTTGGTCGATTGTACTGATTTTATCAGGAGTTTATTATGGTAATTATCAAAGAGAAATTGGAACTACTGCAAACAAAGAAAAAATGCATGCAGATGAAAATAGAATAATATTACTAGAAAAAAAGATTGATACTTTATCAAACAGACTTATGAACAAAGATTGTACCGATGAAGTTCAGAAATACATAAACCTAATACAAACCTTACAAATTCAGACAAGTCAAAACAAAGAAGAAGTCAAAAAGAGACTTGAATTGGAAAAGAAAAAAACCGAAGAATTAGAATCTTTAAATAAATCGTTATATGATAAATCACATTAAAATCTTATGTTTACTAATAGTATCAAGTTTGATACTTGCACAACCTACTTCGACAGACAGTACTAAAGTTGTGAACACAGATATTCCTCCTACAGTTAAACCTGTAGTAGAGCAAATAGTAACAGACTCAAAGGAAACTGAGAAAGGGACACTCCAAATTACTCAGGAGATGAAAAAACAAATTTCATTAATGAAACAGATAAAATCTAGAGTTAATGAATTAAAAAAATCTTCATCAAATAAGAAGGTGTTTAAGGTAGATACAACTAAAGATAAAAATATCATTTCTGATAAAACAGCTTTAAAGTCAAAAGATACTATAATCCAAGTCAAGGGTCAAATTATTCAGTTTGAACCTAAAAATAGAACTTGGGTAGGAAGACTCCTTCATAAGAGTGATTCTATATATTATCCTTTTATATACGATGAAGAAGGTAATAAAATATATTTAAAAATAACTAATTAACAATAATACTTTTAAAAATTTATCTTTTTGTGGTTTTAGGTAAGTTTTAGCCCCTTAGTGAAAATTAAGGGGTTTTTTATTTGCGTATGTCAAAATTTTTTCGTATATTTGCAAAAAAGTTTAATATAAATATGGTTGGGTATAAATTAACAGATGATGACTACTTGTTATTAAAAGACCTTATGCAAAAGCATAAAGACAATATAACAAAGGCATCACAAGAACTTTGTCAGAGGTTAAATTTACATTATACTGACACAAGTAGAAAAAAAGTTTCTATGATTTTACATAGAAGAGGTTACTTTCCAGAAGTAGAAAGTCCAGAAGAAAAAGAACCTTCTGTGCTTGATAAAGATTATAGTATAGCTAAAGGTAGAACTTTAGTTAACTCAAAATATTATATCATTACTTGGGAACAAAATGAAACTCCTCTTCACAATAAATTGTGGAAGAATATTTTGGCATATAAAGAATTCTTAAATGCTGAACTAAGCGTGATACTAGGAAGATATAAAAATCCAACTTCGGTATTTACTGATGTGAAGCACGAAAGCTGGAATCCTGCGACTAAGAAATATTGGGATACTAATAGACATGATATTCATAAATATTTAACTATTCTAGGGGATGTCAAAATTCAACCAACTGCTGCTACCCCTTTAGAAGGTTTAGAATCCATATCAGGGGAGACTACAACTATCGTAGGGCACCCAAAAATGCATTTAAAACCTGTTTCTGTATTGGAGGGTCATCCAAAAAAGATATTGCTTACAACAGGAGCTATTACACTCCCAAATTATACAGATTCAAAAGCTGGTAAGAGAGGAGAGTTTCACCATACATTAGGTTTCACTATTGTTGAAATCAAGAATGAGGAAATCTTTTTTATTAGACAGGTAGAAGCTGATGAGAATGGAAATTTTATTGATTTGTATCATGAGGTTAAAAATGGCAAGATAACTTCTTTGGATAAGGCTGATGTTATTGTGTGGGGAGATACTCACGTTAACTCCATGAATAAAGAAATCTTAAAACCAACAGAGAAACTTATTAAAGATTTAAAAATTAAGGTAGAAGTTCATCATGATTTAAGTGATGGGGTTTCTGTTAATAATCATATTATTAATAATCCTATTGAACAACATAAGAGATGGCAAAAGGAACAGGAAAGTGTTCAGGTTGAATTAGTTAGAACTGTAAACTTTTTAAAGAGAAGACCAGATACATTTAAAGTTATTGTCCAATCTAATCATAACGACAGGTTTGATAGATGGATTATTAACCAAGATTGGAAAAAAGATATTCCAAATGCAATTCCTTATATGAAATATGCTTTAGCAACTCTAGAAGGAAAAGCTGATAAAGGAATTTTAGCATATTATTTAGAAAGTGAGTTTGATAAATCACAACTAGTTTGTTTAGATTATGATGACTCATATATTTATAATGGCTTTGAATTAGCACATCATGGACATATAGGAGCGAATGGTTCTAGGGGTTCAATAGAACAATTTAGAAAGATGTCTACTAAAATGATAGTAGGGCATTACCATAAGCCTATGAGGTTAGATAAAGTTATGGCTGTTGGTACCTCAACTCATCTTAGAGAAGGTTACAACAAAGGAGCCTCTGACTGGATGAACTCTCACATTATAGTTCATAAGAATGGAACCGCCCAACATATTATATTTATAAAAGGAGAATTTACTACTTTCAAGAGAGAACCATAAAGGTTCTCTTTTTTTGTTTTGATTAAATTTTATGTTTTTTGTAAAATCAAAATTTTTTCTTATATTTGCAATTCATAAAAAAATATTTTACTGTGACTAATGGAGAGTTTGTATCAAGGGTTGTGAATGGTTTAAGAGCATTAAATAAGGACGACCATATTAGTAGAAGATACATTTTAAGAATAGGACAAAACAAATCCAAATTTTATATTTCACAAAAACTACTTGATAAATCTCTTTTCAAGGAAGATAACTTATTTAGATATTTGAACTGCTTTAGACTTACAGATGAAGATAGAATCAAATGTGGAATCTATGAGTTTGCTAGATGTGAGTCTTTAATGAAATCAACTAAGAAAATCCCAGGTCTTGTTTATAGTAGATATGGTGCATCTATTATATCTATTACATCTATAGATGGACTAACTAGATTTGTTCCAACTACTCTATCAAATTATGCTTTATTTAGAGATAGACAAAATGCAGATAAATTTAAAGGTAGAACTAAATTCTTTTATATAAAAGAAGGTTATTTATATCTACCTGATTCTGAGATAGAAATGGTTAATATTGTATATATTCCATTTGAAGAGTCCGCAGTAGATAAGGCATCTGAATGTAGTGATGGGAGTTCTTGTACATCAGTTTGGGATATGCAATTTGTGGTACCAGATAAATTATCAGAACAAGTCATCACTGAAACAATCAATGAGGTATTCACTTCAAGAAAAGTTGTAGTAGATGAGAATCCTAATCTAGACACAAATATTAAAAGTTCAACAACCAGATAATGAAATTTTTAACTGAAGACAATAGACAACTGCACAACTATGATAGAAAGAAGTCTTGGTTAAAATATAAAGAAAAAACAAAACATAGACCAAAATATCATAGAGTTAGAAATGAAGACCAATTCAGGAAAATTATTGATACAGTTCTTCAGGTTGTAAGAGAGAAGTGGGTTAATTGTACAGGAGGATTATACATGAAAAATTTAGGTTATTTTGCTGTATATAGAACTCCTCATAGAAGTGTATCTCATAGAAATATGTTTTCTTATGTAGATAGATTAAATACGGATGGTTATATGTATATTCCTACTCATTTTACAACCTTAAAGAATTCAGACTATTTTTATGGATTCGACTTAAACGAAACTTTTCCTTCCAGAATGACAAAGGAGCTATATGCTAATTTAAAAAATGGTAGGAGGTATACACTTAATTACTTTTTAATTAAGGAATATTTAAAAAACAGAAAATACTTATAATGACATTTAACGAGTTTCTATCAGATTTAAAGGTAGAATTTAGACAATATTTTGATGCAAATCTTATAGATGATTTATTAGTCTATAAGTGGGTTAACCAGGCTTTAAAGAAGTTTGGAGCTACTGTAATGGTATATCAAGATAAAATGATTTCTGTGGAAAATAATAAGGCTAAATTACCTGAAAATTTCTTCCAATTAAAAGCAGCTATTTTGTGTGAGCCAGACTTTATTGAGTGTAGAAAAGAAGATGAAAAAATACTTCTTAATTCTTTCTTTTGGACTGATGTAACTAGAAAACAAAAATCTTGGGATATTTGTACAGAAGATTGCTGTGAGAATGCAGTAGAAGAATTTACCATAAGAGAAAAGACATATATGAACGAGTGTGCTATCACAAAAGTTTATAAAAGTCCAATGGAACTAAAGTTAGGTAAATCATTTAATAAAACATATTGTGCTCCAGATTGCTTAAATAAGTTTGCATCAGGAGCTAGAAATGAAATTAATATCGTTGGTACCACTTTACATACCAATTTTAAAGAAGGAGAAATTTATCTAAAGTATAAAGGATTTGAGGTAGATGAAGAAGGGCTTACAATCATTCCTGAAACTCCAAAAGGGGAAGTATCATCTTATGTGATGATATTTGTAAAAAGAAATATTTTAGAATATATTTTAGCCAATGGAGAAGATACAAACATTATTACTTTATTCCAATATTATAATCAACAAGCACAAACACAATTAGCTTTAGCACTAACAGATGCTAAATTTAGTAACTTGACTCCTAAGTCACTTTACAAACTAAAATTAAGACCATACTTGGAGAGACAAGTATTTGAAAATAGAATTCACTAAATATGCAAAATAATCAAAATAATATCTATATCCCAACAGTAGGAATGGATAGAGATACCCACCCTGTAAGATTGAGGGATGGGTCTTATACTTTTGCAAAGAATATATCAGTAGAGGATTCTTCTGGGAATGGTATTCCTGTTGTTCAGAACGAGCCTTCTAATATTTTATGTAAAGAAATTAAAAATGGTAAAAACGTTATTGGATTTAAATACGAGCCATCTTTAAGAAAAACTTTTTTATTTACAATTGATACCTCTACTGAAGTTTCAGAAGTAGGGTATATCAGTCATGATAATTATACATATAATTCAGAAGGACAAGTAGAGTATTGTAACTGTGAGCCTAGTATAGAGTTAGGAACTCCTTTAGAAGATATTATAACTTATACAGAAAATTGTCAGTATACACTTTTAATTTCAGATTTTTGTACAGAAGCAAAGAAATGTTTAAATTTTTCAATTGACCACCCTATTAGAAATGCTAATATTGTTTTTAAAAATGAACAGTGTGGTAAAAGATTATATTGGACAGATGGATTTAATCCACCAAGATATATTCATTTTGAAGAATTAGAAGAAGGTTATGAAGGAGATAAATGGAAAACAAATAAGTATTATCATAAAGGAGCTTTAGTTTGTAAGCAAGAAATTGACTTAGTTCAAACTTGCTTAAATTGTGATGCACTTAAAATATTTCCAGATTTCTCAATACCTTGTATTGATATTACAACTGTTGTAGCTGGTGGAAATTTAGAAGAAGGAACTTATGAATTCTTTATTGCTTTTAGTGATGAAGAAGGTAATGAGATTTCTAATTACTATTCACACACTTTCCCAACTCCAATTTTTAACTTTGAAGATGTTGTAGTTGATTCATGGGATGCAGCAAGACAAACAACTTATGGAATTAACCTTGAGATGTCTTATCTTGATACAGGATTTAATTATTATAAATTAGCTGTTGTTTTCAAGAGTGCTCTTGGGCAATCAGAAAGATATTATGATTTAGGAACATTTCCTATTTCACAAACCTCTGTGACTATTTCGACTTTAGGGAATGCTAAAGATACTACCTTAAATAATATTATTACTAAAAAGCAAGAGGTTGCTGTAGTTGATAAAATGTCTGAGGCAAATGGTTATTTATTTATGGGAGGATTAACAGCTAAACCAGCGATTAATCTTCAACCTATTGTTGCTTTGATGGGACCATTTTTTAGATGGCATACTCTTATAGCAAATGAAAAGCTTTATAGAGATTCAGCATTTGCTCAAAAATTTAGAGGGTATATGAGAGATGAGACTTATCCTCTTTCTTTAACTTTTGGATTTGCAGATGGTACAGAATCAAATGATGAAATATTAATTAACAGAGGTCCATATACTGCTACTGATTACCAAGTTTTGGGAGAAACCCTTCCTGGAGACTTAACGGTTGTAGTTGATAATTCTGGAGATGTACCTGTGCCAATTGGTAATGATAAAAACGTATCAGCAATGCTTAATAGTAATTTAGCTTGTTTCGATACCAATAGAATTTATAGATGGCAGTATTATAACACTGCTTTAAATAAAGGTATGTCCCTATCTTCTTTAGTGGACACAGATATTGATTTATCTAATACTACAGGATTAATAAAAAGAGTAATTCACTCAACTTGTTCCTCTGTAGATTTAAATGGATTAAATATTATACCTGATACTAGTATTAGGATTGATGGGGATTATCAGTTTTTCACAGGAACAGATGCAGATTATATTAATGTACATTTTAATGATTTTACAAACCCATCATATCCATTTTACTCATCTTATCTACATGAGTTTTTAAAATTAAGTAGATATAATAATCTTGGGTGTTTTCAAACATTAAGTGGGTCAAGTACAAATTGTAATAATTTTATTCTTGATTCAGAGAGTGTAGAAATGTCTCAGGCAGATTTTATTAATATAGTACCAACTATGTTACCATTTTCTAACTATACATATATGCCATTGGATTATGTAGAGACTCAATTTACTAATGGAAACAGAGTAGTGGATTCTACTTTAAGTACTTCATTAGGATTAAAAGGGTATCCACAGATTCAATTAAGGGTAGATAGTCAGCAAGGGTATGCTTGTGCTTCAGCAATCCCTTCATATGTATTAAATAATATAGTGGTTGCTGATACAGATGGTTTTATATTTAAAAATCTAGGAAAAAACTCAGATAGTTTTACTCCTGAATTAATTTTTGAAGAGTATTTAACAACAACTATTCCTGATACCTTTGATTATCATTTAAGACCGATGTATGTTAGTGGTAGTGGGGTTAAAATTCAAGAAGTAGGGTTTACAAAATTTAAATCTTCTAATGAAGTTTGGAAATTTTTAACTTTAAAACAACAGTTTACACCTAATGTGGCAAAAAATGCTCAATGGTTTAAGTTAAATTCATTAGATTCATATCCTTATTTACAAATAAACTTTAAATCTTTGAATGCTATTCCAATTAGTGATTCAGATTTAAATGCTTTTTATGTAGTAACAGGAGAAACAGATGTTACTTTAAACAGATTAGGTAAAGTTAGAATGTCAATTTTTGATGAATGTGTAACAACAGGGAGCAAAACTGCAATATATACTCAATTTTTTTACTTAACAGATAATCCTTTAATAGATATTAAATCAATTATTGCAGGATTAGGACTAATTACAAACAAGTCTTATATAGTTGCTTTTGATTGTCCAGTACAAAGGGTAAGAAAACAAATTATAGAGTTTACTAGAAGGTATCATACAGACTCAGGTATCCAAGAAAATACTATCCCTCAAGGAACATATTTACATATGGAGAAAATGGGTTCAGGACAAGGTACCTATTATAGAGCTAGAAACTTTGGTTCAAACGACCAAGTGGCTTCAACGTGTATAGACCCTATAGCTCAGATGAATCCTATTGCATGGTCTAGTATAGGTAACTATACAGAATTAGGGTCTTGTTCAGGACCTTTAGAATCTATATTTGTACCACCTCCAGCACCTACGGAAGATGGGTATATTTGGACAACTACAACTCTTGAGAATTCATTTATGGTAACTCAGAGAGGAGAAGAGGTGGATTATTATGATTTAACTTTATCGAATGGTTTAGTAGCTAAATTACAAGAATTTCAAAAAGATTGTTACTACAAGGATATTACAGGGCAGGTTTGTGATTATGAAAACTATGAGAATGGTATTTTTGCTTACACAGAGTCAACAGAAATTTATCCTGATAATGCTAATTTATTTGATGCATCTAAACTAGATGTTAAAATTACAGAACAATTGGTTAATGCTTCTATAGCTGAGGCTTTAGGAAGTGGAACAAATGATTTTGATATATTTGATGGGGTAGGATTTAAAGACCTATTTAGGTTAAATTTCGGTTCTAATTCTAAGTTCGTGGAAGATACTAAAATTGACTTCACTTGTAAACCAATCAGACACTTTAAATTTCCTGATAATGCAATAAGTCCTTTCATGTATCCAAATGAGATGCTTGATTTTAATGAAACCTTTATTCACCCTCTTGGGGTGAGTATTGACACTGATGTAGTGAATGTATTCTTAAATCTTGCTGTAAAAACTGGACAAATTACTCAGGAGCAAAGAGATTCAATTGTTTATTTTAAAGTAAATAGAGGATATAGGGGAGTTAATAGAACTGTACTTACAAAAGGATTTTTATCAGATATGGTAAAATATTCTGATTCAGATGGTACAGATAATTATTACTCAAACTTCCCATTTAACTCTTTGAATAATAAAGAGTTAATTTACGGAAGTGGGTCATCTCCTATCTCTCATCAGAATGGTAAAAAAGGTAATAGTAGATTCTCATTTATTTCACCAGAAATTATGAGTAACATTACTGTTAATCCAACGGAATTCAAACTTGATGGTTATGTATATGGTGGGGGGTTTAGACAGGCTGATGAAGTTAAAGACCATGCTAAAATGGTTGTGTTATCTCAAAGTGCTAAAGACTTAGCTGTTAAGTTAGGTAAGGCAGAAGCATCATTTGAGTTAGCTATGAATGTGGCAAATGGACTTCTTAATAGTGTTGAAGCTTTTGATATGTTCTATGGATGGACAGGAGTTGGAATCAATATTGGAGGTATGATTAACTTCACTTTAGGTATGGCTACAATGATTGCTTTTGAATCTTCTGAATTTAACAGAAAACTTTATAGTTATGCTTATAAATGGATGGAAGCTTTTAAGAATGCAGGAAAGGGTGCTAACTTTGCTCATTATTTAGCTGGAGCTGGATTCTATAATAACTTTACTCCTATGGATAGATTATCTCAGGAGCAATTGAGAAGTTTAAGAATATCAAAAGTTATTGATGATGGAAATTACCCGATTAACCATGACTTTGGAACAATAATTGATATTAATAATATTGATAGAGAGAAATCTATGTATTTATACATGGGTCCAAACTATCAAACAAATGGATTTACTTATCCTGACCAATACATTAATATTGACAACTCTAATAAAGAGCCATCTCAAGATGTAATTAGAAAAAATGAGTCTATAGATGTAGCTAATTTATATGGGGGGTTAAAAATTTATAATCCTGCTCAATATGGAAGAATACAAAATATTACTTGGGTTAACACTCCAGGATGTTTTTATTTAAAAAATAGAGTAAATAATATATTTTTTGGAGGAGATATTTATATATCAAGATTTTCGTATAAAAAGAAATATAATTTCTATTTAGCAACTCAGTTAAATCAGGAAGATTTTGAACCTATTAAATATTCTAGATTAGATAATATAGGAAAAAATAAATATTTTATTGATTATGATTCTGAAGTAGCTGATATAGGAAGTTATGGATTACCATTTGCTGATTCAGCCTATAGGTTACAATTTAAACAAGAACATGGTAAGTACGTTGATTATGGTAGATTCTACCACTATGAATATGGATTCCATAATCAGTTAGTAGAGTCTGAGATTAATGGTTGGACAAGAGTAGCTTTAAGACAAGCAAAGGATGATTTTTATCCAAATTTTGCAGACTATATGAAATTCACACAAGAAAATTTTGTGAGTATCAGAGAAAGAGAACTATTTCTTTATAATAGTGTATTTAGCAATGAAGGAGTAAGATATGTAGGAAGATTTTTACCAGATAATTATGACCCTAAATTCTATAATTGTATTAATAATTCTCCTAGTGGAATTATTAGGTCTCAAGTAGATAAATCTGAGAAGAGAAAAGTTGACCCTTGGTTAGTTTATAAAGCATTAGATTTTGATAACTTTAAAGCTTCATATGGTAAATTTATTTCTCTTAAATCTATTGAGTCTCAACAGTTATTAGCTTACTTTGAGCACAAATTAGTTCTATTAAATAGAATTGATGAGATTAGAGAAAGAGTAGCTCCAGAAACCGTAGAACTTGGACAGGGAATTTTTACTACAAGACCAATAGAATTCCATAGCACAGATAATGGCTATGGTGGTACTCAGCATGCTGAAGTAATAAGTACAGAATTTGGACATTTCCATGTAGATGCAAGAAGAGGGCAAGTATTTCAAGTTGACCCTAATGGGGAAAACATGACTGAAATTACTTCAGGATTGAGAAATTGGTTTAAAGAGCATCTGCCATTTAAAATTTTAAGAGGAGATATTGATGGATTATCAGATTTAGACCTTGATAATAACTTTAAAGGAATAGGTATAGCATTAGGATGGGATTCTAGATATAAAAGAATTTTCCTGACTAAATTGGATTACACAGTAAATGTAGCTTATAAAGGAAAATTAGAGTATAAAAATATTGAAGATGGTAATTCACTTATTGAAACTAAAGTAATTGTAGATAAAATAACAGGACAAGAAGTAAAATTTTCTAATAGAGAAGTATTTACTCCTGCTCATTTTACATTAGCTTATAGCCCATTATTTAAAACATGGATTTCTTATTATTCATTTGCTCCAAATTATTATATTTCATATGATAATTATTTTAGAACAGGATTAAATGAGTCAAATAATGGAACAAGTGTTAAAAATGGTATATGGTCTCACCTACTAACAAACAAATCATATGGTGTATTTTATGGTAAAAAGTATCCTTGGTCAGTAGAATTAGTTACTAAGGAACAATTTAACCAAAAGATTATGTCTAGTGTAAATTACTGGCTTGATTCTTTAGTGTATCATAATGATTATGATTATGCTCAGAACACTGATGTAGGACTTGATTCTGCAATTGTATATAACAATACAAATAATTCAGGAAAACTTAATTTAATTAAGAGAAAAGAAAACAGCAGATTCCAGTACACTCAGTATCCAAAGTACAATAATGATGGAAGTTCTGATATTCTTGCATCATTTGATGAAGGAAGCTGGAGATTTAATGAGTTTTACAATAGAACTATTAATGAAAATAATAATGTTCCAATTTGGAATTATGACATTAATGCTATTGATAAAGTTATCAATCCAAAAGCTATTTCATTTAAGAGAACTTGGCTTGATAGATTAAGAGGAGATTATTTCTTAATTAGATTTGAAGGAGGAAGTGATACCAGATACAAGCAAATATTTAAATGGAATTTTAACAACGAACAAATAGTAATATCATAATGCCAAGATTAAAAGATAAAGATGGTACACCAGCATGGAAGTGGAATAGAAAAGCTTCTAGTGTAAATGTTGCTAATTTAAATTCAAATATAATCCAATACTTGGACACCTTACCACAAGGTGTTCAAGATAGGATTTTAGCAACTTCTGGGAATGATTCTGGACATGCAAAAACAAGCAGGCATTATTCTAATAATGCTATTGATTTAAGATTTGACCAAGAGATTTGGAATCACATTGAAAAAGACCCAAATAGATTGAAATATGGATTAACCCTTATTGACCCAAATCATGGTTCAGGGAAGCACATTCATCTTAGTCATGGAGATGGTACAGAGAATAAAAAAGATGTATGGATGAATCCGTTTTCTCCCCAAGCCAAAGATATGATTGGAATGCAAGATAATTCAAACACTGCAAATTATAAACCTACTTTAGTAGGAACTAGTAATACTCAGATTTTTGTAGAAGATAACTCTCAGAGAGATGCTTTATTAAAAGGAATACAAGACCAAATTAGATTAGATTCAGAATTAGACACACAACAAAAACAACTTATTGCTCAAGAGCAAGCAAGACAGCAAGCTTTATTCGAAAAAACTCAAGAGAGAAATAATATCTTAGATGCTATTGGTAGCAATAATTTGAATTTTGAAGGAAGAAATTATAAACCAAATCAGAATTTTGCTGAAGGAGGTGTAGTAGATGGTTTAGATGAGGATATTAATTTTATGATAGAATCAATAAAAGCCGATACTCCTAATTTTGAAACTCCAGAATATTTGTCATTAGTTCAGGAAAATGAAGCTACACAGGGTAGACTAGCCAGAAGTATGGAAGCATATGACTCTGTGTTATCACAGTTTAAATCTCAGCAGCCTACCATTGTAAATAATGAGACCTATGGAGCTGTTCCAGTTCCAGGAGTACCTCAAAGTTCAGTATCAGCTTCACCAGAGAAAGTTTCAGAATTACCCTCAACAAAAGGATTAATTTATTCTGAATTAAAAAATTTAGGTTTAAACGATATTCAAGTTTCAGGTGTAATTGGTTCATTAGGGGGAGAGTCACATGAAAGTATTTCTCATACAGCTAAGAATCCATCTTCAGGTGCATTTGGTATAGCTCAATGGTTAGGACCAAGATATAGAAATTTAGTTAAATTTGCTAATGAGCAAGGACTGGATTATCAGAGTCCAGAGGCTCAAGTGAAGTTTCTTGTAAGTGAATTAAAAGGAAGTGAAAGAGGGGCTTTAAATAGTATTTTAAAAGCAAAATCTATTCCTGAGGCTACAGAAATTTGGACAAGAAAGTTTGAAAGACCTAGTGAAAAGGAAATCAGAGGCTCATTGGGAAAAAGAGTTAGTTTTGCCCAAAATTTTTTAAATAGCATAAGTTAAGAGTTTTCTTTATACTTTTTATTTTTTGTTATTTTTTTCTTAACTTTGTAAAAAATTTAATGTGATAGATATTTCGAAAATATATAAAAAACTAAAGGATAGCGAATTGGAATTCTTCCAAGACGGAGGTCCTTATGACCCATATACTGATGTTCCAGAGGGAGCATTAGAGAGTCAATATTTAGGAGAAGATACTTTATCTATTCCTTTTCCTATCCCATCACAAAGAGACATAGACTATGCCTTAAATTATGATGGAAATTCTGGTTTGACACCAATTGACCAGTCAACTACTCCAGGAGTGATGGTTCCTAATATTGACATTTCCCAAAATAACACAAGTTCAGTATTTAGAAGAGTTGATACATCACCAGAAGAATTAGGAACTTTAGCAGATGAATTAAAAGCTAAGTTAGGAATTTCTGTTCCTACTAATAATTCTATGATTCCATCTTCAGGTACAGGTACTTCAAGTGTGGCTCCTTCTCCATCTTTGGATTCGCAAAATTATGATGCTTTGTCTTTTGGAGAAGCTTTTAGACAGGCTAGAAGTAAAGTAGGTAGTTCAGGAACATTTGAATATAAGGGGAAAAGATATACTACAGCAGCAGCTAGTGATAACAAGCCCTCTACAGGAGCTACAACTCCTAGAGCTTCTACGGGTAGTAGAGGTAGTTCAACAAACGGATTATCAGGAGAACAAATTGACTATAATAATTTAGTAAATATTTTAAGTAATAATCCATCAATAGAGGCACTAAGAAATTATAGTCCTCAAATGTTAAGAACTGCTTTAGGTAATAATGAAGGGTCAGGAGAAGCTCAAACTCTATTAAGACAAGCTTTGGGGTCCCCTTCATCAAGCTCAGGGGCTGAAAAAATACCTCAAGAACTAATTAATAAATTATCTGATATAGGTCTTCCTAAAAAGAGAGCTGCTACACAACAACCAGCCTCAACAAATACTGAAAAAATAACAGAGGGATATGACCCTAAAACAGACACTTTTACAGTAAATGGTAACTCATATACAAGAGCAAGATTAAATGCTGTAAATGCCCAGTTAGAAAAGTCTATAGAAGGGGGTGAATCTAAACATGGATTCGCTAAAATTTATAAGACTCAACAAATAATTAATAGGAATAAAAAATTAATTGATAATGCTCAAAATTTTAAAAATGAGCAAAAAGTAAATGATATGAAATATGATTCTGCTTCTGGGTCTATTATCTTTAATGGTAAAAGATTTAATGTGAATAACAAAAGTGAGCAGGATAAATTAACTTCTATGTTAAGTGACTTACCATTATTTGGTAGAGGTAATTATGGTAGTGCATATGATAAGTACAATAAAATAAAAAACTCGATTAACAAAGTTCAGAAGAAAGAATTAGGAGGAGAAATAGAGGAATTTGCTATAGGGGGACCACTTCCTGTACCTAATTTTCCACAATTTCCTAATTTATCTTCAGTTGTAGACCCAACTACAGGACAGGTTGCTACTACATCACCAATGCAACCAACGCCTCAATTTGCTTTGACTCCAGAAATGGATGCAAGAATTCAAGCTTCAGGACAAAATCAGTTTCAAAGTTTCATTGGTGACAATGGACAAATGAGAATTCAAACTGATGCTGATAAAGGTTTAAATATTTTAACAGCTCAAAGCGATTTAGATAGATATTATATTGACCCTAAGACAAATCAGTTGTCACCAATTACTATTAAACAAGGTCAAAATTATGATGGGGGACTTGATGCACTGTATGATACGACTTTAAAGCAAGGAGGACCAAATGGAAATAGTACTTCTAATCCAGCTTTAAGTATGTTAGGAATGTTACAAAATCAACAATCTTATGATGTTCCTGAAGATTTAAGGATGCTTGGACAATCATTAGCTTTTAATGCTAATAAAAATGCTAAATACACTAATGATATTGATAGGGGTATTGCTACTGGTTTAAATGTTACTAGAGGAGTAGCTGCTGGTCTTGATGCATTAGTTGGAGGAGCTAGAGAACTTTATTCAGGGTATGCAGGGCAACAAAGACAACAAAATGTAGAGGATAATTTCTATAGAAGACAAAGAAGAGCTTTAGAAAATCAGCAAATTAGATATGCTAATGGAGGAGAGGTTGTTCAGCATTTATTGTCTATGTTTGCCGAAGGAGGACAAAATCCAAATGATTTATCTGCTGCTTTTGGGGAGCAAGATAAAAGACCTGATTTATCAGAAGAAGAACTTTTAACAGGAGAATACATTCAACAAGCTCTACCTCAAGCAGGAGTTAGACCTAATGCCGAATTAGAGAATAAAGAATTTGTTCAACATAATGATGGAGAAGTTCAAGAAGTTGTAGGTAGAACTCATAGTCAAGGGGGTGAGAGATTAGCTCTAGACCCAGGAACAACAGTTATTTCAGACAAAGTTAAATTGGGAGCTAAAAATGCTAAAACAATTAACAAAGAATTTGATTTAGGAGTTAAAGCAGGAGATACATATGCTTCAGTAGTTGCTAAATACACTAAGAAAATTGGTTTATCTAAACTTAATGATGAACAAGAAGGATATTTTACTCAATTACAAAAAGTTTCAGAGACTGCTCTGGCTGATAAATATGGTAAAAATAGTGAGACATCTGAATTAAATAATTCATTTTTATCTCAAAAGATAAATGATTTGGAACAACAAAAAGCATTTGTAGAAGATTCTAGGTCTCAATTCACTGAGTTTATTTATAACTTACAGGAAGGTTCCAAACCTAAAAGAGAAGAAGATGCTGAGGTTATGGCAAAAGGTGGAGAAATTTCTCATCATGCATTAGGAGACCAAGTTCCAGGAGGACCAGATGAGCCGATGACTTTAGACCAATTAATTGCTTTGAATAATACTATTGGTACAAACTCAAAAGACCCTAGTATTGGTGGGAACTTATGGGATGCTTTATATTATCAACCAATGAATAAATGGCAACAGAATTTAGGGTTAGACCCAACAAACAGAAGTACCCATTTAGACTATCAAAAAGATGTAGTTAATTTACTTAATCCTCAATTAAAAAAATTAATTGAAAATGGAGAAATGGGATTAACTAATAAACATAGAGCTTTATTAAAAGAAGCAGGTATTAAAGATGCAGGGAGTAAAACTTCCTTCAAACAATTAACAGATGCTGATAAGAAAAAGATTTCTAATATTGATGATTTTGTAACTCAAGGATATGAAGATGGATTAGCAGGACATAGGGGAGTAACGGTATTACCAGGAGATTTAGATGAGGAAGCTTATAATAAATTAACAGGAGCATATGACAAGTTGACAGATGCTGATGGTAGAAAGATTTATGCTAAGTATAACGAAGACGGAACTATTCAAAAGACTAAGGATGGTAAAGTAGTGTTTTACTACCCACAAACAGGTCAAAAAGTTCCTGAAACTAAAACTCCAGCAACTAATACCCCTCAACCATTTGTAGCTCCTAAAAGGACTCCATATCAGGCTCCTTTCTTACCATCTCAAAGACCTGTTGCACCAACACCAGCTTCTCCAGTTCCAGTTTATCAAACTAGACTAGATAGATTAGACCCAGTAAGATTAGGATATGACCAACAAGTATCTGAGATTAACAGACAAGCAAGTGCGGTAGCATCTCAATTTGATGGATTAACAGATTCTCAAAGAGCTTCTGCTTTAACGAATCTTTCAGCCAATACTCAAAAGAATGTAGCTGATGTGGTAAATAATGTAGCTGTTCAAAATGCAATGAATCAATTCCAAGTTCAAGGAGCTAATTTACAACAATCAAATGCAGAAGAACAAGCTAGATTAAATAATGCTAGATACTCTGATGAGTTATGGATGAAAACTGAAGCTAATCAAGAGGCGGATAACAGAGATTATCAGGAAGCACTTCAAAGAATTCAATTAGGTAGGTTTAGATATTTAACAAAAGATAGACAAATCCATGATATGATAGAAAATTTTAAAGTAGGACCTGATGGAGGGCTTGATTTTGACCAAGGTTCTGCTGTTCCATTAACAACTACAGCTACTGGAGATACAGTAATGCAAGATATGTATGGTAGAACTAAAGTAGTGAAAACTACTAAAACAGATAAAAATGGAAATGTAGTTGGTGGAACTACCACTGTTACAAAAAAACCATAACAATTTTTTTCATAGATTTTGATTTGTCAAAATTTTTTCTTATATTTGCAGTCTTATTTATACAAGGCTGCATTTTTATTTTGTAGTTAATAATTATTTTTAGAATATATTTAAATGGCTAATGCATTTTCAGTTTTTAGAGCAAGACAAGGGTGGATAGACCCAACAGACCAGGACTTCACTTTGAAGGCTCTTATGTTTAAACAACAGAAGTATGATGCTAACCAAGCTAAAGTCCAATCAATTATAGATAAATACCAATCTCTTCAAGTAGCAAGGGGTGTAGATAAAGAGTATTTAAATTCAAAACTATCTCAATTAGTTGGGTCAGCAAATGCTTTAGGACCTCAGGATTTATCATCAAACGCAGTAACTTCATCCATCACTAACCATTTAGGTCAAGTTTTGGATGATAATGTTATGACTGCAATTGGAGAAACAGCAAAGATTAGAAATTATCAGAATGAGATGGCTCAAATAAAAGAGAAACATCCTGAATTATATAATCCTTTGAATGAAGCTTACGGTTTAGCACCAGCTCAACAATATTTACAAAGCTCAGATTTAGGAGCTAAAATACAAGGTAATTTATCATACACTCCTTATCAAGATGTTGAAGGGGATGTTAATAAATTCTTAATGGAAATTCAAAAGAATTCCAAAGATGGCGTTACCATGATGCCAAATCCAAATGCTCCAGGGCAAATGATTGAAGTAACTTTAAATGGTAAAAGTGCTAATGAACTTAGACAAATTGCTATGGGTTATATTGGTAATAGATACGATAATCAGTTGAAAATAAATACATGGGGGGGAACAAATGGGTTTAGAGATATTGAATCTAGACTGGAACCCACTCTTACTGGATACACAAATTTGATTAACCAAAAATCTAAAGAACTTGCTGATGCAAAATCTAGGTTGACTGGGAATTTAACAGCAGAAGAAAAATCAGCATTACAAGACCAAGTAAAATCATTAGAGAATGAGGTATTATCAGCTTCTTCTATGAGAGATGGAATTGAAAGAGACCCAGTAAGCTCTTTAGTTTTCTTAGAAAAGGAGAAAATTGCTAATAGGTCAGGGTTGGCTTTAGGTATGCTTCAAACTAGGTCTGTAGAATATAAGAAAGATGATTATTATTTTTCAGTATTAGATAATGCTAGAGAGGATAGAAAAGAAGCTTTTGACATTCAAAAGTATAATAATGATACTGCAATTAAAAGCAGAGAGTTAGAGTTGAGAGAAATGGAGATAGGAATTAAAGCTGCTAAAGGAAGTAAAGATTCGGATTCGGATTCCACTTCTTCAGGGGGCACAAGTAATCTTACTAATCTTATTCTAGAAGATACTAATCCAGCAGAAGCTTTACCAGAACAATTAGAATCAGCTCACAACTCTTGGAAACAATCTATTAGTGATAAATATCAAGCTCAAAATAATTTTGCAAGGCAAATTATGAATACAGTTAATGATATTGCTTCTGGTAGAAATAGAGCTGTCAATGAAGACCAAAGACAGGCTGCTATTGCTGCTGTAAACCAATTCAAACAGAATGGAGGTAAGATGGATACAATGAGTGCTGCTCAGGCTCAAAATTTCATGAAGTTAATGTCTAGAGCAGATGCATTCAGTGCGCTTGATTTCTTACCTGTAGATAATGGTAGACTTGTACAAGTGAAGCAAACATATACTGATTTATTTAATGATTGGAGCCAATCAGCAAATGGATATAGAAATGCTAAAGCTCAAGCTCAAAAAGCTGAGGCTTCAGGAATGAAAAGAGGATTTGCTTCTAATGAGATGTTTGTTGAAACAGCTAAAAAACTTGCTCCAGGTATTTATACGGATAGAGTAGCAAATGCAGTTGTAACAAAGAAAAATAAAGGAGAACTCCAAACTTTAATCTCTATGTCAGATGAAGCAAAAGGTTCAGCAGAAGTTCCTATTTTAGAAGATGATTCTGCATTTAAAATAAAAGATTTAAAAAATGGTAAATTTGAAATTACTTATTTTTCCAAATCTAAAGATTCAGATAAAAATAATGTAATTGTTCCTAATACAGTAACAGTTGCTAAAGAAAATGCTTATAGAATTATTCCTTCTTTAAGCCAAGGTAGAACAGAAGAAGATAGATACAGATTAGCAACTTTAGGTACAAAACCTTTATATTCAACTAATCTAAAATTTTTAGATGCTAATTCAACAAATTATGATAATTATGTTGATACTGCTAAAACTTTTGCTACTACTCCTTATGATTTAAATTTTATTGATAGTAATAATGCCAAACAAACTATTAAACAACAGCTAGGAATAACAGGACTAAGAAAACCAGAAGAAAGAGAGATGATGAACAGTTTAGTTGATACATTACTTTCAGATGAAGTTATGAGTAAATATAAAACTTCTGTATATTTTAATCATTCTGCTATTTCAAGTAATGGAAAAGGTTATATTAGTGTTGTTAATAAAAAAGGAGATAAGATAGCTACTTTAAATTTAGGAGAAAAAAGAAGTTTAGATAAAGAGGTAAAGCAAAATGAATGGTTACCTCAAATAAATTATTCTAAAGTAGTTGGAAGTGAATTAAGAAAAGTATTGTTAAATTATCAAACAACAGGAAAATTGGAGTTAACTCCAGAAATACAAAAATTATTATCGAATGGCTAGTACACCACAAGACTTATATAACGCTTCACCATCAGGAATTGACCCAGTAATCGCTATGACTTCAAATGGAGTAAGTGAGAATATGGCTTTGACAGAAAATATTTTAAACAACCCGATTTCATATGATTTCGGGGAGGAATCTTTATCCCAATCTTTGAAAAGAGTTTCTGAATTAAAAGTTGTTGACTTCAATTCTATCTATAAGCCAACTTTAAATCTTGGTAATATTGGTATTGATGGGAGTGGTGCTTCTGGTAGTAGAGGTAAAATTGACCCATTTAGTTCTCCAGACGATAATACTTTCTCTTGGATTGGAGATAGAATTAATGTGGATGAATACTATAACCAAATGAGTGAAGATTGGGCTAATCTTGATAAAGATAATGCAGGACTTATTGGTACAGGAGGTGGTATTGTAGCAGGAGCAGCAACAGGAGCAGCAATAGGTTCACTTGGTGGACCAATAGGTGCAGCTATTGGGGGAGTAGTTGGAGGAATACTTGGGGGAATAGAAGGTAATCAAGTATCTAAAAATATTGGTTATGGTTACGTCAGAAACAAGTTCGGATTTGATGAACAAGCTAAGTATAACCAACAGGGATTTTGGGGCAGAGCTGGAGCAGGGTTAATGAATATGGTTCACTCAGCAGATAGTTTAACTTTAGGAACTCTAGGAACAATAGCTTATCTTCCACAATCTATTTCAGAAAGAAGTTTAAATGTTTTATTCAATAATGATTTTACTAAATTATTGGATGATTATGATAAAAGTTCACAAAGTTCTAATAGGATTTACCACTCAACAGATTATGATAACTCTTCATTAATTGGAAAGTTAGCTCATAGTGAAATGTGGTTTGAACAAGTAGCTCCAGCCGTGGGATTCATGATTGGAGCTATTGGTGTTGGTAGAGCTACGGGACTTGGTTTAGGTGCTGTAGGATTAGGAGGAGCTGGAACAGGGGCTGCTGGTAGAGCATTTTTAGCTGAAACCATTGGAGCTGCTGCTAAAGGTGAAACTCAAGCATTAGGTAGACAGGCTTTACTTAATGGTTTCAAACAGGCTGCTAGACAAGAACTTAGAAACCAAACATTTAAGTCAATGGCTGGAAATATGGTAACACTTTTAACAAGTGCATCTCCAGAATCAGGTCTTGAAGCAAGAGGAGCAATGAATGAAGCTCAGGAAAACTATATTAAAGCTTATAACAATGCATATGGTAGACTTCCTTCTTCAGAGGAAATTGCTAATTTTGATGTAGCTAATAAAGAATCAGGAAATGGTGTTTTTGCAGCTAATTTAGCTGTGGTAGGATTATCTAACTGGTTACAATTTGGTGATGCTATGGGTCTAAATAAGGTTGTTAAAAAGGGTCTTTTAGATGATTCTATTAACAAAGTATTTGGATTAGGAATTAAGAAAACTGTTGGCGATGTCTCAGAAAAAGGTATTCAATCTGCTGTATGGGAAGCTGTACAGAGAACTAAACTTCAAAAGTTAGGGTATAGAGCTTTAAAAGCTTTACAAGCCCCTGCAACGGAAGGTCTTTGGGAAGAAGGTATTCAACATGTTATTTCTGATACACATAAAAATTATCTAGAATCCAGATTTAATCCACAAGCAACAGAAATTAATAAATCTCTTTTAAATGCTTTTGGAGAATCCTTTGTTAATACATATACCTCAGAAGCAGGGTGGAATGATATTATGATTGGGATGATTGTTGGTGCTGGAGGAACTGTAAGAGCAAGAGGAGGATTTGATATTTTAAATCAAAGACAGGTAGGAAGAGAAGAAAGAGCCATTGCAGGGAATGTTCAGAACTTAAATGAAACTCAAAATGAGCTTATTTCTGCTCATGAGGATTATTTAAGTAAACAAGCAATTTATAATAACTTAGCAAATGTTTCAACAGCAAGATTAAGTGATAAAATTGGTGCTTTAAATCAACAGGTTATAAATTCAGATTTAAGTAAAAAATATATAGCAAGTGGTAATCTTGAACAAGCTCAATTGGCTTATCAAAATTCATTATTTGCTAAACTATCAGCAGAAAAAAGAGCAGGGTTATCTGAATCTAATAAATTTGATTTGGATATGATGGTTGAAAATATTCCAGAAGATGCATTAACAAATCTGTATAATTTTAGAACTCCTGAACAAATAGCTCAATTTAAACAAGAAACTCAAACTAATTTAAATAATTTAGTTGAATCCTTTGATGCAGCCTATGAGATGGCAGAATCCCTTAATATTGGAACTAATTCAGGAAATTTCTCACCAGCTCAGGTAACTGAAATGGCAGCATTAAATTTTTTCCATGGAATGCATTCTGCTGACAATGCTAATAACATTGCCCAAGCTTTAGAACAAACTACAGGGATAAATGGTATTGCAGATGCTATGAATTATTATTCTAATTTAACTGGAGTACAGCAAAGAAGAATGGGGGAACTAGAAGACCTTCAAAAGCAGTTGACTGAATTAGAATCAAAACACAATGATTTATTAAATAGTTTTTCAACTGAGATTAATAAACCGCAAAGAGAAGGTGAAAATGAAGTTGTAGTAACTCAATTAGATAGAACCAATAATGCTATTGCAGGAGTACAAAGTGAAATAGAAAGTGTTAATAATAGAATCAATACTTTAACTAACATTTTAAATTCAAAAGAATCTATTCCAGAATTTCCTTTTTCTAATCCTGCAATAAAATACTTTGATGCTGTTAATTTGACATTAGCAGATAACGAAGCATCTAATGTATTAGGTAATATGCAAAGTTTAGACAGATATGTTGAACATTTGTTAGACACTACTGAAAAAACAGAAGATGAAATATCTATTGATAGAAATAAAGCAGATATGCTTCAAAGCTTAGTAGGTGCTTATAAAGCTCAGATGGCTTTGATGAGAAATTTTGCCAAAGCAGCTCAGATGATTGCTGACCCTGCGTATGTAAATAATTTATCAAAAGGTATTTTTAACTCTAAAAAATATGATGCAATATTTGACAATACAGATTGGATTGAAAATAATGAATCAGGGTTTGATGAACTTTCAAAAGAAGAATTCAGACAATTAAAAGAAAAGTTAGACTCAGGAATTATATCTAAATATGATGTTCATACATTCTTAACTAATGCAGAAATTTTAAGAATGGGTGCTTCAACACAAGAAGGGAATACTATCCAAGAACAAGAGGATGATATTGTATCGAAAGAGGATTTACAAGATATTGTGAATCAGGATGATGAAGGAAATATGAATTTAGATACATCTTCAGTAACTTATAAAAATATATCTGAAGCTATTGCTCAAGATTTAGCTTATGGTAATGAACTTTCATCTAACCAACAATTAGTTTATAATGCTATTCAATCTAATGAGACAGAGTTTGAATCACTAAATGAAAGGATAAATGAGATAAAATCAGAAGCAGAAGTCTCTCCTGTTACAATTGGAGAAACTAATAGAAATTCTAGATTAGCTCAGGAACAAAGATTAAATAAAATTGCAGAAGATAGAAGAAATGAAATTAATGCAAGGTATGATGAGTTAATTGCGAATATACCTGAAGAAAGTCCTATAGAAGAAGTAATTGTTGAAGAAGCAGCTCAAGAATCTGAATTATCAGAAGCTGAAGCTTCTTTACCTGAATCAAATGCTTTAGCAGGATTTAATGGGCATGACCAAATTAATTTTAGAAATTCTAATTTCCAACAGGTAGGTTTTGATATTGATGGGAATCATTATAATGTAATTACAGGTTTTGATAGAGCAAAAACTCTTATCAGTATTAATGGTATTACAATTCCGTTTTATCTAACTTCAGGACATGGAGGTAAAGGGTTGACTCCAGGATGGTATCCATTTTTTGGAATCGGTAAGGATGGTTGGATGAATAAGACTGATAAAGCTGATATGGAAACATATTATGAAAGATATTGGGGAACTGAGGTTGCTGATATTATCAGAGAAATTTCTGAAGAGTTAAATCAGTTCTATGGTACAGAACCAAGTTCTTTTAGTAATGATGCAGACCCAACTACAACTGTTAGACCTATTACTACATTAGCTGATAAAGTAGAAGATTATATTAATGATGCTATTAGTATTACTCCTACAGCTAATAATACAGATGCAAGAAAATCATTAAGAAGTAATGTAGAACAGTTAGGAAATGATATTCTTGATAATTATGATGAAAATGCTCCAGTAAATGAAGTAGAGGAATCAACAAATAGAGGACCTCAGCCGTTTTCATCTCCAGAGCTAGAAGTTACTACACCTACTGACCCTGTTTCAGCAATTGACCCTATTGGACAACTAGAAGCAGAAAGACAAAATGAGCTCGATGAAGTTGAAAGAATACTTGAAGAAGCTTTAAATCCAGTAGAACAAAGAACTATTCAGATAAATACTGAGCTTGATAGGTTAAATGCATTTATTGAGAATGTAATTGATGAATTAAAATCAGCTTCTAAAGAGTTAAATGTTGAAACAGTAGATAATTTTGATTTAAACCCTCAGAAAGTTTCTAAAATCTTTGATGAATATGAGACATTATTTAATAAAGAAGAAAAAACTAATGATGATGAAGCAAGACTAACTGAGTTAAAAAGTTTAATTAACAAATATGGACTTGTTGAAGGTAGAGTTATTGATTATCAGGGAGCACCTATTAGGTTATCTGACGTATTAGAGCAAAGAGTTTTCTTAGAAAATGAACACTTTAATACTGAAAGTGAATTAATGCCCCTATCAGATGTTGAAACTACTCTAGTAACAACAGAAGCACCTACTGATGAGTTTACAGCTAAAACAAGAGGAGGAGACCCTACAGTACTTAATAACTATGACTTTGCTACTTTTACAGGTAGTAATTCTAGTAATGAGGTTTCTGTAGCAAATATTACTCCAGAATTGTTAATGACTCAATTATTAAATGGTAAACAAGATTGGAGTATTGAAGTTGATAATAATGAGATTAGCTTAGACCAAGCAAATGATTTCATTGCTGAGGGACAAGTTGTGAGAATAACTTTCCCAGATGTAAATAATGAAATGAACAGAGTTTCATTCCAGTTAGATAAATCAAGAAGAATTATTCTTCCGAGTGGAGATATTCAAACTTTAGAAGAAAATTCACCATTTAGATTTAATTCAGATAACATTATTGGTAGTTCAGGATATTATACTTTAACTATGGATGTTAATGGGGTTCAAGTTCCAGTTAAGTCAGATTTTAATTTAGCTCAGCTAATTGACAGTCAGGCAGCTCAAAGACTTAATCCAGGTGATAACATTTTTTTTGAAGTTGAATTGGATTCTACTTTTAATCAAGGTTTATTAAATAGGATGTCCCCGTTCTTATCTTCAGTTTCTGAAGAGGATAGAGCTAAATTTGAACCTTTATTAAATCTGGCTACTGAGGCTGTAGATAATACTACAAGACTGAATGTTTTAAAAGCAAATATTGCTTCTTCACAAAAGTTCTTAGATGAGTTAAATGAACAAATTGATGCTGCTAATGATGCAACTGTAACTGACAGAGCAACTTATAACAAAGAAGTTGTTTTTCCTTTAGTTGATAGAGCAACATCTGAAGACAAAAAAATTCAAGCTTTAGAAAATGAGGTAAGCTCATTACAGGCTAGAAATAAAGAAATCAGAGTACAACTTAATGTTGATTTCAATAAGATTCCTTATGATAGAATTCTAAGAAATCTTGAAAAGAAACTAGGTAAGTCTAAATTAAGTGACTCTCAACAAAAAGAGTTTGATGCTTTAAGAAAAGAGTTTAAGGATAGTATGGTAATAGTTTCTAAAGATAAATCTGGAAATACTGTAGGAATTGTAAAAGCATTCAATAACTCAAATGGTCAGAATGCTTTATATATGGATTACCTAAGAAACAGTTTATTCAGCAAGTTTGAGAGCAGTGGGTATAAAAATGCAAAAAGTTCATTTACAGTTCCAGTTCAGATTGTTTACATGGGGATTCCAAATATTTCATCTACTGAAGCAGGAAAGGTACTATATGAATTTTCTAGAGATACTGGAGATAATATGATAAATCCTAATAAAGTGATGGATATTGGTTATGTTGGATTCAATGAGTTGAGGTTTAACTCTGGGGCAAAATATAGTACTCCTTATAATTATGCTCAAAGTATAATGAGAGATAAGGCTTATACAGGAAGACAAATCCCTGTAATTATGTTTAGGTATAATGGAAAAGAAGTTATTTACCCTGTATCATTAAAAGAAGCATTGAGTAGTGATGTTGTAGTCTCTCAATATGATTCTCTAGTAAGTAATAAGAGTAAAGATTTTAGTGCTTATATTAATGACATTAATGAGTTCTTATCTTCAAATAAAATATCTCCTAAATACAGACTTACATCTTTGAACTATACGGATGAGTATGTAGGTCAGATAAGAGATGTAATTGAAAATTCTGAGTTTTATCCTTCTGTAGAAGAGTTTTTAAATACAAGGAATATCGCACAGACTCTTATAGATAATGCTCTTATAGATATTGACTTAAATAATAGTCCATTTATTGGACCAAAAATAAAGCTTGCACTTAATCAAGTTCCTGAATTTAACTCTGAATTGAGCAATACTGATAAAGTAATTAATGATAATTCTCCTATACAAAATCAAGCTGAGGAGAATAAAGATGAAAATGAATGTAATTTTGAATTAGACTAATATGAATAAATGTAAAATTTTCAGAGACTTTGATACTGATAGAGTAACTAGAGTATTGAATAACCAAGGGGAGGAGTCAGCTTTGTATAAAGCTGCTCTAGCCCAAACTAAAGACCAAGAGCAAGCTCTTGATATTTGGTCAGTTACTTCATTGCCAAGGTTTGAAGAATATGCAAAAGATTTAAATTTAAATGGAAAAGAAGCTAAATTATCAGATGTTTTAAAATTCATCAATAATTTAAACACAACAGAAACTCTTTCAAATCAGGATTTAGTCGAACTGTCTAATAATTTACAAACTTTAAATGTTGAAAATGGGGATAATTTTTTATCCCTACTTCAACAGACTTTTTATAATGCAACAGGATTATTTGAAGTTAATAGACAAAAGTTAAGAAATTCAGGATTATATACTGAGGCAGAAATAAATAATATTATGACTTTTCCTTCATTAAGAGCAAATATAAAGGAATTTATTAACAAAATTAGAAATACTTTAAAAGGAGATAACCAATTACCAAATTTATTTACAGATAATACATCTTATAATGACTTTGTGATTCAGGACTCTTCCACTTATGTAGGGATAGGAAAGTTTAAAAACTATTTACCAGAAGAAGTTAGAGATTATCTTTTAAAGAATATCAGAAGTTTTACAACTGATGTTGAGTTTAAGGCTAAACTTCAGGCATTAGATAATATTGACATAAGAGACTATGTTTTAGATAATTCAGATGTTTACAACTATGTAAAGGATTTAGTTAATAATTCTAAGGTAGTTCCTGTATTTACAGAGACGGATGGAATGGTTGTTCCAAAGTTAGATAATGATTTGGTACCTGCTATTTTAAACACTATCAGAATAGGAGAGCCAAAAGACATCTTCACTATGTCTGTAGATAATGTAAGAGTTATTCCTGTGGACAATTGGTATCAAAATGAAGCTGTTCCAACTTTATTAAAAGATTTAGAGCTACAGGCTGCCATAAATCACATTGATTTATATGGGTTAGCACAATCATACACTAGTAAGAGTAGAGAGGAAATTTTGGGTATCTTAGACGTTGTGGATGACTTTTTATACAAGGCTGAATTAGCAGAAATATCCAATACTGATATTTATGATTTAGGAAACGATATTTCAGAGTTCTTTGGACAAGAGGTTACACAAGCAGAAATAACAATACCTATCTCTGAAACAGACAAGGGTAGAAACCTTTCTATTATTGATACTAGTCTTTCAGAAATTGATTTATATCAATCAGACGGATTTATCAAATTTAGAGATAACCTATATCAGAAAGCAACAGTATATGATTCATTTAATACAATGGCTGAAGATACATACAATGCTCTTTTAGATGATATTACTATTTTACCTGATTCAGTTTTAGAATCCTTACAACTTAAAACTAATGGAAATTATAATTTTGCTTATTTACTAAATCCTGCAAATCAGACAAATATTTTAAGTAAAATAAATGAATTAGTAGCTAGAGAAATGGATTCTAGTTTTACTATTAATAGTAATGAAGAATTTGATGCAGCTAAACAAATAACCTTATATAAAAGCTTATTAAAAGTTCCAACAATTCAAGTTAGAAAATTAGATATTTCTGATTTCATGACTAGAAAAGCAGTGGTGGACATTGATAATGACACTTTGGATTATTTGACTTCAGATTTTATATCAGATTTTTATGCAAAATATTTACAGGAAAAAGTTTTAGAGTCTCCATTGTTTGATGCTGCTTATAAATACTTTGAAGTAACAAATAGGGGAATTGTATTTAATAACACGAATCCACTTATCAAAAATCAAGTTTTAACATTAATGGCAGAAGATGAGATGTTTCCTGTATTACAAGCTTATAGTGCCATAAGTAAAGAAGATTCTTTGGAATTTTTAATGCCTGAACAAATTGATGAAACTTTAATCGATATTCAGGATAGAAGAGACTTTGTAGTTAATCATCCAGAATATGTACAAAAGTTTGTTAAACCTTTCACACAGGTAGACCCAACAACTTTAGTTGTTAAAAATAGTCTAGATGAATTTTTAAAGCTTAATAATGGATTATATGAACTTACAGATTTTAGAAATGGGGTTTCTATTTATTCTTTACTTAATAATGTAGCTGACCCAAATTTTTATGTCTTTAACTCAGCTAAACCAGTTGTAAATATTGATGTAAATATAGAGACTTATGAGTCCTCAAATACAGATTTAAACCTTACAAATAAATCTAAAGTAAGCCAGTCTGTGACTGATAAACTACTTGAAACGCTTATTTGTTCTTAGTAATATTTTTTATCATATGTTTTGATATTTGAAAATTTTTTCTTATCTTTGCATAAAATTAATTTTTAATGAATTGTACAATAACTATAACTCCATCTGGAATCTTACAAAAAGTTTCAGACTTTAATGGAGTTGAGTCAGAACTATTTAAACAAATTGCCTCTCTTCCATATGTAAATAATGTAGGGGAGGCTTTAGATATTTATTTAAAGACACAAACAGAAGATTATCAAAATTCAATAGCCAATGCTGCTGAGAAGTATTCTATTACAGAACCAGTACTTAAATTTCAATTAGGTAATGGTCAAATTGTAGATACCTATTTTGAAGCATTAGCTCAAGGAGCTGGAGATATTATCACAACAGGATTTGATGTGGAAGGAGATTTAGTACCTTTACATTCATTTAGCTCAGATATTTCTCCAAATACACTTCTTGGAAAAATCAATAACCTAATTCTGAATAATGTACTTTCTCCATCTAAAGCAAAAGTTTCAAATGAATACAGATTGCAAGGAAGTGGTGATAATATTACTACAATTAGTTTCAATAATGTTGAGGCATTACAAGAATTAAATCAAGTTGAAGATAGATTTTCTATTGAAAGAAATACATTAAGAGATAAATTAACCGATAATGTATTAACAGATTATATACAGGAAGATTTTATAACTATAGAATCAAATGAATACCCTGTTTATAATGTACAGTATGAAACTGTAGTTTTAGATAATAACAATCAGTTCAAAGTTATTAATAACGTTGAGCTGGATAGTCATGTTAATACTCAAACAGGAGCCAATCTTTTACTTGATAGAGAGCTTAATAATTTAATTGATTCAGAATTTGATTCTGTTTCCACAGTTGATGTGGATAAAATTTTGAGCACTAAAGACAAAAGTGAAATACAAAAGAAATTACTTAAAATATTAGAAAACTTAGGAGTTAAAGTAACTTCTCTTTCTAACTATTTAAAGACTTATGAACAAAAAAATGGTGTAGACCCCTCTATTGAAGCATTAGCTGACATTACTCAAAGAGTTGTTGCTTTAGCTGAAGGTGGAGGAACTATTGAAAATCTATCTGAAGAGGTATCTCATTTCCTTGTGGAAGCCTATAACAATCAAGATGAGATTAATTCTATTCTTCCAACAGTAGAAAATTCTCCTGAGTGGGCAGATGAATCTAATTTCTATTTCACATTATATGAAAACCAAGGTTTAACAGGTGAAAATTTAAGAGATAAGGTAAGAAGAGAGATTTTAGGTAAAATTGTAGCTAACTCTATTTTAAATAGAGCTGAGTCTACCCTGTATTCTAGAGCTTTAGGATTGATTAATAATTTTGTGAATACTATTAGAGGATATTTCTCTCCAAATATGAGAACTAATCTTAACTCCCTGGTGAATACTATTACTGAAAGTGCTTTAGAGGAAGACAAATTCAATAATAATTTTTCTACAGGTACTTTATCTGATAGTAATTTTGAAATATTCTATAGTGCAAAACCTTCAACTTTAACAAATAATTTGAATGCTGCTGTAACATTAATGCAAAAACAATTAGGAGTTTTACAAAGAGAAGGAACAGGTAGAGGATTACAGATGAGAATGGATACATTAAGAAGTAATATTGAGGCTTCAGATGTATTAAAATCTGTATCTACATATTTGGATATGGTTGATACTATTTATTCAGATGTAAACAGAAAAGTTAAAAAAGCTATTGAACTTGAAAGAAATGGTCAGAAAGTAAGTCCTATATTAATGGGACCTCAGGCTGTATCTGCTGATATTCTAACAACAGAGAATCTGGCTCATCTTTCAACATTAAGAGATAACTTATTAAATTATAATTTCACTGACCCTGCTGATAAGAAAAGAGCAACTAGTCTTATAGATAAAATAACATCATATTCTTCTGATATTCAAACACTTAGTGGGGAGTTAAAAAATTTAACTACTCAAAGAGGTGAAGAAATGGTTGAAACTTTAATGCAGGATTTTAGATTACCTGATGATGTTAGAGAAGCTTTTCAGGTTCAATTGAATTCTAAATTACACGATGTTAACATGCTTATGGCTAATTTTGGTAACATGCAAAATGCGAGTAACCCAATTTTAGCATTGTTAAGCAAAATGGTTAACAGAATGTATACAACAGTTAGGAACAAAGATTTAAAAGTTTATAATGCTCTAGCTCAAAGACTAAAAGATTTAGGAATGATTGATAAATTGGATTCTTTAATTCAAAGAAGTCCTGAAGGAAAATTAACTAATTATTTTGCTTCAGTTGTTAATTATGCTAAATTTGATTCTGCTTTTGAAGCAGAGAAAGTGAGACTTTATAATGAAGCTTTACAAAAAGACCCTGTTACATCAGGGTTAGCTCCTATTGAAAATACAATACAAATTGGAACTAAGGATTACCCAGGAGAATTAGATTTAACTGATGATGTAAGAAGAAGTTACAATGAACAAATGACTCAATGGTTGGAAGACAATACTGAAACTCCATATAATGGTTCATTCAAGAAATTGAGAGAAGATATGTTCAAGGCTATTGAAGATGGTGTAACTTTACCTGATGGAACTAAAATAGCTATGGTGATTCCAGATGTTGTGAAACAGCAAATGGCAGAGTGGGCTAGGAGAAGAAGAGAAATTAAAGAACCTTATTCAGTTAATGGGATTGTAGATTATTCTCAAATGACAGAGACTGAAAGACAGCAGTTAAGTACAATTAAAAAAGAAAGAAAAGAAGCTTCTTCTTTAATTGACCCTTTAACTCTCGAAGAAAAAACAGGTACAGAGCTTGAAATTGCCAGAGCTTATCAGGCAATGAATGCTTATTATATGGAACAAAATAAAGGTCAGAATAAAAGAACTATTTCAGGTAGTTTATTTGAAGCTTTGGATAATTTTACTAAAGGGAAGTCAGGAGCTCAATTAGCTGAAGGAAATAGAGGTTCATTTGATTTCTTTAATAAAAATTCAGGGATTGCTTTTAATGAAAAATTTTGGGATAGAGTTAAAACAAACAATTTAAAAGCTTCTCAAAAAGTTGAGAATTTTATAAGTTCAAATAATATAGTAGGTGACGAGGCTGACATTATGTTATCTCAGGCTATAAGATTAGAAAAACTATTATCAAATAGGTCTTCTTTTTTAAAACAGTTCAGTAATCCAGCTAATCCATCTGAAATTGATGTTGAGTCTATGTCTTCGGCTATGCTTACATCATTTAAAGATTTAGAACAAGATATTGAATCTTTGTATTCAGAACTTAATTCTAAGATGGAGTCTGAAGGAGGACTTACTCCAGCAATAGAAACTGAATCTACTTCTAACGAAGCTTATTTAAAAGCATTATCTGAGGCTATCAAACTTCAACCTTCTTTAACAGAAATGGAATTTATGATGGGTCATATGACAGCTCTAAATAAAAATAAAGTAACATTGTTCAATTCTCAATATAGAGATTTTAAAAGAACAGGGATTATTCCGATTACTGGAAACTTCAAGTATGTTACTACAAAATTATTAGGATTAGACCCTAAGTCTACTAACTCAGAAATTCAGAGAGCTATCACTGAATATGATGCAAGAGGTGGGGAGGCTTTAGATGCAAGATTTGCTAAGTCTAAATTATTAGGATATTTCAAGAGATTCGCACCAAAAGGATTTGCTGAATTCTATGATATGTTAAAATCTGGAGATATTGTTAATAGTCAAGGTCAGAATGTTTCTTTCTCTGATGTTATTGAAGATATTGAAAAAGGAAGAAATGGGGGAGAAAGTACTTTTGAATTTACTACAAAAGATGGGCAAAATGTTAACATTAGTCAGTATCTAAGCATCAATGCAGAAGTTGAATGGATGGAAGACCAAAATCCATTTACAAACAATCCAAATTATGTGAAGAATGCTCCAGGTAGTCAACACATGGGAGGAGCGAGACAGCCAAGAATAGATATTTATAAAAATGATGATTTCATTAGAAAGTACAACATAGATATGAATGCTTATACTTCAACTGGAAAGTTATCTTCTAATGGAACTACAAGAGAGAATGAGAATGAACTTCAAGCTTTAAATTTGGTCATTGAAAATAGGTTTGAAGCTCTTAAAAATCAAGGTCTCCAAAATTCTGAAAACTCATTTAAGAGACCTCAAGTAAGAAAAACTACTTTAGAACATGCTGCTGCTGCAACTAAAGGTAATGTAATTGTTACAGCTAAAAATGCTTTAAGAGATGGATGGAGTAATACAGTAGATAAGATGCTTTATGGAGAAACAGTTGATGGAGATATAAATTCAGATGGTAGAGAACTTTCTAATTTAACTGTCCCAGTTTTAAATGTGAGAAATCTTGAAAACCTAGAAGATGTAACTGAAGATGTTCTTTATGGGTTGATGACCCATACACATAATGCTCATTTATATACAGAAAGACAAAAAGTATTAGCTAAATCTAACCAACTAGAACAGTTAATGTTAAATAAACAAAAGTTCATTGGGAAAGAAGCTAAAAATACAAGAGCTTATAAATGGTTTCAGGATTATAGAAAAGTAAATTTATTAGGAGTATCCGAATTAAATAAGGTAGAAATTCCACTAGCTGGAAAATCTATTAATTTGACTAATTTCCTAAGGTCATTTGATGCTTATCAAGGGTTGGTGAATGTTGGTTTAAACCCAGCCGTATCTATCACTTCAGGAACGTCAGCCTTTACTTTTAGTTTAACAGAATCTATTTTAGGAGATTATATTCCTACAGACTCCTATAAATGGGGAGCAAAGAGATATATGGCAAATCAGCCAGCATTTATGACTGAGACTGGTAAAGTTGAAAAAACTAGTGAAATATATCTACTTGGTGAGAAATTCGGTTTGTTCAATCTGACAGAAAGATTAAATGGCTCAAAATATAACCAAGCTTTAAGAACATTATTTAAAGATGGTATTCATGGGGCAGCCCACACCTTAACTGAAATGATGACTCACCCTTATGCACCAACTTCAATGTATGGGGTACTACATGATTTTAGGTATGTTGCTAAACCAGATGGGTCTTACCAGTTAATGAGTTTTAATGATTTCAAGAGAATTAGTACAAATGAATTCTCAACTCAGAAGGAATTAATGGAAGCTTGGAAATTGCATGAGGATAACTCTATTGCTAAAAATTTAGATACAAATGGAGGGACTGTCAATTATTCTGACAAGTTAAAAGGAATCTGGCAAACAATGTATGGGGATAATCAAGAGGCTATTGATAATGAGCTAGAATATATGGAGAATGAGATTACCTCAGGAACTGAGAATTTAGTTTCTAAGATTGATGCTAAAATGCCAATGTATGATAAGTCTACAGCTTCAAGAAATGCTTTACTTAGATTTGCCTTGAGACACAGAGAATGGTTCTCAATTAATATGCAAAATAGATGGAAAGGACAGCATTATAACTTAAACACTCACAAGTATGAAGAAGGGTCTTATATTTCTGCTTCAACTTATTTAAGAGACGTTTACAAAGCTTTTGAATTTAAATCAGGTGTAAGTAATTATAAGAAGTTTAGAGAGATTTACGATGAATTGGATTCTCATCAGCAAAAGAATATTCAGAGAGTATTAATAGATTTAGCTTTATCAGCTCTTTTAATTACTGTAGGAGCTTTTGCAGTGGCTCCAATTGTGGATGATGAGGAAAATAAAGATAACTGGGCAATTCAATATGCTGGGTATATGTATTTCAGATTAGCTTCTGAACAAATGTCAGTAGGTATTGCAGGTCTTCCACAGTCAAAAGATGTTATTGAAGCACCATTTGTAGCTGTAAACTCTATGAAGGAGTTAATGAAGCCTTCTAACTACTCTAGTGACCTTGTTGAAAGAGGGGCTTATGAAGGACATAGTAAGTTATACAAGTTAATTGCTAAACAGACTTTTGCAAGACACTATTATGATACAGCTTATGGAGTAACTCAGAAGTCAGATTTCTTCAGATTGAATAACGAATGGACACTTATGGGAATGAGCAAACAATCCAAGAAAGAAAAGGATGAGCAAGCCAAGTATGAAGAAGAATTAGCCAACACGTTTGGAGGTCCTGATAGAGCAGGAATGAGATAAAAAATTAGCCTACTAGTATAAACTGGTAGGCTTTTTTAATATATGGTTGACAGTAACTCTAAGTTTTGTATCCATAGGATAGTTTGACGTTACAAGCCAATTAAGGTACCATTTAGGCACTTTTGTTATAATAGTATCCTTGTGTTGCCCAAAGGTCATTATATGGTCTAAATCAGGCTCCATTGCAGCCTCAACTCTTAATTTCCTTTCGACTAATTCATCAAGGTGTTTTTTTGTTACTTCAGGACCTACTAAAGGAGTTCCAGAAATCATTCTATCTTTGTAGAAAACTTCATATCCAATTCCTCTGTGATTCTCAATTGTGATATTATGCATGTCACCAAACTTATTTAAGTTTCCACCATAGTCTATAAATAAACCTTGTTTTCCTTCCATAGGTCTTACAAGTCTTCCATAGATTTGATAAAAGACTCCTAAAGAGTTTGTAGGTCTCCCCATAATTACAGTATCTAATCCAGGAAAGTCAAACCCAACTACAAGAGCTGAGTGACAAACTACTACTTTAATAATTCCTGATTTGAACTCATCAATAATTCTTTCTCTGTCTTTAATCTTAGTTTTACCTGAAACTACCTCACACATACTGCCCAGGGCATTTTTCATAGTTTCACAGTTATCCACTGAATCTAAGAAAACTAGAATAGATTTTCGAGTAGGCATTAATTCTTTAATTCTTCTATAAATCTTGTTGTTGATGTTGTTGGCTTTGTTTCTTGCAACAACAGCATCTTCATCATAGTCAAGACCTGACCTTGTAAGTAAAAGACCTGTTGTATCAAAATCATGCTTTTCTAAAGTAATTGGAGCCCAATAGCCTTTATTAACCAATTCAGATATTTGAGTGATATAAATATAATCATCAAAAATTTTAGGAAAAGTAGCAGGTAGCATACTCAAGGAGGATTCAGGATACCCAGAAGGTCCTTTTTGGTTGGTCAATCTAAATGGAGTTGCTGTGTATCCTATCTTAAATTTAGGTCCCATATCACTGATAAACCTTTTAAGCATCCCAGCACTCGCATCTGTATTTAAATGACATTCGTCAATAACCAAAAGTTTAACTTTTTTTGCTTTAAATTCAGCTCCTAATTTTTCAATACTTTTTAATGAGGCATAAGTTACATCTCCAATTTCTTTTGATTTTAAAGAAGCAGAATAGATAGATGCTTCTCCACCATATTCAATAAATTTGTTATAGTTTTGTTTTAAAATTTCAATAGAAGGACTTATAATTAAAGCTTTTTGCCCCCAATCATGAACTAATCTAGCTTGTAATAAAGATTTACCCCCTCCTGTTGGAGTTACATTAATACCAGATTTCTTTCTATTACCTGATATATACTCCATAGTGGCTTGATGTTGTCTTTCTTGATAATCCCTAAATGTAAACATACTTTTGCAATTTAAAAAGCCCACCGTTTCTGATGGGCTTAGATTTAATTAATCTCTTCCACAAGTACTTTTATGACACCCTGCTTCAGAGAAGCTATTTGAGAAAAAGCTGCTTTGCTCAAGTCAACGATTTTAGGAAGCTTAAACGGTCCTGTATCGGTTACTTTCACCTCAACACTTTTTCTATTCTCCAAGTTTGTGACTCTAATTTTAGAGCCAAGTTTGTACACATTTGATGCACATGTCAGCGCAGTTTGATAGAACGTACTTCCATCTGCTGCTTTTCTACCATTATATTTATCGTGGTAGAAGGTTGCCTTCCCAGAATGTTGGGAAAAGGCGAAGGAGAATAACATCATACTTAGTACTGTTAAAAATGTTTTTAACATATTTTCGTATTTAGTTATACTGTGTAGACACCAACACTATCTTCTTTTTGAAATCTCAACTGAGAGACAGGTGCTTGTTTGTTTATAAAAATAAAGCTGCAAATATACGAAAAATATTTGAAACTCACAAGTTTATGATAAAATATTTTACCTATTGAAGGGTGCTTTAGTAGGTTTTGAAAAGGCATCTTCAACACTCCATTGTAATTTATGTAATCTAGCTTGTATTACACCATAATTATAATTTAACCTTCTACACCATTCCATTACTGACATGGTTTCTCCGTTTAAAGTTATTAAATGAGTAGATGTTTTATTATTAGCTTGAGTTAAATTATTTGCCCACCTACAATTGTCTTTATTGTAGCCTTTATTTACATCAATTCGGTCCAAAGTAGTATCTGATGGTCTAGAGCCCATGTCCTCTAAAAAGTTTTCAAACGAGTCTAACCACCGTTGACAAACTGTAATACCTCTTCCACCATATCTAAAATAAACAGGTGAAGATTTATTAGAGCATCTATTTTTCATAGCATTCCAACTTACATATTCAGGAGTACCATATAATCCATGTGTTCTAAATTTGTTTCCTACTAATTCTTTATGTAAACACCCACAAGATTTAGTTCTTCCTGAATTTAAACCATAAGTATTTACTTCTGATATATTTCCACATGAGCATTGACATTCCCATTTATTATTATGAAGAAACCCTAAAACAGTTAGTCTATCAAAAACTTTTCCTGTTAAATCTTTCCAAGTTGAAGCTGTTGGAATTTTATATTTATCATCCATTTTTTATTTTTTCTTGTAATAAAGCTTTGACCTTATCCTGAAATTCTTTATCAGTCTTATAACTTCCTGTAAAATATAATTCAGGTTTTGCTTTTTTAGGTAATTCAAGTTGACTTAAATCCCATAACCATTGGTCTTCTTTACTTCTAGTAGGATTTACAAAAAATCCTGTAGGTAAATTAAACTTCTTTGTGATTAACTCAAAGAGACGGCTATCTTTTAAATTATAATGAATGGAAAAAGCTAAAGATTGACCTTTCCAAACTAGATTATCCAGTCTCATTACAAAATCGTTACCATCAACATAGTCTTCAACTACTTTTTTGATAGCATTTGGACCAAACCCAGTTTCTTCAATGAACCATATTAGTCTCTTTTGAATTTCTAAATGATTTCCTGTTTCCTTAGAGTGGTAGTCATAAAGCTTAATAAGGTCAGTAACAAGTTCTCCAATATCATCAGTAAGACCTTTAGTAGAGAGAGCATCTAGGAAAGCTTTTCCATTCTTAGAGAGTCTTACTCCAATATGAGGTTCTTTTTCATTTTTAAGGAAAGTGATTAAATCCAGTTTTTCATATTTACTGAAATCTTTTCCTTCTAACAATGCACTTTCTTTCTGATTTATTTGAATTAAGGTATTCAAATCCTCAAAAGTTAATTCCTTTTGAAATAATAGTCTATAATTTATGAACATAATTAAAATGGTGCTTGATGTTTTTTGTATTGATTTCTGTACCTGTCTTTAGAGTTATCCTGTAAAGTACCAAGAAGAATATTCTTTTTACTATTATCTAGTGAGTTATCATTCTTATGTCTAACAACTAAACTTTCTTTAAATGTTCTTCCTTTATACTTTTGATAAGCTTGCAGCCGATGAACCATTATATTGGTTGCTTTCCCTTCATAACACACTGAGAACCTATGATAAGGTTTACCCAGTGTGATTACTGTTTGCAGTTTACGTTCTCTACCTTGGTACTGTACTTTGGTACCACAATCTGAAACTCTGTATCCTTTGTTATAAGCTTCTTTTATTGCCTCGTTTCTTTTTCCAATAGTTTTCATTTTCTTTTATTTAAAAGGGTCATCTTCCTCCTCTATGTCATACCTTCCAAAGATTTCAGGAGTAGCATCAAATTTAGGTAGCTCTCCATAGTCTTGATAAGTAGTGACCATACTTGGTTTTAATTCTGATTTTTGTAGTGGTTCAATCCATAAGTCCAATACACTTTGGTTTTCATCCTCTCTTAATTTAATAAAGTGATAGAAAATCAATCCTTTAGTTTTAAAAGTAGATGATTTTTTATCAGGAGTGTTTTTATACTGATTAAAAATAGTGTACATATCAGGGTAAACTACCATATGGTCTGTTAATCCTAATTTAAACGGATTGTGTACTACTAAGATAACATCTGATAGTTGATACAAGAAATCTGATTGATAAAGGTCACCTTTTCTTGGAGCACTGTGTTTAGCGTTATCTCTTGATTCAATCTCTCTGTTTAACTGAGAAAGAATAATAAATGATACATTATTGTATTTATTCTTTAAGTAATTAATATGTTCAATCAAATTGTCAATAGCATCCTTTTTACCTGCATAAGTCTGTTTTACAAGAGCAATATGGTCAATAGTAATTACAATGTGTGTCTTGTGCTGATTGGCTATGATAAAAGCTTCAACAACTTTAAACCATGTTTCAGGGTCAGTTGGATTCTGAAAGTATTTAATTCTTGGGTCAGATTCTCTTTCTTTGATTGCATTGAACATATTTTGTTCATCTTCAGTAAAAGGATTTGTACCAAGTAAATCAGAAATCTTTTTGTCTAAGTGATTCTTTAAAGCTCTAAGAAAGAGTTTAAAGACTGACATTTCATAATTATTTTTAAGAACAACATAATTGTCACAGTCAGGGTTAAGTTCCTTGTTAAGAATATCATCCTCCAATTCTTGCATTAAAGTTGTTTTACCATGTCCAGAGGAACCAGCAATACCAAATACAGTTCCAGGAAAAAGTCCTCCTAATAATGCTTGATTAACAAATTGTTTTTTAAACTTAATTGGTTTTAGTTTACCTGACTTAAAATCAAGAATTCTATCAGCAGCCTCTTCAACAAGTTCTTTAGCATCAAAAATGTATTTGGTTTGGGGCTTTACAACATCATTTGGATTTAATAAATCCGCCAACAATTCTTCATTTCTATCCATTATTGTATCTTGATTAAATTATTATTAAAAGAAACTAAAACAACATTGAACTTAACATCATAATAGTTCTGTATCATTTCGAAAATATGCTGTTTCTCAGGACCTGGAATTAACCAAGATGTAAAGTGAAACATAAAATCGTGAAAGGTTCCTTGAAAGTTTGCAACCTCTTTAATGGCTTCATATATAATCTCCATTGCGAGGTTATTAGCCCTATAGTATATGTATTGTTCTCTTTTCATAGTGCAAATATAGTAAAAATAATTGAATTGACCAAATATTTAACATTGTTTAACAAAAAAGAGGTAGATTTTAACGTCTACCTCTTCATTACAACAAACAATTAATAATTAATGTTATGATGGTAAACTAAAGTCTACAGCTTTTGAATCATCCCCATCATAATTTATAGTACATCCTGTAGTAAGTAAGGTACCAGCTACTGATACAGCATTTATAAGTGCCGTCTTAGTTACTAATACAGGGTCAATAATACCTTGTTTAAATCCATCTTTAAATGTTTCAGACATTACATCTACAACAATGTTTTTGGACTTATTTAAAATTTCTTTTTCGAATTGAGCAGCATCTAGTCCAGCATTCATTAGAATCTGTCTAAATGGGACCTTAATTGCTTTAAGCAGAACTAGTCTACCTTTAGTAACATCTCCAGAAGATTTAGAAAAATCACTTCCTTTGAAACCTTTGTCTCCAATTCTTAATAAAGGAGCTCCACCACCAGGAATAATTCCATCAAATAAAGAAGATTTAACTGCATTTACTGCATCTTCTACTCTATCTTTAAGTTCTAATTTTTCAACATCAGAGTAACCTCCAACTTTGATAACTACAACTCCACCTCTGATTCTTGCGTATCTAGTTTCCTGATACTCTTTCATTTCCTCATCAACAGCATGTTCAATTCTTTCTTTGATGTTTGCTACTCTTTCAGCAATAGTGCCTACATCACCTGCTCCACCTATAATCGAGGTTTCATCTTCTCTGGCAATAAATCTCTTAGCCTTACCTAAATGAGTTTCATTAACTTCAGAAAGCTTTATACCTGTTAAATTACTTACAAATTTACCCCCAGTTAAAATAGCAATATCTTCCAAGTAATCTAATCTTCTGTCTCCAAATTCAGGAGCTTTAACAATTGCAACCTCTAGAGCCCCACTTAGTTTATTTCTGATGATAATTTCCTCAACTCTAATGTCAATATCTTCACATATAATTAGAAGAGGTTTTCTTTTAGAAGCAACAAAATTAAGAACTCCTTCGATTTCTCTTTCATTATCAATAAGGTAATCACAGATAAGAACATAGGCATCTGAGTAATCAGCAGTATTCTTAGCATTGTTTACATAGAATGGGTTGTTGTACCCTCTGTTAAAAGAAATACCTTCCATTTTTTTGTAAGAGGATTTAGCTGAGTTATTTGCAAGCTCAATAGCTACGTTTCCTTCCTTACCAACTTCTTTGTAAACATCTGTTACCAATTGAGCAACGTCTTTATCTCCGTTAGCAGAAATTAAAGCTACTTGATACATTTGATTGTCATTATCAACTGAAGTTTTGTATTTGTCTAATTCAGCAAGAACCTCTTTAAGTTGAAGATTTAATCCTCTTTGTAGCATAATAGGATGAATGCCATTTTCTACAATTTCCTTTTTACCATACTGAAATATAGCATTAGCTAAACTAATAGCTGTAGTAGTTCCATCACCAGCAATATCATTAGTTCTTAAAGCTACACTTTTAATAAGAGTACAAGCAATGTTTTGTACAGAATCTTTTAAGATAACTGATTTTGCTACTGTAACACCATCTTTGGTAATATGAGGTAAAGATGAGCCATAACTATCTTCTATTAAGACATTCTGCCCTTTCGCCCCCATTGTAATTGTTACTGCATCATTAAGTGTTTGTACTCCAAGCCCAAGTCTATCAAGAGCATCTTGTTTAAATAAAATTTGTTTTGTCATTTTTATATATAATATTATTAATTATTTTTTTGGTTTTACTCTATATTCTACACTAGTAATCCAATTAGGGTCTTTTCCTTCTTTTATATCATGCCAAGGACCCTCTTTGATTCTGAATTGAATTTGTTCTCCGTTTGCCCAGGCTTCAATTTCTGTCTTAAACTTTAAATAAGCTTCCTTTGTTAAAGGGTAGCAATCTTCATGTAGTCCCATATATTATTTTTTTAATCCTGTTGAAAGTTCACCCTTAATTGCTGGATGAGAGTCATACCCATTTAATCTGAATTCTCTAATATCTAAAGAATTAATGAAATCATTTAAATCATACCTTCCTGAGAGGTATTTATCTAAATTGTCTGGAAGAAATCCTTTCTCATTTCTTTCTAAACATACTAATGTAGGTAAAGGTTTTGGTTCCCTTGTAAGCTGCTCGTCTATTTGAGTCATATGATTATCGTAAATGTGAACATCTCCGAACGAATGAATGAAATCTCCAGGAATCATGTTACAAATCTTACATAAAATATGTGTTAGTAAAGCATATGAAGCAATATTATAAGGAACCCCCAAGAATAAATCAGCACTTCTTTGGTACATTTGGCAATCCAGTTTATATTTAGGAATATTAGAATTATCTAAATCTTGTTCAAAAGTTGTTGTAAGAGACATTTCCCATCTAGCATCCATTTCTTCAACTGTTTCTCCATATGTTTCTTTGAAAATAGCGTTTCTTTCATCATAACTTAATGGTCTACAGTTGAACTGAACCAAAGCATGACAAGCATTTAATGCCATATCATTTAAAGTGGCTGGATTCCAAGTAGTTAAAATATGTCTTCTACTCATTGGAGAATTTTTCAACCCATCAATCAAATCTTTAATTTGGTCAATACCTTTTTTAGGTTTACTAGAAGAATCAATAGGTAGTATTCCTGATTCCTTACATAGTTTTCTCAATTGTAAAAGGGATTCTTCTGTATTGTCTAACAATGTTCCAGGAGGAATATTATTAACATCAATCATGAAGACCTGTTCTAACGAATTGGTATCACCTCCCCAATTTCTCCAAAGCCATCCATATTGCTTTCCACAGTCTCCTAAAGTGTACCCTGGTATTGATGAGATTTCTCCTTTTCTAATTAAGTTAGTAAATTCTCCATAAGAATGAAGTCTAAACCCTCCTGCTGTACCAAACAAAGGTGTTTTATCCCAATCATCTACAGATATAGGATGGAATATCTCAGAATTTTCAAATCCTGCCTTTTCTGTTGCAACTTTGCAATAATAATTATAGGCATCCTCATTCCAGATGTTACAACCATTGTCTACCAGATACTTAATGTTTGTATCCCCTCTTAAAAACCATAATAGTTCTACTACTATATTTTTGAAAGATAATTTTTTTGTAGTTAAAAGTGGGAATCCTTCAGATAAGTCATGCCTAAATTGATACCCAAATAAACTAGTTGTGCCAGGCATTCCTTCCCTGGCTGGAGCCTTATAGGTTCCTTTTTCTTTTACAGCTCTCGCTAAATCTAAATACTGTTTCATTTATTCAAAAGTTATTTCTTTTTCTATATAAGGTAGGAGTCTTCTTAAATCTTTATCTGTTAAAACAACTTCCTCTTCTTTGATATATTTAAACCCTTTAATAGGCTCAGCTATAAAGTGTTTTATTTCACAATCATCTTCTTTAGGACACCAACATGTTTCTGCGAAGAACCATCTTGAATATTCCAGAATTAGGTGACACTTTATGATATAAGTTATCTCATCTTTAACAAATTCCAAGTCAATGACTTTACTACTGTTATAATAAGACATTCCTTGAGAAGGATGCTTTTCAAAATCAAGTAACTCATTAAATTTTATTTTCATAGTCAGTTCTCTTAATTATTTTACCGTTTTTATCAGTTGTAACTTCTACAACTTTACCATTTATATTAAAGGTAATAGTGGAGCTAATTACTCTGTCAAACCCTATTAAAGTGTCATCTATAAAGAAATATTCTTTATTAAATCCAAAGAGTTTTTTTAAAAATAATGTTAGTTTTTTCATTGTTTATGTATAGGGTTTTTACAATTTCCTTTGTGAACAGGGATAGCAGGAACTGCATTTAAGAAATTTTGGTCATATATGTATTGACAACCATCAATTTCTACTTCAACAAAGTCTTCTCGTCTTACATGATATATTTTTTTGGCTTCTTTTGTTGAATCAACAGTCACTTTGTCTGATAGGTCTTTTTCTCTTTCATTTTCTTCTTGTTGAGGCTCGGCAGTTTGTTGAACTGGGATAGGGTTGTCTGGCTCTCCTTTAAGTTGTGCCACTTGAAATTCATCTGGTTTACAAGATGACATCAATAAAACTATTGCGAGTAAAAATACTTTTTTCATAACCTTTTAATTATACTGCAAATATACGAAAAAAAATTGACACCTGCAAGTTTTACAAGTGTCAATTCTGTTAATCTTTTGTTAAAAAACCTTCTTTTTTCAGAATATTTCTAATAGAATCTATTAAGTCATCTAAAGTTCCATTATTTTGAATTATATAATCAAAAGTTGCATTATCTAATGCTGTTTCTGATACATGTTCGTTTTGTCTTTCTCCAATCCAGTATCCAAATCCACTACAAGTAGGACACCCACCACCTTGACAGTTATTACATGGAACCCTGTATTCCCTTTCAATTCTAATTACTAACCCTTCTCTTGATTTTATAGCATCTAATTCATTGGGGAATCTCATGTCTGTAATAATCCACTTTGATTGTACTTTAGTAGTATGAATGTTAAACCATTTTTCTAAGTGTGTATCTATCCAATCTTGAGATGTACCTTCGCTAAAAGTTATGTTTTCTTTAAGATAGTTAATGATATTTTCTTTGGTGTCTTTATAGAAATTTTTTAGCTTAGATTCTTGATGTACTTTATCATACCCAGCATAGTAATATAAAGTATTATCTTTACCTTTGTAATCAGCTAAAGTTGCATTCACCCAGACTTGGGGGTGAATAATTTCTCTACCACATTCAGTACCAACTAATTGTAATAATAATCTTGGTGTTGTTTTTACAAGGAATCTTGCATCAGCAATTTGTTTATCAATTCCTGACCACTGCCCTAAGGGAAACAATTTACCTCCAGATTTATAATACCACCACTCTTCTCCTAAAGGAGTACTCTTAAAAGTCTCATCTTCTAATTGTTCTCTAGTACACCCAATAAGAAGACAAACAATATCCTTTAATTTATCAGCAAATTTTTTGATAACCCATTTATCATAATAAGAAGTATCATTATCTTGAACTTGCTTTCTTAAAAAATCTTTAACTCCTGTATTATTTAATTGAGGAGAATTTAATAAAATTTGGACAATACTTCCTGAAGTATCTTTTCCACTCTGTTTTTTTCCTGAAAATCCTATAATCATTACCAGCTAATTTTATAATATGTTGTATTATGATACGCTGTATCACTTGTCATTTTTTCAACTGTTAAACCTTCATTTTCTAACCATTTGATTGTAAAATCATCAATATCAGAAGGATGTATAACAGCATTATCTTGCCCATCTTTAGAAGCTTTATAAAGCATAGTTTTTACTTTATCTAGTTTTGAAGAAACAAAATCCTTTGTAGCTTTTTGTAGTTGTTCTTTAAATGTTGGCAATTCTTTTCCTTCAGGGCGTTTGTATGCACCAGACACCCCCCAAGCTGGGTTACCTTCATCATGAAGGTGGAGTTGATTGTTTAATATTCTTTTTAACATAATTACCAAGTTACAGTTATAAAATCTCCATCTCTAAAATCATTTGTTTCTGTTACTATGAACCCTTCTGATTCTAACCAATTGATAGTATCTTTATCATAAAAAGTATACATGAAAGTTGCTCTAGTCTTGCCAGTAGCAGCAGCCACTTTAATTCTCTTTTTTATCTCCTGAATTTTAGGAGAATTATAATTTTTAGTGAGGGTCTGAACCTCTTGTAAAAAATTTCCCATAATCTTTATAGTTTTTGATTGTCTGTCTAGTTCTCTATCATAAGCATAAGCTTCATCATAATGTCCCATAATTTATTTTTTTCTTACATTTAATCCTATTGTTGAGGCAAATCCAAAATCACCATAGCTTTGGGTTTCAACACCAACAACCATGTATGTCTCTCCTTTATGAACTATATTAGTTCCAATTTTTATTGGAATCTCTTTAATATACCCATCTGTAGCATATCCATTTTCTTTAAGGTCTACAATAAATATTGTACCTCTTCCTGTTACTTCAACTGATTCTTTGATTATCATTTTAACATTATTGCAGGAAAGTTAGTATTATGTAATTTACCATCATCAAATCCGTATAGAACAAACGGTATTACAGGATAGTTGACTCCATCAATGAAGAATTCTCCACTTTCTATTGGAATAAAGTAGCTAGTACCACCTTCATCTTTGTGTGGTGGATAATTATCAGATGGAATAAATACCTCAATATAACTTTGAAGTGGTAATTTTCCTATTTCCTTCATTTTATTGATAACACAATTAGGATTTTTTTCAAAATAATAACAATCCAATCTATGTTGTTTCACCATTCCAGATTTCATCTGCTTTATTTGGTTTTTTATTTGAGCTAAAGATTTAAAATCTTCAATAATAGACCCATAACTTACTAAAGACATATGTTTATTTATTTCCATAACTATTTATTATATATTACTATTGTTACATCACAATCGGTAAACTCATTCTGAATAATAGATTTAATTCTCTCCCAATCACCCCCAGCAAGTCCCGCCCCAATTTGAGGAAGACCAATTGTTCTACCTTTAAACCTATGATTCATTTTTCTCATACATAAAGTAAGAGCTTCATAATCAATAGGAGTTTCTACACCATCTATATGATTTCTACCATAATGATATTGAGTATAAGCATTCACAATATAAGTACCATAAGCTATCTTCATATCTCTTTTATAGTCAATGGTTCCTAGTTTGTCAATATTTCCAGGATGTTCTAATTCTTTAGGAAATTTATTACACCCAAAAGCCTGAGCCATCTGAGGAGCAATACCAGCTCCCATTGTACAAAAACAATTACAGCCGTGGGCTATAACATCAAATTCACCTTCTTGAGCAAGTTGAATTAAATCTCCTTTCATTTCGCTATATCTACTCATATTATGATATTTTATTTAACATGTAAATTATTGCTTCTGCTGTCTCTTTTGAGTACACAGGAAGTTTAGTTGTTGCCACATTTCTTAGTTCGGTTCCTGAATCGTTATCTTCAGGTAAAAGTTCCTGAGTGGTATAAGCACCATTATCTTTAATGTAGTAAGGAATAAAACTGTCTCTTCCTCCATAAAGAACTGCTTGTTCATCCCCAATCAAATTGGCAGATACTAAAAGGTCAACTGTTTTAACCCACTCTTCATTATTAGGATTATCCTTTAATGGAATCATTATATCACTGGTTCTTAGATGTTCAGAAATCATTTGTCTTCTGAAGTCAAAAGGAAATGGATTTTTTACATTAAAACTATCTGAAACACCTAACAAAATCAAAAGTTTGTTATGTCTGGACTGAATAGTTTCAATTAATTTAATGTGGCTAGATGTCAAATAAGGCACCTGCATTCTTGAAATAATAACACCTAAAGTGTTGTTGTCTTTAAATAGACTTTTTTCTGTCATAGTTTAGTTAATTTTTAATATAGTGGTAAATCAATAATATTTTAAAACTTCAAGTTTATAAAAATTTTTTCCTCCTGCTGTGTTTTTAAGTTTTTCACTTGTTTCATGGTCAATTCTTTTTCTATTTTTTATTCTCAAATTTTAATTTTTCAAGTAAAAACTCAATAGATTTTTTATCAGTAGTAGATATTTTTGTTGTAATATCCCCCCATCTTTTAGTAGGAAAATTGGGTTTTTGTATATTTTTCTTATGTTCTTCTGGAGTGTATTTATGAATTAAATCCCATACTTCACTCATAGGTACAGTTTCCCATCTTTCTTCAATAGGATTTTTTAACATTTTGTTAATCATTCTATTAGCCTCATCAAGCATATCATCCTTATTTTCAAATCCAAGTATAGGTGAATAAAATTTATAACGTTCTTTTCCATCAGTATCAATAATCCCACCTCTATAATGATATTTAAGGGATGTTTTAAATTGGAATATATCAATAAATAAATTTTTTGATTTTAACCATTCCTTATCATAAAGATATTCTTTATAGTTTTCCATCTTCTAATTCTTTCGTTAAAATTTTTAATAGGTCTTCTTCATTTACTTCATCGAATCCTTCCCATTCCTGCATTGTCTCATAATCATAAGCTATAAAGTCCCCTGTATCTTCATTAAACATTCCTTCCTTGAAGAAATCTATACAATAACCTTTAGAGTGGTACATTCTATACTGCTTTTTAGACAGTATATCATGAGAGTAATATTCCTCTTCAGTCTTAATAATATGGATACCATTTTGTTGAATTTCTCCTAATTTTTCTACTGTCTCAAATAACTTTTGAAATATTGATTTTGCCATCACAATTAATTTATATGCAAATATACAAAAAATCCCTCACATATGCAAGGGATTTAGTGTTAATTATATGTTAAAATAAGTCAATGACAACTAATTGTTTATGAATATCGTGGTCCCAAGACATATATCTATCAGAATCAAACTTACTATTTGTTGTAAATACTTTATCAAAATAGTTTGTAACTGGGTCATTTCCTAAGTCATTTACTGTTAGGTGACTTACAGCTAGGTAAAGTTTACCACAATTTTTCTGTTTCAGTAATTTTGAAAGACCTTTGAAAGTTCCTCCGAATACACAAATGTCGTCAACAATAAGAATGTCTTTCCCTCCAAAATCTGGTCTATCTATGTTCTGAATTAATTTTGAGTGACCTTCTTCATACTTTCTTGATTTAGAAGCAGAATAAGTTTCACCTTGCCAATTAATTTTATCACACATTTTCATTAATGGTTTAAATCCACCAGCATCAGAACTCATTAAAATTAATTTTCCTTGAATTTGTAGAGTTTCTTTATCAATTTGTTTTAATGCTTTTTCAATAAATTCACTATTGTCAATAATTTCTACACTATCAATCAAAGCTTCAACTACTTCAGGGTTGTGAGGATGGTAGATTTTATATCTAAAGTTACTTAAACTATTAAGGAATTCACACACTAATTTAAGTCCATGAGGTTGGTCAATAGCAAATCTTCTATCTGCTTGAGCATCAATTAAATTTGGAATTATAACAGTAACTGTCCATCCAGATGATTTAACTACATCATGAATCTGATTTAAAATCCACAAATCTTCATAGTGATTAATTCTGAATGTTAATTTGTTTGAAATACTTTTCACAATAACATATTTACTCATGTCAGGATAATCCTTTACTTCATACTCTAGTTCTGTATTGTAACCTGTATATTTAAATTGTCCAATTTCATCTAGTACTGATGAATTAGCAACTGTAAATTGTGGAACTTTTCTCCACGCTCTTTCGTCTTTTTCCCAAGGTGTTGTACTCATAATTATCTTTTATCTTGTGATATTAATATTAAAGCAAATGCTATTATAAAAATCCATTCCATTAGACCAGTTTGTTAATGTTATTTCTTACATCTGTTAGTGTAACTTCGTTAGTTAATTTTCCATCAAGAAAAACGATTCCTAATTTATTATCACTATCTTTTAAAGATTTCCAATTAATTTGGTCAACTAATTCAAGTTGTCCACCATTATCAACAACTTTCAATAAACCTTTAGCAGATTTTTTCATACCATCATCAGTAATTGGGTCTTTGAAAATTTCAAATCCTTCAGTTACTTCAGCATTGCCAGAAAATTGACCTGTCCAGTATGTTTTTTCAACATAAGTTGCTTTCATTGCAAACCCGAAAGTATCTCTCGTGTTATACTGATAAGTGTAAGAACCAACTCCAAACACAACATTAGTTGAAGCAAATCCTTTAGCTGCTAATCTCTTACATATTTGTTCAGCTCTTTCGTGAGTGATAGAATCTCCGTAGATAGCTCCAATGTGAGCATCAAGAACTTTATATCCTTGTTCATTAATAGTTCCTCCAAAAACATCCCAAAGCAATTCAATTACTCCTTTATGAAGGGGTGCTGGTTCAACAGAATTATCAGAAACTCTAACTACACTATCTCCAAAACAAACATCTACATATCCTTTTTCAGCTATTTCATCTACAAATTTCACTCTAACACTTTCAATAAATTCTACATTTGGTGCTGTGTATGAAATACCACAAAGAATATCTACAGGGTCCCCAGAGTCAGGACGAATAACAAGTTTACCATCTCTGGTAAGAATTTCATCCTTCAAGGTAGGTAACAAGTTTGTACACACATTCCATAAATCCCAGGTATCACTTACTACTGAAAGAATACCTTTAGGATACGTTTTCAAAAGTCTTCTAAATGTTCCAAGTTCATCTTCCTTGGAACCAGCACACATTACAGAGTGTTCAGTTGCAGGAACGGAACCAGCTAACATTTTAGGTTCATTATAGTAATGAGCAGCACCCCAAATAGTAGGCATTGAATCAGTTCCATAGAATGAAGTCAAGTGACCTAATCCAGAAGCTACAGTAGCCTCTACAGCATCAAGACCTCTCATTGAGAAATCATGACCTTGCCAATTAACAAATTCAATAGCTTTAGGGTCTGTTTTCTTAGCCCATTTAGTAAGAATCTTTCTGTAAGACAAAGCAATAGTTGCAGAAGTCATTGGTTTCCATAAAAACTGACTTAAAATAGTTTCTAAGAAATTTGGTAACCAGTAAAATTCAGGATTTGTATTATGAATAGTTAACATAGGAACTCTTATAGGACAAATAGTACCTTCTTCAAGAGCTCTTATTTCTAATGGAAGATACCCTAAATCCCACAATTTTTCAAAATGGGTAGTATCATATTCTGAACCAAAGAAAAGTGATAGAGCCTCCTTTATTGGCTCAATAGCCTGATGTTTCAATTGTTCTAATACTCCCTTGTTCATTGTGTCAACAAAACCGTTTCCAGAATCAGTTACAATCATATTTCTTTCTTTAGTAAAAAAGAAATTTGTATCAAATTCTTCAACTAATTTTTTGATTGCTAACTGAACCCCAAATACTACCACCCCTCCTAAATCTTTTGTAGCCTCAGGAGCATATTTATTAGCTCTTGGAGTAAAGTTAGAGAATACTAAACTTGTTCCTTCTGGGTATTGTTGATGGTGAGATAGTTTGTAAGCATCAGTTAATAAAATTGCATTTTGTTTGTTCATAATATTGATTTTTGATTATTTTATATGTTCTTCTAAAACGATTAATTGATTTGAAATTATTTCTCCTCCTACTCCTTTTATATATAATGACCCTTTAGGAATAATAGCTTTAAGCATTAATGTTCTAATAGAGTGCATGTATAGAAGAGCTTGTAGAGCATTTCGTTGGTTTCTATAAGAATGTAATCCTATTTCTAAATAAAGGTGTTTTCTAGTGAGATTCTCTAAAGGGGAGACCATGACTATATTTAGTGTATAAGGGTATTCTTGAATTGGAGATTCCCAGCTACCATCTCTGTTTAATTTTAATAATTTATATACAGGAATGTCTTTCTTTGCTATCCTATATTTGGGACCTAAGATAATATTTTTTAATACTGATAGTGGTCTAATAGTTAAACACATACTTTATTGTTTTTAATTATAGTGCAAATATACAAAAAAATCCTCACTTACGCAAGGATTTTCTGTTAAAATTTTGTTAAAAATTAGTTTTTTATTTCTAATCTTTCAGCTTTCATCTTTTCAATTATTTCAAAACCTTTCTCAACATTATAGTTATGGTCCATACCTAATGATGTTAATTTTGGTTGAATATTATTTCCGAATGCTTCAATATTAGCAGTGTATTGAGAAACTGAACTTTCAATTTGTTTTAATGATTCCTTAAACATTTTCATTTCAGCAGAATTATCTCCTAAGAATCCAGAAGCTTTATCTGTTGCCCCATTAAGTTCTTTTAATAATTCATATTCTGATGCTTTGTTATCAAGTTCATGTTTTAAGATTTCAGAATCAGCAATCCATAATTTATAAATCTCCTGTAACTGAGTTACTTGACCATTTACGAATTCTAATTTTGGTTTTAATACATCAATATTCTTTTGACTAGTGGCTATTTTAGAAGCTAGAATTTTAGTAAATACTTCTTCTTTATCTCTACCTTCAGCTTGTGATTCAAGTTTTTTAACCTCCTCAGTAAGTTCATCAACTCTTCTCTGAGTTTTAGTTCTTACAGCCATCACATCTCTGGTAGACTTTTCAAGACCTTGAATCTTTTCAACTAAATAGTCATAGTATCTGTACATATGCCAAAGTGGATTTGAAGAGATAATTTTTCTTGTCATATTCCAGCTAATTTGTTTAAACCAAGCCCAAATAACTTCATAGTTAAAGATAAGGAATAAAAGTGGAATACCTAAAATTGCAGCCATCCACAGGTTAGTCATAATGACAATAAGTGGTGGGAGTAAGAAATATAACAGGACCAAAACTCCTACTAATAATCCTCCTGCTAAAAACTTTTGACCTGGGGTCGTTAAATCTGGTAAATTCTTCATGTTGTTAAAATTTGTCTATGATTGAAAAGATGAATAAAATATAATTTTCTACACCAAGGTAGGGGATTCGTGGAATCCAATTTAAAAATTTCATGTAAATGTTATTAATTTATTGATAAAATATAACCCATTGTAAAGTTACAATCCCAGTCCCAAATAACGTTTCCTGGATTAGTTGCATCCTTGATTGCTTTGTAGATGTTAAGCCCTGATTTTACTTTAGCATTATCAGCAGTATAATCCTGAGGATTTTTTAGTAAAATAAATCTTGAACCACTACCTGTTTGTTTTGCTAGTTCAAATGGAACACCTCCAATGATAAACATATTTTTTCTAAGTTCTTGAGGAACTTTTGTAACTAATGTACTAATTTCAGAATATACATTTCCATCAGTTTTACCATTTTGAAAATATTTAGCCCCATAAGTCTCAACAGTTTTCAATTGTGTACCCTCATACCAAGAAATCTTAGTATTACCTGAACCCATGTCTACAGCGAATGAATTTGCTCTATATTCTTTAGGAAGTAAGGCTTTTAATGCATACTTACCTTCTTGGTCAGCAGTTACCTCATTGACTTGGTAACCCATATCTTTAATAGCTTTAGCAATAAGTTTTGTTTTTTCATTTTTCAAAGCTCCTGAACTAATAATAAAATGTACATTTCTTCCTGAAACTCCTTTATTAAAAATAGAAGAAAGATATTTCTTTAAACCAGACTGTACATCTTGTGTAGTAATGAATCCTTCATAAGCAAGAGACTCTCCAAACTCTTTAGATATTACCTTATAGTTATCTTGAACATCTGCTTCAATAACGAAACTGTTAAATCCTGAGGCTCCAATTTCTACCACTCCATAAAGAGTTCCTCCAATTGGCTCACTAACTTGAACATTAGCATTTCTATTATCTGAAGTTCCAGAACCAGAAACTATGGCAGTTGAAGTAGTAGGAACAGTTGGTGTTACTGAGTTAGCTACCGAATTTGTGATACTTTCAATCTTGTCTGGATTCTTAAAGGCATAATATTTATAACCTCCAATAATTACCAGTAAGATTACAATTACGAATGGGATTAAATACTTTTTCATTGTTTTGATTTTTGTTATTATTAATTATTTATTATTTATTAGATTGCAAAGATAAGTAAAATTTTTGAGATATGCAAATCTTTTATTGTTAAAATTTTGTTAATTTATATTTTTCTGTTAAATTGGTCAAGTCCATATAACCATTGCCATTGGTTTCTTCCTTCACTTCCAATTTTTTGCATATCTTCATTGAATTTAGAAATTTCTTCGTTTGTCATTGTTGAACCACTATCTCTACTTGGTTTAGGAGCATATTTATTTTTAGTGGCTTGAACTTCTTTTTCTATTTCACTTGGAGGAACTTCTTGTACACGTTTATCCTTTAACCTATAACAATCTTTTGGATAAACAATTTTAGTACATGGGTCAAAATCTCCTATATAAACTTCAATTTCTAACCATTTATCCCCCCAACCATCTCCTCTTCTCCTTGTGTTAATTACTTTACACTCAAGTATGTAGTAAGGGTTATAAAGATAAATTATATCTCCTCTTCCAGGTCCATAATTAGAACCATAGGACTCTAAATCATCTAATTTTAAATCTTTTCTGTACATTACTAATTATTTTATAATTTCAATCCATCTGTCTCTATAATACTGATGGTTGTGTCTTTCTGCTGGATTAAGAAGCATATATTCTTTCATTGATTCTACATTTGTAAACAATCCAACTTCTCTTAATTTCTTTGTTCCCCCTGGACCTTGGTCTAGCCAAATTTCTAATATTAACATAGTTTTTTAATTTTGATACTGCAAATATAGTAAAAATAAATGACCCTCACAATGGTAAGGGTCATATTTAACATAACTTTAACATATATTAAGCTTCACAAGCACTACAATCTGGTTTTTGTACAATGTTTGATAATAATTCTTTTGATACACTCTTACTTCTTTGGTAATAAAGTGTTTTAACTCCTTTCTTCCATGCATCTATATAAAGTCTGTTAACATCTTTAACCTCCATTTCTGGTGGAATATTAAGATTTAAACTTTGAGCTTGGTCAATAAAGGTTTGTCTTAAAGCAGCTTGTTCTACAATAGCAAATTGATTAACCTCTTGGAAGGTTTTGAATACCTCTTTTTCTTCTTGAGATAAACATTCTAATTGTTGAACCGAACCGTGATTCAGCATGATTTGTCTCCAAGTTTCTTCATTATCTAATCCTTTTTCTTCTAATAAAGCTGCTAAGTATTTATTCTTTCTCATAAAGTTTCCTTTTGCAAGCCCTGCTTTAAAATAATTTGAAGAGAAAGGCTCAATTCCAGGAGAAACTTGTCCTAGAATAGAACTTGAACTTGTAGTAGGAGCAATAGCCATCAAAGTTGTATTTCTTCTACCATAGCCTTTTAAAAGCTCAGGTTCCCCAAATATGTCAGCAAGTTCTTTTGAAGCTTGTAAAGATTGTTCCTGTAGTTGTTTGAAAATTACAGTTGTGTAAGCTCTTGCTGATAAAGAATCAAATGGAAGCATTTTACTTTGTAATAATGAATGCCACCCCATAACACCAAGACCTAAAGCTCTATGTCTTTTAGCAAATAAATGAGCTGATTCCATGAAAGGAAGACCATCTGTTTTTTCAATAAACTCAGACATAACAGCATCTAAAATATAAATTGCAATTTTAACTGCTTTTGTATCTTTCCATTCATCATAAAGTTCTAAATTCATAGAAGCTAAACAACAAACAAAGGATTCTTCTAGTGATGATGGTAAAGCAATTTCACTACATAAGTTACTCGCATTGATTGGTAATCCTAAGTTTTTATAAACATCAGGTTTATTTCTGTTTACATTATCTGTAAAGAAAATATAAGGGAGTCCTTTCTGTTGTCTTGATTCGAGTACTCTTGCCCAAATTCTTCTTTTATCCATATCTCCCTCAATCATTTCCTGCATCCAATAATCTGGAACACAAATTCCTGTAAACAAATTCTGAATAGGGCTACCAATATCTTTAATAGATAAAAATTCTTCAATATCTCCGTGGTCAATATCTAAATAAGCAGCGAATGCTCCTCTCCTTACACCCCCCTGAGAAACCACATCCATTGTAGTATCAAAAAGTCTCATGAATGAAACTGCTCCTGAAGATTTTCCGTTATCTGTTACAGCAGTCCCTCTAGCTCTAAGTTCTCCAAAGTATCCAGAAGTTCCTCCACCTTGTTTAGTCTGCATAATAACTTCCCCTTGTTTAATTGTAATTCCTTCAATAGAATCAGGAACGTGAACATTAAAACATGAAATAGGCAGCCCTCTTTTTGTACCCATATTAGCCCATACTGGGGAGGACAGGGATACCCAACCTCTTTCAATAACTTCAATTATTTCTTCCTTCAATTCTGGTCTATAAAGTCTCTTACACACGGCTGTAGCAACTCTATCAATTGCTGCTTCTACAGTTTCTCCTTTTAAAAGGTATCCTCTGTTTAAAACCTGTGCTGATTCTTCATTATACCACCAAAGTTTATCTTTCATATATTATATAGTAATTTTTGTAAAACTTCTAAACCAATCTGATAATGGTCTACTCCATTTATTTCCGTTAGCCCCCTCATAAATTACATCAATTGGATGGTCTTTCCATCTTTCTGGTTCAGCTTGGGTATTTGTTAAGAATAAAACTGTATAAATGTTTCCATTTGTATGTTTAAACTTATGACCTTCTAAATACTCTGTAATCTCAGCTACCCACTTTTTAGGGGTAGCTTTTGATTTATATGTTAGGTATTCTTTAGCTTCATTACTTAAAGAATCCCAGATTTCTTCCATTGTCATACTAACAAAAAGTGGATTCTTTTCTAAGTTTTTCAATAGTTTCAGCATCTTCTACAAGCTCAAGAGGTAAATCAAGGAGATTTCTTACATCAAATCCTTTCATTTTTCTAACTTGACTATAGTAACCAGTTTGAGTAGCTGATATTGACAAATACTCAGAATCTGTAGCAGCTACTACAGTTACTTTGAAATAAAGAGTTTTATCTTCGTAAGTAGTTTTAAATAAATCATCTATTGCAACTACTTGGTCAGTAGTAAATAGAATTGATGTTCCTGAGATTAACTTTGTTTGAGCTACTTGAGCAGTAATAATTTTTAAATGTTCCATAATATAATTTTTTATTTTTTACAATATATAGTTTCAGGTAATTCCCCGAATACGAATTTAGTTACGTGACATAACCATACTGTCATATTTAAAGTTGGATGAAGAACATCATAAACTCCTCCTTCACTTTCTTCATAAAGTAACACTAACATAAAGTTGGAATCTTCAAAATTTTCTAAAGACATTTTTATTGATACTTTATCATCTCCTTGACCTAAAATATCTAGTAGTGTATCTGCTCCAGAAACCATTTCAAGTTCCCACTTTTCTCCTTCCCATTTTGGATAATCAATGTACCATTTACTATCTGTATCTTTATAAAAATTTAAAATTTCCATGTTTTTAAAATAAATCGTTAGCTGTTATACTCTTATCGTGTTTTGTGTAGGCTGTTGGTCTTTTTGCGAAAAAATCATCCAACTCATTAGCAAATACTTCTTCCTCAAACCAAGCCATAGGTTTATATTGTTCTGGAGTAATGTTAAACATTTTTGTTATGTTCATTTTTTCCAGTGATTCATCTACTCTATATTTCATAAAATTTAGCATATCTTCTTTTGAAAAGAAATCTAATTCTCCTTTTTCATAAATCCAGTCTAAAAGCCTTTCCTCGTACTGAATATATTCTGTAATAGCTTCCTTTAAATGTGAGATAGTCTCAGGACTAAAAGGGAACTCTTCTTGAATTTTATTAATCAAATAGATTCCAGCATTAGCGTGTACTTGTTCATCAATGGAAGTCCAAGCAATAATGTTTGAAACATTTTTCATATATCCTTTATTCTTAGTAAAAGATAAAATATTAGCAAATTGACTAAATAGAGATGAATTTTCAATAACAATTGTAAAGAATAAAAGTTTTTCTACAATTGATAATTTACTATTAAGATTCGCCTCAATTAATTCAAGTTTTTCCTGAAATACAGGAATTTCTATTAGGTTTTTAAAATCATCATTGTAACCTAAAACCTCTAATAACCTTGAATAGGCTTCTGAATGTCTGAACTCACATTCAGCGAATGTTCCACCAAGACCATTTAATTCTGGTTTAGGTAGATGTTTATATAAATCTCCCCAGAAGGTTTTAACGCCTACTTCAACCTGAGCAATACTCAGTAAGCTTCTTTTAACTACTTCTTGTTCAATTGGGGTTAGATTAGACTTAAAGTCCTGTACATCGGCTGTGAATTCCAGCTCGCTATGTACCCAAAAAGACTTGTTGATTAATTCAACAAACTTCATTACTTCAGGGTATTCAAATGGTTTATAATTTACCCTTTTCTCGAAAATACTCATAAATTCTATATTATTTAACTAAATTAGATAAAAAACTGCCTTGAGTATTTGAACTCTCAAGACAGTAATAAAGGTTGCAAAGATACAACAAAATTCTTGAATACACAAGAAAATTACAAAAATTATTAGTTGTCTAATTTAGAATTATGTAATTCTTTTCCAGCAACTGAAACTGACTGAATTATAAGTTGTAAGGCTTTTTCGAAAAAAGAATATTTGGTTTTCATATTGCCAATAATAATTTTTAGTTGGTTTAAATCCCTCCTAATTTTCTGATACCTCTCATCATTGTTGATAACTTTCTCAGCTTGAGCTATTGAAACTCCTGTTGATTTATTAATCTCTACTAACAATCTTGAGTAAATCTCTTTCCTGAAAACTTCATCGAGAAACTCCAATTCATACAGAAACCTATCTCTATAAGAGGATAAGTATGTCATTTCATTGGTTATTTCCTTTTTGATAGTTTCTAATTCTAGGAGATTAGTTCCTCCAGGTAAGTTAGTATATCTTTTAATTTTATCTTCAATAGAGGTAGTAAGCCTTACAACCTCATTAATTTCTTTTTGAGTTAGATTAATAGGAAGAACAACTTCATCTATCGTCTCTATCTTGGATAAAATATTATCTAGAGTATTAGTTAATTCAACATTATCTTTAACTCTTTCTTTGTTGCCCAAAATGAGCATTTTAATAACTTTATATTCTTGTGAATCAAACATAATATTTATATTAACCCCTCTGAAGAGGGGTAGTTATTATTCCATTAAATCTAACTTTGGACCTTGAGCAGCCTTTGCCATAGCTTCAGCTTCAGATGCCTTAACAGCTAATCCTCTCTGAATATTGTCTATGTGAATTTCCATACCATCTTGGAATAAAGCTTCAGCAGCCTTTCCTCTTGGTGTAGTAGTTACAATTACTTCTTCTTTTGGTTGAATCATAATACCTCTTTCATCTCTGGCAGGACCATCCTCTAGGTTAAATTTGTTAATAACAATTTGCTCCTTCATTTCTTCTTGCCCCATAGCTGCAAAAAATTGAATAGCTCTAGCAAGGAACTCTCCTGTTACATATACCATTGTGTTAGGTGTATACACATAATCAAATGGGTCTGTAATTACTTGTTGTTCTTGCTCTTGTACTGGTTTTGTTGACATAAATATATTAATTTAAATTTGTTTTTATTCTAATCCCATGACAAATCCTCTTGCCATAAGAAATCTGTTTTCTCCTACTTCGGTCATTGTAGCTCCTGCTTGGCAGAAAGCAATGATTCCATCTTCTAAAGGAAAGTCTGAGCCATCTGGCAAAGTCCCCCAGCTATGGACTTTAACTCTAACTGGCTCTGTGTCTTTGTTAAATCCTGATAAAGGAGTTTCAGTTTTTCCTTCTGTTTTTTCTTTCTGTAATTTTTCAATAATTACTCTTGCATCTAGTGATTTTCTTATCATTTCTTTTATTTAAAACGTTTCAAAATTATCTTTAAAATATTGTTCTGCGACTAACCATTGGTCTTGATGATTTTTAGGGTTTCTAGCAATCATGTCTCCAATTTTTGGGCTACCATTTTGTTTATCAGCATCTGAAATTGATACATTATTTCCAAAAGGTTCTTGAGATATATGTAAAAATCCATGATTTTCGTATGAATTAATATCATTTTCTGTTACAGGTCTCATTTCTGCAATTTGAGTTCTTTTAAATTGTTTAAATTCCATTGTTTTTACTATATTTTTCAATTATGAGGTCACCAAAATCACTTCCGTCTGGTAAAGCTGACTTTTCTAAACTTGTGTTAATTTTTATGTTGTAAATGTCAGAAAATTCTGAGAGTTTTTTCTTCCATTTTTCTAAAGCTTTTGCTCCTTTATCAGGATAGAATGTCATTTTGCAATGTTTTAAAGGTTGGAGTCTATCTTCATTAATCATTTCAATACCACCCACTGCTAACCAAACTTTCCCATCCATCATATTACATAAAAGAGCTGTTTTCTCAGATTCAACAATATGAATCTCTGTAGTATCAGGAGTTACTAAATGCTCCCCAAATATACATTGTTTAAGATTAAAATCATAATAACCTTTATCCATTAATCTTTTGTCTGGTACATGTTCCCAGCTAACAAATGGTCTAGGATTTTTAACTCTTTTTCCAGTAGCTACATCATATAAAATAATTTTTCCTGTTCTGGTGTCAAACTGTTGGTCTATTTGCCAGAATACTGTTGAGGATTGCCATTTACTGGATTCACCAACTTTATACTTTACTAATGTTTTCTGGACTTTTAAAGGGTCAAAATTATTGAATAGGAATCGTGAAAGATTATCAGAGAAAGTCATGGATTCTAAAACTCTAGAATTGTCTATTAAAGAGATACCAAGCATTTCTTCTTGGTATTCCTTAATAACATCTTTAGGTTTCACCATTAAAGTTTTATCTTTAACATCCTTTCCAGAAGGAGGTGTAAACTTACCACATTTTTCAACCCTATCACATCTTCCAAATTCTTCAGGTAAATATTCTCCAGTAGTTACATCAATAAATCTTGTATAACAATGTTTATGACCACAATTAGGACAACTGTGTCGGCTTCTTACACCATTGTATTTTTCAAGTACATATCTGTTAACTGGTTTGTTCTGTATCTTTCTCTCCTCCGTCTCTTGTTGTGCCATGATGCTTCTCTAAATATTGTTTAAGTGGTAAAGTTTCCATTAAAGGTCCAGTTGTATAAGATTCCATTGAGATAAAATCTTTATAAATTGTGACAAAAGGAGTTTTCCACTTGTGTTTAATTCTACCTTGCTCAAATACAGTCTCACAAAGGTCATTTAGTTTACCATCACTCTGTTCCTTTAAATTGTAAGTTGGAGAAGTTCTCCAGTCTTTAGGAGACCAGTTGTATAACCCTTCAACTTCAATGTTAGGATAATTTTCTTTTGCAATTCTTTTGTAGAGCTGTAATTGAAAATAATGTTTGTCAAAAAATCCATTTTGAGAAGACTTAAAATCGACAATTGCAACAATCTTCTTTTTTCTTTTGATAATCTTTGGTTGACCTTTATTAGGTCCAGATTTTAAAGCCTCACCCCAAGGACCTTCCTCATCAATTTCCATCTCACAAATCATGTCCACTGGAGAAGCAACCATGTACTTTTCAGATTTCATAACAAGCTCGACAGCTAGAGGTTTCACATTGTAATCAATTACGAACTGACCAAATGCTAAGATTGCTTTTTTAAGCCATTCTTCATCTTTTCTGATAATGTCATTAAAGAAAGGAACATCTAAATCAGGGTGTTTGTCAATTAAATGCTGACCAATGTTGTTTAGATTAATTTCAATTCCTTGAATGTAATCTCCAATTAAAGCGTGCATCATGGTTCCTCTTGAAGCTGCATAAGTTAGCTCAGTTTCTGGATTCTTTCCTTCTGCTTTTAATCTGCTTCTCCATACTTCTAAAGCAAAGGTATCTTCAGCATACCCATCCTTAATTAAAGTCGTAGCAGAAGAGTAAATAGTTACTGTTCCTTCAGGACTTACAGTGTAATAGAATCTGTTTAACCCTTGTGAAAATCTTCTGATATGACCTACAGGTCTAGGTAATTCAGGTGACAGGAATTGTGGATTCCCATCTTCAATTAATATATTGTTCATAGATAAAAATTTCAAATAAAAACCCACTTACTATCCTTCAGTGGGTTTGTTGCCTTAATTTCGTCCAGGTCTCATCAGCTTGCAATTTTATAGTCTCCCTGGCTGACTTTGAGTAAATCGTCTCACGGATAACTTTGCAAATATACAAAAAATATTTGAATTGTGCAAATTTTTATCTGTTAATGTTTGTTAAAAATTTCTCTCAAAAGCTGTGATAGATTGATATAATCTCTTTCTGTTGTGTATCTATGTAGCTGATAATAAATTAGCAAATCTCCATTTGCTTTTTCAAAATTTGGTTTGTACCTGAAATATAGTACAACCAGAATTATAAGCAAAAAAGCTAATAACTTCATTTTATAAGGGTTTTAAATTATAGTAAGAAGGTATTTCCATGATAATGAATACCTTTGTTAAACTCGTTGTCTTTTACGGCTGCTGCGTTAGAATAGAAGATTCCATTTTTTTCTCTAACACCTGCATTATTAGCATCACTAGAGTCATGAATATGACCAAAACAGTGAAGTTTTAAATTAGGTAATGAATCAATTCTTCGACCAAGGGCTGTATCTCCACATTGATGAATACCTCCTGTAGTTGATAAGTCTAAAATTCCCTTTCTAGGTCCATGTGTAATAAGGATGTCAGTATCCTCAGGTATCATATCCCAATGTTTAGGAGTCTTAGAACGGTCTGTGGTAAAGTACCACGTCCCAAATGTAGGAGTAGTAGGGTCACCCCAAATCTTTAATCCATCTATTACGACCATATCTTTGTTCAAATAGTGAATATTATTCTTTTCACACATTGATTTAGCTCTTTTTTGCTCTAAATAGCAAGTAGCATCATGATTTCCTGGAACATAAATCTTGAAAGATATAGGAAGAGCTGCATACCATTCAATAAAAGCTTCCCATTCTACACTGTTTCTAGCTAAATCATGAAAATTTGTAGCATCTCCTGAGTGAATGATAACATGTGTATCAGAAGGATAAACAAGTTCACTCTTATGTTGTTGGTCGTGTGTATCACTTATATGGTGAATCACTAAATTATGGTTGTTACTTATTTGGTGTTTCATAAATTTCTTTTTTATTTAAATCAAATATAAGTTCTGATTTGTTTACTATTGCATTATAAATGTCTCTATGGTCAAATACATTTAAACATTCATTCATAATATCATCATCTCTTTCTGTTAAACCTATTGTCACTAACTCCTCAGCTTCATTTGATAAGTACCAACCACTTTCTGCCCATTCCTTTACTTTTTTAGTTACTTCTTTAACTATATTGGGTCTAGGAGTTATTAATGTAGGGGGTTTTCCTCTCTCATGTAATCCCCAAATAATTTGATTGTCAAAATCTAGGTCTTTTACAAATCTACTATCAAGTCCTCCTACAACCATAGAACTATAATCATGAGGTCTGTATTCCCAGAAAAATCTACCATCTTTCTCATTTCCTCTTGTGAAAATAACATCAAATCTTTTGAATATCATTTCATTTTGAGTTTTTGCATTGGCATTTTGGTCAGGGAAAATACAGCTTGACCTATAACATTTATAACCTTCTTCGTGTAATATGTCTAATAAAAACATTAGGCTTCAATTTTTGGCAAAGAATATACAATCATTACTGAATAAGTTCGGTTAGAACCCATAACTGTATTCATCGAATAGTTTGTACTTTGAATAACTATTCCAGGGTTTGCATCAAGAAAAGTTTGAACATCTCTTTCAAAAGTAGCAGAAGATTCACTACTTGTTATTACTTTTACTTTCATTGTTTTATTTTACTCGGTTGTATGACTTAATTTTCTTAATCCATGATATTTCCCTGCTATATAAGCTACTATTCTTTTGTATTCTTCAAAGGTGTCTTTATGATATTCATAATGATTACAACTATCTATTAATTCCAGATGTAACATATACAGACCTTCAGGTAATACAGAAAGATTTGCTCTTTTTTTAACAGTTGTTAAATACTCTAAAGTTTTACCCTTTACTTTTTTTAATTCTTTATATTCTCTATCAGTTCTTTGGAATAATTTAAACATTCCTAGAATTAATAGTGCAAGTAGACCTATTCCAATAAGTATATTCATATTTATTTTTTTAATTTATCTAATACATAATTAATACCATCTACAAATTCAGAAGAAGCATTTTCAGGTTCAAATTTCAAATCTCCTAGCTCATACTTTTCTTTGACTTCTCTAAAGTCTACATCTTTTGTTCCTTCAAAATAGATTCTATTTTTTGATTCAACTTGGTCTATAATCTGTTGCCACATTATCTCTTTTGCTTTAACATAATCAGACTCCCATATACCTCCTGAGGTTGGTAAATAATACCCTTGAGCATCTGTGTGATTATTTCCACTAATTAAGTAAAAATAATTTGAATCTTTAGCATCAAAAGCTAACGTCTGAAAAGAGTGAATTTCTCCATTCCATATTTTATAAACTTTAGTTCCTAGTGGTAACTTTGATATTTCTTGAATAGTCATAATTTTGGTTTTTGATTATAATGCAAATATACAAAAAATAAATGAGACCTACAAGAGGTCTCACAGTTAAAATTTTGTTAAAATTAATTAAGAAGTGTATTTTTTATCTCAGGAATATGAGCTTCTTCATCCCAAGCGTGTAAAACAATATAACCTTCATCTACTTCAAGACATAAAATAGGGTCAAGCACTTCTGTATTAGCCCTTACTAATTCATTAAGTTTTGCTAAATTTATTTCATACTCTCTAGTATCTTCATTCATTACAAAAGTAGGAATAGTTATATTGCCTGATTGAATCATTCTATTTTCAAAGTGAGATTCAGGAGCAATAATTTTTAAATTACTTTTAATATAATTTACTTTCTTTTCAGAGCCTAATACACTTTCAGATTTTCTTACAGAAAAATAAGTCAAAATTGGTCCAGTATCAGAGCCAAATCTAGGATTACTAAATCTAGCATCAATAAAGTAATTCTCTTGTTTTATTTTTTTTCTAAAACCATTTAAAATATCTAAAGCCAGGTTTGGAATCTCTTTAGAATACACACAAGTTTCTCCTAGAACTAAATCATATTTCTTCATGACATCAATCATAGTTTTTCTAGGAATGAATTTGAATGAAGGGTATTCAATAGCATATTTAGCTATAGTTTCTTCAAGAGTCTTCTTGTTTGTAATTTCATCTTTCAAAGCTTTAATTTCTGCATTAATAATATCAATTTGAGCATCAATCTTTTCTTTATTTTTAAGAGTAGGAGTATTAATGAATCCAAAGCTGTCTAAATCTTGAGCCTTTTGCAATAATCTTGCATTCTCAGCTACATAAGTTCCAATCTTAATTTCTAAGTCCTTAATTTTAGTTTCAGAATTTTGAACAATTCCTACTTCTTTAAGTAATCTTTCTAATGAACTATTCATGTCCATTTTAATTGTGTGTGATGTTATAACTTCCATTTATTTTAAATGTATTTCTGTTTTTAATAAATCCCTTAAATCAGGAGTAATATTTTTGGTTTTAAACGTTTTGTATAGTTTCTTTGCTTTCTTGTCTTCGTTCAACCAGACAAGTACTCTTCCTGCTACTTTAAATCCAACTTGCTCCAAGAGAATCTGATAAAAGGAAAACTGAGCTGAATACTTCCCGAAATTATCCTGTATTAACTCATAATCAGGATTTACATGATATAATGGTTTTTTGTTATAAACGTCTGTTAAAGCTTTATTAGTTTTGTAATCATAAATAATAAAATTCTCTGTATCTGTATTGTATAATATACCATCACAAGTACCTGTGTACCAGTATTCTGGTGAGTACATTACTAATTCAGTTGCAACAGGAATTAAATTACTTGGTAAATCATTGATAAACTGTATAGCTCCCAAACTTTGTTTATCGAATGGAATTGGTCTCTCACATTCCTGAAAAAATTTCCAACGTACATAATCTTCACCTAATAAGTGAACTTTACTCCCATGAGCATTAGCTATATCTCCTTCTCCTTCCCATGCTAATTTGACATCTTCAACCTCAAGACCTCTGTCTTTTGCCCACTTAGGAGCAATCCCATCTGTATCAAATTCATCATATAAGTGTTTCAGTAATGATGAGACCGATTTGATTGGTCTATCACTACCCTCTATACGATAAATGTGCCCCTCCTGTTGGAAGGACACTTTTTTAAATGGCTCTTTTAATTTTTCATTAATCTTCTTTATTAGCTCGTAGTTCATCCAGAATTTCTTTTACTTTGTCACTTGTAACAACTCCTGTAAGTCTATGAAGAACATTTTCTTCTTCATCAATAAACACAAGGGTTGGTACATTTCTTACATTAAATTTCAAAGTGGTTTCTGGTTCAAGGTCTGTATTGATTGTTTTAATTGGGAAATCGTGTCCATCTAATACTGTTGTTAATGTTCTACATGGAGCACACCAATCGGCATAAAATTTTAATATTTTTACACTTTTGACTGTATCTTCCAAACTATCATCAAACAACTGTTTTAAATCTACAGGTTTATAATTAGCTGGCTTGATTACTTTACCTTGTTCATTTTTATGAACTTTGCCATTTTCATCTAATTTACTCATATTATTAGCATGAACTAAATCCCAAGCATCCCCCAATAAATGAATTACTCCTGCTTCTTGAGCTGTTCCATTAGCAATATAATGAATATCAATAACTGCATCAATAGTTTCAACTGGGTCTCCTGCCAGAAGAGCCTTTTCAAGTTCATTTACTTCTTCTCTAAGAAAATCCATTCTAGCCTGAATCCTCTCTTTCATGTCTCCTCTAGTAAATAAATTTCCTTCTTGCTCCTCAGCAATCTTCTCTTGAAATTCTCTAATGTCTTTAATTTGTTTCTCCATTCTTATTTTTTAAAAAATATTGTCCATTTTCGCAACATGGTTGCATTTCTTGTATAGCTCTACAGAACATCTCCCCTCTAGTTTCATCAGGAATCTCTTCAGGGAAATCTTCTTCAGTGCTATAAAATATAAGCCCGTAATTCCAAACATCATAATCTAATGAGAATGTAACTACTTCAAGCTTATTTTTTTCTTCAAAAGTTAAAAACTTTAACTGATAATCTGGGAAAAATTCCCCAGCAAATTTAGGTCCTAGTACAGAGCTTACAAAAAACTCTTTTACTCTATATACTTCTTTCATGTTAATGTATCCAGTGGTCTCCTTGAACAGCTTCAGCTTTCATAATAGGAGGGTTTAAAAATATGTTGGCTCCATCTGTCATGTTTCTTTGAATAAATTCCATACAAAATTCATTTCTTTCAGGATTAAATGATTCTAATCCAATCTCATCATGAACTGCTACAATAAGTTGAACATCATCAATTTTTTTCTCAATAAGTTCATTTCTCATCATAATTAGAGCTGTCTTGGTTTCAGAGCTACTAGTTCCTTGAATTCTATAGTTAGTTGATTTTCTTTGTAATGAGCCTCTAATCCCAAAATATTTTCTCCAAATATTCTTTAATTCAGGATATTTTTCGTTAATTTCCTCTTTCAAACTTGCCTTTTCTTCTCCACTCATTTTACCTCTTTGGAAATACTCTTCAGGATAATATTCTTTTGCCTGTTCATTAACTCTTTCCATTTCTTCAAAATCATCATTAAACCATCTTCTATCAACTACTTGGTCAATTTGTATGTATTTATTTTTGAAGGTATGGGTTGCCCATTTATCCATTGCTTGCTTTAATTTAGGATATGCTCCAAAATAATTATCTATAAATACCTGAGCCTCATCTTTAGTTAATCCAAAATCCTCAGCAAAACCTTTAGCTTCTTTTCCATATAAAAGACCAAACGAAATGATTTTAGCTTCATCTCTTTTCTTTTTGTGAAATTTAGTAAATCCATCAGTTTTATTTGCTGGGAAATCTTCAGCATCTGGATTATGAGCCTTGTTCATATTATTAGCTGTATAGGTGTGATTATCTTCACCATATATCGGATGTCCATTAATAAAGAAATCAAGTAATACATCTTCTTCAGCTAAACAAGCCACAGTTCTAACTTCTTGGTTACTAAAGTCAGCGAATATAAGAGTATTTTTTTCATCTAAGACTTTAAATGCATCCCTGTATACTCCTCCAGGAATTTGTTGAACGTTTGGAGCAGAACTTGCCATTCTTCCAGAGTTAAGAATTTGTCTAAAATTGGTATGAACTCTGTGAGTAATTGGGTGAACGTATTTCAACCACTCCTTTCCAAAAGTAGTAATATTCTGTTCTGACCTTTTAAATAATAGATAAGCTAAAATAAGTCTTTGATGGTCTTCAATAAAATTTCCATTTTCATCCTTTTCAAAGCCAATCCAAGTTTGTTCTTGATAATTCGTTTTAAACTCATTTTTAAGGGTTTTTAGAAGAGCTGTGGCACCTACAGTCCAATCTTGCTTTTTAGTCTGTTTACTGAACTCTTTAGGACATATTTCAAGGTATCTGAATAGTTCTACTACTTGGGTTGAGGAACTCCATTGAATCATACATCTTTGTTCATAACCAAATAGGTTAGCAGGTTCTACAAATTTAGGATAGAAATATTCAATATATGAATTAAGTTCAGCTAATCTTATGTCAAAATGGGTCTTTTGCTCATTAGCAATTCCTAACCAAACTTCTTTACTAAATGGCATTCCATTTAACTCCATATCAGCTATACACTGAGTAAATGAATTTTCCATTCTGAATAATTTCTGAGGCATATATACTTCTCCATTTGAAAGCTTTCTTCCTAAAAGTTGTCTCTCCATTATTAAGATAGGATAAAGAATATCATCAGAACCATACAGAATTTGTTTTGCAGTAAATTTCTTGGTTCCAATAGTAACAAATTGCATCCTTGTAGACTTGTCAATCTGTTCAGAATTAGCTATCTCGAATGGAGTCAGTAAGTGTTCATTCTCTTCAATAAAATCGTCATTAAGGGTTGATTCTCTCTCTCTTTCAAAAAGGTTAATATCTTCTACTTTTTTGACATCTAAATATTCATAAGCCATTCCAGCTAGAGAGAAACTTCTTTGAATACCATTATAAAGACACATCTCAGCAATCATACAATCCCAAACCTTTTTAAGGCGAAGACCATACTTATGTCTTAAATGCTTCCCTTCAAACTTTAGATTAACTCCAATGAAAGTACACTCCTTATTCCAATTAATAAAATCAAGAATAGGGCTTAATTCCCACTGAGTGTAATCTCTGACATCAATAACATAAATCTTTTCTAGATTACCTATCTGAAGCATTACTACATTTGATAGGTATGGGTCTAAACCTCCTTTATATACATCTGATTTTGATTCTTTCCTTTTCTGAAACTTTCTTGTAGTCTCAATATCAAGCCCTAGTAACCTCTTATTTTTAATGAACTGATAACACTCATCAATAGTAGCATAGTCTTCTACTCCATCAACTTTGTATTTTCCAATAAAATAAGTTTTAGTTTTCATTTATATTAATTTTAAAGCTTCCAATAAACCTGTTTCTAAAGCTTCTTCGTAGGTTTTATAAGATGTATAGTTATATTTTCTTTCCCAAGGTTTCCCTATTCTGTCTTCTTGTACAGGGTTTACAATATTAATTTCATATTTAAATTCTCCTGCTGTTGAATTACTAACATATACACGAAGTTTTTTCACTTCTCTTAACCATTTTTGTAAGAAAGATTGAGTTGGTTGAGTACATTCAATATCTGGATTTTTAAATTCTTCTGAATCTGTATCATATAAATGAACTTTATCATTAATATTCCACTTCTTCATTTGCATATATCCTGATAAATTGCTAGATTTTCCTTCGGTATTAAATGTTTTTCTACAGAATTCATTGAATCCTTTTGCTTTAGCTAGTTTAGCTGTTTCAAATGTTACAAACTGTTCTTCCATTATTCATAATTTCTGGTTAAACTATCACAGTATTCATTCCATTTATTACCATCATGACCACGAACCCATTCAACTTTAATGTTAACATTTCTTAGTTTATGAATTTCTAGCCACAATTCCAAGTTTTCCACCTTCTTATTAGTAGAAGTTTTCCAACCTTTTCTCTCCCAACCTTTACACCACTCATTATATCCTTTTGAGCAATATTGAGAATCAGTAAAGATTGTCACTTGAGTAAATTTATCTTTTGTTGTTGATTCATTCTCTAATACAGAGAGTGCATAAAATAAACCGTTTTTTAGAGCCGTTAACTCCATGATATTATTTGTTGTTTCTTTATCACTCCCCCATTTTTCAGAATAAACTTCATCATCTTTTACTACAACCATAGCCCAGCCCCCATCTCTGGTAGACATTTGGCAGCTTCCATCTGTATATATTTCCATATTCAAAAAATGGGGATTAATTACCCCCATCTAATTCATCCTCAATAAATTCTTTTGTTGCTTGTATCATATGAGTGAAGAACATTCCATGAGCAATTTCTACTGAAGTCTCAGCTTCTGTAATCCCTGCATCTGCATCCATTTTAATGACTCCTTCAGATTTGGAAAATTTAATCTTTCCTTTTTCTGATTTTTCACCAGTGTTGTTGTCTCTTACTTCAATTCTAACAATATAAGTTTTGTCTTCCAAATCTTCATCGTTAAAATAAATTGTTCCTTTTTCTTCATGTTCGTGATTTAAAACTCCTGCTTCCATATTGGCAAAGTTTAAAAAATCTTCCATAGAAATTGGAGTTAGAGCTGTTTTAACCATTGAAGCTAAATCTTGTGGTTTACTTTGTGCTTTAGCAGCTTCTGTTGTTATTCCAACTGCACTGTCTGCTCTAGCATCAGCTTCTCTTAATGCTTCTCTTTTTTTAGCCATTTCTGACATGTGTTGTCCTAGATTTTTGTCTTCTCCTAAACTCATAATGTTGTTTTTAATTGTTGTTAATTATAGTGCAAATATAAGGAAAATAATTGTGATATACAACTATTATTTGTTAATATTTTGTTAAAATTCTAAAGCTTCATTAAATTTATCAAAAGCTTCTACGAAATTGGTTCTCTCTGTAATTGAAGCTCTCACAACTCTCATTCTTTCAACCATCAGTTTCCAGGAATTGGGGAAAGCTTTTTCAAGTCCAGTAAAGTCCAGTCTATCAAGATACTTAGTGTCTAAAAGTGTATGTTCTTCCCATGTAAGATAAATACAATTCATCTCATGAGACTCAACTGATTTATGATTTCTTTTAGGAAATAGGTGACATATATTAACTTTGGTAGGGTAAGGTATCATTCTATTTGATTCTTCACTATATTTAAATTTATATAGTATCTCTATATGCTTTTCAAAAAATGTCTCCAAATTCTTGTTTTTTGGCTTTGGTTTTCTTTTAATTGAAGTAGTACTTCTGACTATAGGTTTTGCATCCTGTTTCATTGTACATGACTTACATCTATGTTTACTAAAGATATAAGTTTCTTCCCCACATATTACACACTTTTTCTTTTTCTGCTTAATAGGCATCTTTCTTATCATAGTATTTCCATAGTATAAGGTTTGAATGGAGTAAAATATAATTTATTTACATCACTTTCAAATATAAATGTTCCCTTAGAGGTGTACATTGTATAATTTGAAGCTGCATCTGTAAAATATCTCCACCAACCTTCTTGACTTTTGTAGTCTATAAAGAAATTTTCTACAGTAAGAGGGTTAAAATCTACTGTTGCAGTAAATCTTTTTCCATTTAAAAGTAAAATTACTCTGAAATTAGTTTGTTCAACCTGAATATTCATTGCTTTGATTAACTTTTTAGGAGATTCTTTGAATCTATTTACTTCATCAATCAAATTTAATAGAACATCATAAGAAACTGTACCTAAGATTTCTAGTATATTTCTTATTTCCTTTTCAAATTGCTTTTCTTTTAGTTCTTTATCCATAATATCATCCACAACATCCTGTTCCAGGTTGTAATACTTGTAATGATAGAATATTCTATTAGGTCTATTCTTTAGATAAGTACTAATTTTCTCACTATTAGAGGTAAATAAGAATAATTTCTTACCTCCTACAGCCCCATCTAATATGGTAAGTAACTCATTCTGTAGTTCTACTGTATCATATACCTTTTCAAACTCGTCAAAAAATATGATATAGTTGTCTAACCCCGTAATATAACTTTTAAATTTTTCACCTGTGAAAGGTTCTGTGATTAATATGGTAGGAATACCTTCAGCTTTTTGACATATATAACTACATGTTACTGTCTTACTATTTCCCTTTAACCCAGAGAATAAGGCTCCTAAATTGGTATTCCTTTCTTTGAAAGTAGTCAGGATTCTGTCTGCTACTCCATCTAGGTCACCATAAATAACTTTAGGAAGTTCTTTTAAAGTAGTTGGTACTAATTCAAAATCAGCCTTTTCATCCTGTTGTCTTAGTGTATAGGTTTTACTCTCCACTTTCTTCGTTCGGTTCACTGCCATCTTTTGGTTGTATATATTTGTTATAAGCTGTAAAATAGCATCCTTCTGAAGTGATTACTACATTGCCCAAATCTTGATAAATTTCAATTTCTGTTTTCTTAGCTAAAACTTCTTTCTTATAAGTTTGCATCACTTTTACTAATTTTGCATCGTCAATAGTGATTGATTCCAGAAAGTTTTTGTAATGTTCTAAATCCATTCTCAAAACTCTCACTTGGTTATCAGACTCAGAATTGTTATTAATTGTATTGATATTAATTTCCAAATTACTATCTACCATCTTGAAGAGTTCATTTTTCTGAAAGAAATAATCTTGAGAAGTTTTTGTAAAGTTTATTTGAGCACCCTCAGGCTTCATATTAATAAAATCAATAATTGAGTTTAATTCCCCATACATACAATGCATCATAGGTCTAAATCCGCTTAGTGAAAATTTGTATTTATCTTTTTTAGGGTGATAAAAAACATGATAGTAAGAATAGTCAATAAATGTAATGTCACTCCCTTCTACATCTAGAAATAAATGTGACCACTCACCAGCAACTATATCTATCAGCTTGTAACCCTGTAATTGTAATAGTAATTTCTTCATAAGTAAAAAATAGGCTCCAATTAAGGAGCCCTTATTGATTAGTAGTGCAAATATACGAAAAATATCTGGAACTACCAAATTCCTGTGAATTTATTTTATCATTTTGTTCTTCAACTGGTCTCTGATTTGCTTCACATTTAAGATGTACTTATTGTAATCTTTAACTGGCATATCAGGTACTTTTATCTTATGAGGATTAGAGTCAGTATTATTAACTTCTCCCTCAATAATAGCTTCCCAGAAGTCTAAGGAATCACCTTCTTTAATATCTTCTACAATTTTGTTGTTTTCCCATTGAACTACCTTTACAGGGAAGTATTGACATACTCTCATTTTAGAGTACCCACTATCTTTAGGGACAGCTACAACATCAATAGGGTTTACTAACACAGCAATAGAAGTATCTCCAAACTGTTTTAAACCACTCCAGTCTTTACAAGCCACATGGAGTCCAGTAGAACAAGAGTTATTAGGATTTGAATCACACTTTTCTCTTGACATAGTAACTGGTTGACCTAATTTAATTTGGAATTTACCAGTGTACTTATCAGTAAACGAGTCGGCAGTTTCTGTTTGTTTATTTAAATCTTCTAGGTTACCCATTTCAACTTCCCCATTTTTAACAACATAGTCAAGCTTCTTAGTTTTTAACTCGTTTTGAGGTGTTTTAATAACTTTAAATTTCTTAGGAGATTTCTTTTGAACCTGTTTAATGTTTTTATATAAGTCCTCTACAGAGATTGTCTTATTTTTAACTTTAACCACATTCCTGTAAGCCACAAACAATCCTGACTTTAAAATGGTGAAATCATGAGTCTGTAGGAACCACAATAGATTCTCTCTAGAATGCTCATTAGGGTTTCTACAAGCCAATCTCCAGAAGTTAAGATAACTCTCAACTGCATCTGTACCTTCAACTTGCTTAATCTTGTCAATTAAGTGTTTAGGAACTGACACTTCTGATACTGAAGGAATGGTAGTGATACCTGTTACATCATCATACTTAAAGATAGAAGATTTCACAATGTCTTTAACCAGTGCTCTAGTTTCTGCTACTTCTTCTTTTTCTTCAACATCAAGCATGAAGTACTTCTTGATTTCTTCCTCTTTTTCACTGTTCTCTTTGATAAAATCCTCAGTCTCTTTAGAGACATTGGTATCAGTGATTACAATTCCATCAGAAAGAATAATAGTTAAGGATTTACCTTGTTTAATTGTTCTCATTACGAATATATAATTTTATTGTTAGTATCTACTAGTTTCACTTCTTTCAAATAGCTTAATAAAGACTTTGAATAAATTTCCTTAATTTCAGGTTTTGACCTGTATGGAAAAGAGTCAACTATTTCTGCTATTTTCAGTAATGATGGGTGCTCAAGGGATTTCTTTAAATCAAAAGTAGATTTAGTTTGTCCAAATTTATCAAATTCTGTAACATTAATATCATGTTGATATTGGAATTTTTTATCCAAATTCTTTTTCTCAGTAGTATTAATTCCAACCTTAATTTTAAGTTCTCTTTCAATGTCTATTAAATTGTCAACATCTATTTGAGTATTGGTGTACTCAAGAAATCTTTTATAAGCATTTATTTCTTCTCTTATAAGAGCTTTATTTTCTACTAACCAACTGTTTAAAGTAGGATAAATAGTTTGTAATAATTTAACAGTGGTTTTAGCTCCTGTAATAACTGTTACATTTCTGGATATAATCTGTAGTATTCCACTTACAGCTAATTTATTCCAATCTTCAACAGAATCTACAACTACTATCTTCTGTTTTACCCCATCAGCTCCAGGAGTCCCTACTAATGTAGATAACTCTCCTTTAGTATAAGTGTACTTACTATCAAATCCAGCACTATTAAATCTAATTCTTTGTACTCCATAGTACTTCACTGAACTACCCCCTCTTTGAACTTTATTGTTTACTCTAAACTCATCTGTGATTTTATTAACATTATAGTGCTCTTTACTATTCCAGAAGTGAATACATTCAGCTAAAAACAACTTTAGAGTATTTTTGTTTATTTTTCTAAGATATTTTTTATATAATTTGATTAATCTCTTAGTAAAATTCATACCTTCCCACTGACCTAAATAGAAGTTTGTATAGTGTTTTCTTAAATATTTTCTTTCAATGAGTGATAATTTGTCTGGAATAGACGTTGCATCTTTTAAAAGAGTATAAACAGTAATCTTATGCTTATATCTTTGCATTTCATTCCATCTATTTACAAAATAATAAGGCTCAGACTCAAAATAAGTTCCCATTAATTCTTTTGCAAGACTCCTAATCTCATGAAAATTAGGAAAAGTAACTTTATTTACATCTACAGGCTCTGTGTATTTTAGTCCAGAAGTCCAAATTTTCTCTTTATCAAACTCTATAATGTAATGGTTACTATCTACACTATCATAAAGTTTCATAAAGGTCATTTCTTCCTTAGCTAGTTCATTTTTTTTAATTTCTTTTAGTTCTGTAAAGAACTCTTTAAACCTATTAATGATAGTTCTAGCAGTATCTTCTTTATATAGAATCTGTTCTCTGTTAGGAGTAACTTGTAATTCTCCAATATTGAACTTAACTGAAATCTTTTTGTTAATGGAAGAGATTGAATCAATAACCTTTTTATCCTCAGGACCCTCAGCATAATTATAAAGTTCATTAATTTCTATAGGGTATGCTACTTTACCTAGTAGGATTGTACTTGTATTGTTTTCTGGGTCTCTACTAGAAATCAAGAAAGTGTTGTAAGCTTGGATTTTGATTGCATTAAATGAATTATTGAAATCAGATGAATAATCACCTTTAACAAATACATTATCAAAATATCTTAACTGATTAATGATACCTCCTTTTAAAACAGTCCAATCTCTTTTTGAAATATCTAAAGAGAAAATAAGACCATTTGGGTCTGTAGTATCCTGTTCTAATGCCAAGTCAATGTTAATCTCAGTACCATTCTTGTACATCATATAAGTATACTTCTTACCATTGTAATTTGATACGATATGAACCATATCAGCTACAGAAAGGGCAGAGAATCTTCCAATTCCAAACATACCAATTTGGTCATTCGTATCTCTCTTTGTAGATGAACCAGCTTTCTTAAAAACTTTATCAAATCTTTCAGGAGAAAGTCCTGTTCCAAAATCTTGAATAGACACCTGAAGCTTTGATGTATCAGTAACAGAGTGATTGATACTGATAACTACAGGGTCATTGGTTTTCGCTTCAATATGAGAATCCCATGCATTAGAGGTGATTTCTCTAATGAATGACTCAATTGGCTTAGAGTACAACTTAGTAGAGATAATTGTCAGAATAAATCCTAAATTGTTTGTATCAATTCCAACGGCATTCCTTGAAATATCTCCATCCACTTTTACATTACTTACTTCTTGTTCTAGTTTCATTGTTTTAATTATTTATGCAAATATACAAAAAATCCCTCACATATGCAAGGGATTTAATGTTAAAATAGTGTTAAAATTTTACTTTGTAGCTCCATTTACGTTAATCGCACCTACAGCTCCTGCTTTCGCTCTTTCGATTGAGGCATCTCTTTCAGCATCTAATTGTTCATATAGCTTAGTAACTTGACTTTCTAAGAAAGTTTTTTGCCCTTCTAGAGTAGCAATTTTTGAGGTATTCTCAATGTTTGATGCTCTATGTTCAGCTTCAGCTAATTTAGTTGCTGCTTCGTGGTCTGATTTTAATTTGCTTGAAACAATTGCTACAGCTTTATCAGCTTCTTTAGCAGCATTTGCTTTAGTTGTTTCCAACTCAGCTTTTAAAGCCTGTAATTCAGCTTTAGAAATGGCTACCTGACCATTTGACATAAGGAAATCAGTAACAACTTTGTTTGAATCCTGTTTAAATTGAATGTCTAAATCAACATTCTTTTGTCTTAACTTTTCCTTGTATTCAGCTTCTAATCCTTCAATTTCAGCCGTTTTGTTTGTAATTTGAAGAGTAAGTTCCTCAGCTTTTGCTTCCATGTTATCTAAGATAAGAGCTGCTGCTCCTCTTAAATCTCCAACTGCTCTGTTGATTAACTGAGCCCCCTGACCCAAAATTACTTCTGTTGCTACATTTGTTTTCTTTGTTGCTGTTGCTTTTCCGATTGCCATAATAAATAATTTGTTTTAAAATTTTACGATTGTTTTTTGCTGATTGTGTAAGCGTTATTTTCTTTTGTAATGACCATACTCCCTTCTGTAATATTAGGGTGGTCAAGTTGGATACTACCTTTATAAAATACTCCTGGATATAAAGGTACAGTTGAATTAGTGAATGTTTTCAGTTGAATTAAAAAATGATGACCTTTAGAAAAAGAGTAGGTATCTCTAACTTCCCACCCTTTATCTAGATATTCATTTAAATCATCCACACCAATTGAATCGCTATCAAGAACTGTGATTAATTTTTGCATGTTACTTCTTTTTTAAAGTGTACTTTACTTTGTCCACAATAAGATACTGAATAGTTCTAGTATCAACTTGTCTTAACCTAGTGTCATAGTTAGCTCCTGCTCCTGGTAAAGGTTTTTCCATGTCAACCATGTTCACTCTACCAAAGTTATCTTGAGCACCATGCCATCTACCTCTCATTACTCTTGGGTCAGTTTTTTCTTTTGTTTCTACTGGCTTAGATGCAAATTCTTCAATTGCACTTCTACCTTTAGCCATCAAAGCTTTTTCAACCTGTTCTGCCCAAGCAGCTCTGTCTTTTGCTAATTGAGTTTTACTTTTGTCTTTTCCTTGAGGGATAAAACATACTGTTAAAACTCTGTAAGGGTTAGCTAAGAAGATTTCTGCCAATTCTGTTGCTGTTTTATCTTCCTCAGAGTCAAAATAATCTCCTGTAACTAAGATGTCACTTTCAACATAATCTTTGCTTAAAGTAATTTCATTGCCGAAATCATCTAAAGTTACAATTCCACCTTTACCATCTGAACCTTGAACAACATAATAAGCTGTTTCTGATAAAATGTCTCCTTTCTTAAATACTGTTTTACTCATTGCTGTTTATTTTACTTTTTATTTACTGTTTTATAGAATCCTCTTGTTACTTCCTCTCCATTAGATACCGCACTCATAAAGCTCATTCTTGCAGAAGAAGTTTGAACCATAGCTTTCTCTAATCCTTTAGCAGAACCATCATAAACTAATGTATTTGAAGCATCAATGTTAATATTCTCTTGAACTTTTTTAACATCTGAATCTGTTCCAACGAAAGTTACTGTGAAACCATTTTTTTCTGCTTTTGAAATCAATTCTTTTACTTTAAAAGGGTTTCTAAATTCTCTAGAATCATTTTCAATACCATCTGTGTAGATGTTTACTAACACTTTAGTATCTTTATGGTCTGTATGGTTTTTCATGTCCAATACTTTATTCAAAGTAATTCCAATTGCATCATAAAGAGCAGTTGACCCACCCATTTTGTAATCAGGAACTCTTGTAAAAGTATCTAGTTTTTTAGGAGCTTCAAATTGATACATATCTGGCTCACTAAAGATACAAATACCATAATGGTAATTTGCTTCAACCTTACTATTTTTAAGGTCAGCTATACCAATCTTAATACCTTCATCTGCTTTTGAGATTTTAGAGCTCTTGCTCATTAGGTCACCCATTGAAACACTAGCATCCAAAATATCAATAACAAATATTGTTGGAACTACTTTTTTCTTAACTACTTTGGTTTTTGTAGGTTTTGGTTCCTTTTTCATTTCAGACAAAGTATGAGATGGAGACCCAATCATACCTTCTAGAAAACCTTTGTAAAGGTCAGCAGTTGCATAACCAGCAGCTTGTGCTAGTTTTAGTTTTCTTTCATTATTAGCTTTTTTAAATGATGCTAATGCTTTTTCAAAAAATTGTACACTCATTATAAACTTATTTTCTTTTAAAATTTTACGAAGTTTTGATTTACGTTTAATACGAACATTCCAAGTTTATGGAAGTTTCTTGTAACTCCTATTCTGTCATCCAGAACACCAACTACGTTGAAGTTTGGTACAAGATTATTCAAAACTATTTCTTCTTTTACTATACTGTCGTTTCTTTGGTCTTTCGCTCTTCTCATAAAGATTTCAGAATCGGTCATCCACAAATTATTATCCTTTAACCATTTGACAGTTGTTCCCATACAAGAGTCCTGTCTGCCTGATACGAACACTATCTTGAAACCATCTTTATGAAGAGCTCTGATAATGTGCCCCACTTCCTTAATTTCAATATCTAAATGAAGCTTAGAATCATCAAAGATGTCTCTGTCTCCTTTTAGAGCAACCGTACCATCAATATCAACGATATAGGTTGCAGGAAGGTTAGTGTCAAATTTAACTTTGGTGGAGGTTTGTGGGTAGAAGAGTCTTTCACCATGCATAGCTTTTTTAAGCTTTTGGTAATCGTTAAACTGTTTATCAATGTAATCAGTTTTGATTGTCCAAGAAGTATCAGTTCTCATTGATACTCTTTGCTTAGCTTCTTTTACATCAATATCAAGAAATACTAATTCAATGTCAGCTAGGTGATTAAACTTGAAGATAATATCATCAATTACTTTCTTCTGTAAATGAGTATTATCAAAGACAATATCTCTTCCTTTGTTAAGAGCATTATAAACTGTGTCTTCAATGGTTTCAGAAACTAAATCTTCACAAGCTCTAATGTCTTTCCTCTCATAGTACAAATGGTCTGATTGTTTAGCTCCGAAAAGCATTAATCTTGCATCGTCTCTGTTAACTCTGATTGTGTTTTTGTCTTTTAGAAGAGGAACAGTAAAACTTGATTTACCTGCTCCTGAAATACCTATTAAAACTGTTATTTTACTCATTTGTTTAGTTGATTATTATACTGCAAAGATACAAAAAATTATTGTAATATGCAAATATTTTTAGTTAAAAGTTTGTTAAAAATTTAAACTTTATTATTCATTACCTATATAGAGTACAGTGTTAGCATCTTTTTGAATAACAATTGTTGGGGTACCTTGAGAAGATAACTCTGTGTTAAACTTTTCAATAACTCTAGTGTCAAAAGGTTTACAGATTATATGAATTCCTGATTTGGTTGTATTAATGAAAATTGGGAAATTACTAATTGGATTTATTTCACTGAATCTATCATAAGTTTTTCTATCCTTATAATGTTTTTTCAATTCTTTTATTACATCATCTTTAAGATGTAAATGTTCTGCATCCATATCAATAACCCACCAATCTTTGGAACCACCTTTTCCTGAAACCGAATTCCAGACTCCCTCATTCTTCCATGCACAATTATTCAGGATGTTATCAATAATCTCTTTCTGCATTAACATTGAAATAGTTACAGCATTTTGAGTATTAAGTCTCAGATAAGCTCTAGCATTATTCAAATCACATATTTCTTTGATTCTGTTTTTCTGTTTATCAAATTCTTGCCAAGAGTAGAAAGTATAAACTTTTAGTTGTTTTTCAGAATATTCCAACTCAGGATTGTCTTTCTTTCTTTGTAGTATTCGCACTACATAAAAGTCATTTTCTGTTCTCAAATAAATGAGAGGCTCAAGTATTTCTAGTCTTTTCATATTCTTCAGGTTTAAATGGGAATATTTTACCCCCAATTATATTTAAATTTTCATCTACTTTAATTTCTAAATTAGCATATTCTCCATATTCAAAAATTAAATTTGCTTTTTCATGTAACTTATCATGAGCAATATCTTCATCAGGGAATTCTTTTTGTATGTTTTCTTGAAATAAATCATAAACTAAATCCATCCACCCATCAGAATACTTAATGTTCTCTAGTGTTATCTTTGATGTTTTCATTTTAAAATTCATTTAAATTATGAATTGCTGTATTTAAATCATTATCAAACTGTTCCTTAGTTCTTACATCAAACCATCCATTAAATAAAGATTTGATAATTGAGCCTTTCTCACTATTATCTTTATCATTGTATAAATCAGTTAACCCTCCTATTGCTGAAATATTAAAGGATTCTATTTTATTCTTGAAACTCAGATAAACACAAGTTACATGATATTGATGGATTATTTCAGACTCACCTTTCTCATGTCTCCATGTAGTCCAAATAGGTATCATTCTAACTGACCTTCTCACCCCTGTTTCAAAAAAATAAGCAGGTTCATCAGGTAAGTCATATTCTTTACCTTCAACTTCTATTCTTTTTATTTCGTAAGTATTAATTTTTACTTTCATTTTCTAAGTGTTTTCTACTGTGATATGTAGCTACAATTTCCCCATCAATGATGTTACGTTTAGTTATAATACCTATACTACCTGTTCCATCACTTTTATAAGGGTCATATCCTACAATGTATTTACTAGGCTGTTTAAATTTTAATATATGGTTATGAAGGAGTGGAAACCCTAATATATCCACTCCAACCCAGAATGTTATAACTTTAATCATATTAATTAGCATCTTTTCTCCAGATTCTTTTACCTGTTGTATAGATAGTATCTGTTGTTTTAGTTACAAAAGGAAACCAAGTTTTCTCTTTTTTTACAATCATTGTTTCTCTTTCCTCATACTTTGAATCAATACGAGGGTTCTTCACAACTTTTGAAGCATGTTCATAGGTAATTGGAGTAACCAATTCTAATTTATCTTCATATACAGCAGGAGTTAGTCTATACCACATTAAACTAGGAGTTATAAATAGTATGATTAAAATTATTGTTAGCAATACACTTCGTCTGAATTCCATTGTTCGTGGTTTTTAAGTTTATAAATTTTAGTAAAACTGAAGTAAAATAGACTGATAAAAACAGCCATTCCTGATATGATAATCATTGCTTCTACATTCAATACTATAAATAAAAGAAACATTATAGTAGAAAGCATTAACATAACGAACCTAATAAAATTAGAAAATACATCATCCTTATGTACAAAAGTATCAAATAAAAACCAATACTTTCTAGATTTATTAAATTCACTCCCCCAGCTATGTATCTGATTGAATACATCTTTCTCCTTTGCTTCTGGATTATAAGAATCAGAAGTATGAGTTCTATAAAACAACATCAAATCTCCACTATATGAAAAGTCTTTTTTACCAAACATTTCTGTTGGAGCTAACATAAAAAGTTGTCTAGTGGAGATAGGAAATTTATTTCTATCACAAAAATCTTTAATATGATTTGCTGTATCAGGTGGAACAATTCCTCTGTATTTAGTTGTAGGAAGCATTCTTAAATCATATTTATGACAAAGCTCTTTAATCTGGGCTCCTGTAAAACATTCAGTTTTATAAGTTGCCTCAGCAGCCTTTACCCTTTTGTAATCATCTGTGATTGTACTGTCAGCAGGATTAGTTGAGGAAAGACCAGCTTCTTTAAGAATCTCATCTTGCTCTCTTGAGTATCCTATCAATAAAGTTTTAGCACTTTCTAGGGAATTTATAAAAGGTCGTTCTTCCTTGTCTTTTAAGGTTCGTAGTTCTTTTTTTAATCTTGTATTCATTTTTATTTGTTTAGTATTTTGATAGCATCTTCAACATGCCAATCTTTTAAACCATATTTCCACATTGTTTTTACAAAGTTATTCTGTTGGTTTTTACACATGTCATTATCATCATCTAAGATAACATAATTGTCGAATTTTACTTTTGAATTAAGCATCCAAAATTGAATTTCATCCCCTCTTACAGTTTCTCCAAATCTACATCTTCCTTTAAGTGAAGGAGTCTTCCCAATAATTGTACCATTGATACCAACTTTTTTAAATAGTTCTTTCAATTGATTAGTTGTTCTACCTATTCTCCATGCAGAAGAAATAACTATACTGGCATTTGTAGCTTTTATAATTCGGTTGAACCTCTTTACAGCTTCAGAATCGAATTCACTCAAAGGATACTTTTCATCATAACCTGTTTTATTCCTTTTGATAAAATATTCCTCACTGTTGAGAACTCCATCAATATCCAAAAATATTATATTCATTAGTCAGTATAAGCTACAAATTTAAAATGATTTTTACCAAAACTCGTAAACCTACCTCCAAAGGTTCCATCTACTCGTTTTCTTACCTCTTCCTGAGTCATACCATCGGGATAAACACCTTCTTTAATCATTGAGAAATGTGTATGACTAGAACTCCTATAATCAAATTTTTCTACAGGTATTTCTCCATTAATCTGCATTCTTAAATAGGTTTCTTTTTCATCTCTTAGACTCATTTGTCTATCCCATTCTGCCTGATTCTTTTTCACATACTCTCTATCTCTTTCCCTTTGTTCCTCCTCTCCATCCCATCCACACTCAGGGCAGTGTTCTTTTATAGTAGTACAGTACCCACATGGAGGGTTGATATGACAACTACACCCTCCATCTACATACTTTTCTTCTATAATACCTTGGCAACCATTCCTATTACAGGTGCTACCATCCTCATAACCTTCTTCTAAAGTACTCATCTTCGTCTAATTTTTTTAATTATAAAAATAAATATGATAATTAACCCTAGAGCTGTATTAACTAAAGGTATACAAGCAAAAAATAACAGAAGTAAAACAATAATATCACTCCATTTATCTCCTATTTGATTTAACTTTGCAAATTCAATGATAAATATGTAAAGTATAATCAAAGGTATTACATATAGAATCAAAAAAACTGTTGTCCACATATTAAAACCCTCTTCTAAATGTTAATAAAATATTTTTTGCATACTCAACATCAATCATTTCTGGTAAATTAACTGTTTCATAGTTACCATGAATCTCACTGACAAGCTTTTCAGCATCTTTCATAAGCTCTTCATAAGGATATTTACCTTCTTTTATGTCTCTAAGAAACTGAACATTCTCTGTTCTAACAATAATTCCTTTTCCTAATGAAACATTTAAAGCCATCTCTAATAATCTGAACAAATGAGACATATTTTTTAAGTCAACTCCTTGTCCTGCCTTTTGATTTAAATCAAATCTAGCCTCATTTCTATTCTTTACCCACTCCCAGTATGCTTTATGTTGCTTACAGTGTACCTCAAATCCATCTAGGTTATAATATAGGGTATATACTTCTTTCCTTAATTCAATATTTGTTTTAGGGATAGAAGAAAGTCTTAGCTGAGTGGATTTACTATCTTTAATAAGACCTGCAAAGTTATCCCCATCCAACTCATTTAAATATAATGCATATAGACCTTTACCATTCTCTACTTTTACTAATCCCCAGTTATTATGGTTTAAATACTGTTCTTCAAGACTCCCATGATAAGAAATATATGTATCATACCAATCCAAGAAAGGAATTGATTTTGCTCCATCAACAATGTAACAATAATGCAAAATTGAATTTCTCTCCTCTGGCTGTCTATTATTCATGTTCTTATTAAGTCCTGTAGCTTTCTTTATCTGAGACTTAGCATATCCTAGAATTGAATTTTCAGTGAGTTTTGTAACCCATTTTTCCTGACTTTCAAATACTTTCATTGAATCATCTTTAAATATAACACATTCTTCAGGAATATCCAAAGTTTCAAGAATAGTAGGATTATTTTTTACAAGTAACTCAATGTAATTTTGAATCTCGTACCCTACAATATCACCAGTTCCTGAGACATCAATATAAGGAATGTAATTAGGCTTAGCTACTTGTTCAGAAAGACTTTTAAGAATCTCTACTGTTGGTTGTTGATAAACAAATGTAATATCAACATCTGATTTGTCTGTAGCTGTTCCATACATATGACTCCCTCTTACATAAGCTAGCAAAATTTTAATATTGTGTTGCTTTTCTATGAAAGGAATTGAAGCTCCAAATTTATTCTTTTCTAATTTAAATTCATGTGTCTTTAGATTTGCCATTATTTAAGATTTTTGTAGGTTATAGGTACACTGATGAGGAATTTCCACAATAGCATGACAACTTATGCTTTTTAAAAACTCCATCATTTGATTTAAAGTTTTAATTAACTCTCCACCCTCTTGATAAGGAGCTCTTACAAATGTTTCTCTATCCTCAATAGAATAACGAATTATTTGTTGACCATCTAAAGTAATATAAGTGAATTTATCGAATTCTTCGAAATCAATATTTTCATTTATTCTAATTAGAGTATTATTAAAGCCATTTGCATTAAATAACCATTGGAGATAATTCTGAGGTGCTACAGGTCTTCCTGAGTCAAATGGCATCATCATTCTAAAATCAAATTTCATCTGTAATTATTTATAAAGATAAACAGGAGTCATCCCATTACTTGACCACTGAATAGTATTAGCATTTACTTTTTTGAACTTATAAGTTCCTGTAGATGTTCCAGCCGTAATAACAAAATTGTAATCGGTGTCATTTATAGTTTCATCAACCTTTGCTGTTTGTCCTGTACTGGCTGTTTGTTCTAAAATAGCTTTGTAGCTGGTGTAAGGTGTTAACAAGATAAAATCATCCTGTTTGAATTGAAAATACCCATTTGGAGCATTTTGAATTTTCCAAGTTCCCTGAATCCATACAGGAGGATGAAAATATTGATTTGGGTTACCTTCATCATCTAACAAGCTATTAGAATCTGAACTACAACTAAATGTTATACTTGCTAACATTACTAATGCAAATATCTTTAAATTTTTCATTTTTACTTTATTTTAATTGTTAATTATGTTGCAAATATACAAAAAAATCCTCACTTACGCAAGGATTTAAAGTTAAAATTTTGTTAAATTAATTATTTTGTTAATAGAATTCCACCAACAACACCAAGTCCTAAAGCAATGGCAGAAGGAACGACCCATGTGTTTCTTTTACTTTTTACATCAACCTGATAGGTTTTTACATAGGGAGTTGTACTATATTTATTATGGTTTGTAATTTCACTAAAAGGAATAGGTTTACCTAAACCTAGAAAACCTGTTTTATCATACCCAATTGCTACTGTATATTCATCTTTAGTTCCTACATTGATTATGGTTGAATCTTGAGATGCAATAACATTACCAAAAACCCATCCTTCTTTATTAAAGTTACTTTTATATACTAACTGCTTTGTATTATCCACAACCACAGTATCTACCTTTGTTGGAACAGTTGTTGTAACTGCTGTAGTACTGGTAAAATTTGTTACACTTCCTCCTTTTTTGATTTGTTTCTCATACTTTTTTATCTGTTCTTGAAGTTTTTGTATCTCTTCAGATTGGTCTTTCAGATTGAGAAAATCTTTTGGATTCTCTGTAATGACGGCTGTGTTTTTAGTATGACTCTTTCCTTGTTCGTCTTTCCAAGTCTTAGCTTTAGTATTTAAACTATTAATAAGACCTGTTTGCTCATCAATCTTGTCAGACTGTCTACATGTTCTGACTGTTAGTAGTATAGAGAGTAATAGTAACCCTGCAACTACATACATTAAAATTTTAGTTAATTTGTCCATATTATTTTTTCTCTGTCGTTGGTTTTAACCACATGGCATTTTCAAATATTCTTTTTAAAACATTAATTCCTGAAGTCCTATCTAATTCTACCAGCATTCCCATAGAATCAACAGTGTTATGCTTCATCATTTTAAAGATTTCTTCTCTTATTCTCTCTTGAGATACCACTTTAGAAAACTTATCCCACATACCAACATCAGTTCTAATAACTTTTAGTATATCTTGAGACATAAACAATTTCTTTGTTATAGAAAATCTCAATGCTCTAAGCATTCTTAATGGGTCATTGTTAAAAGAAGTCTCAGCATCTACAGGACATCTAAGAAGTTTATATTTTAAAGCTCCTTGACCATCAAATGGGTCAATTAGGTTTCCATCTTCATCCTCTGCAATTGCATTTACAGTGAAGTCTCTTCTTTTCAAATCATCATACAAAGTACCAATTTCAACTACTGGCATTCTTGTTTCAGGATTTGGGTAAGTCTCTTTTCTTGCAAGAACAAAATCAGCAGTAAGCTTTTCGTATTTATGACCTCCAGGGAATCTAGCTCTAGTAGTAAAAGCTTCTGGCACTTCAAGAAATATCTCAAAACCTTCATTAGATAAAATATCATTCATAGTAGTGTAGAATGCTGAAGGAAGGTCTTCTTTGAATGTCTTAATGTATTCTGGAGAAAATTCAAAGGTAAAATCAATATCTTTACTCTTGAGACCTAGGAGGGCATCTCTCACGCACCCTCCAACCTTATATAATTTATATGTTTTTTTCATTTACTTTTCTTTAATTGGGCACCATTCAGGAATTTTTACCTTATCGTGCCATTCAACATAACCTTCTATTTTCTTTAACCCTCCAGCATCTTTGGATTTTTTACAAAACCAATCTTCTGGACGTTCCCATGAATCTGATGTGTAAACTACTTTCGTCTCTAAAAAAGGACATTCTTTACAACTTTTTATTTCTAATTTAATTGTTGCCATTTTATTTTGTTTTTTTGTTTTTACGACCATGATAAGGGTCACCTTTAAAAGATTCATCATTGAATCCATGTCTTAATAACTCATTATCATCTTGTAATTTTTCTTTTTTTATTTCCTCTTCTTCTCTTGTCAAGAATGAGTATTCCTTATTCTTTTTTTCACTCTCCCAATACTTTATAAGTTGTTTCTTTTTCTGTCTATATTCCCATTTTAATCTTTTTTCTAATTTAGACCCAGGAATTACATTAGGAATTTGGTATCCTTGAGTTACATAACTTTTATGGTTACCAGTATATCCCCACATAGTTCTAGGTAAAACTTCAAATGTACGAATATCTAACATTGCAGTAACACAGTCGGCTGATTCAAAAACATATGGTGTTTTATCTTTGGTGCGGTTATTTTTTTCTTTAAATCGTTCAGTAAATTGTATATTTCCTGATTCATCAATTTCATAGCTACTCCATTTTCTTTCTTCAAATTCTTTAAGAAAGTAATAATGTCTTATATAGTCAGGAATATGATGAGTCCTTTTTAAATAATAAGTGAATGTCTTATTAAAACTTTTCCCTATATTATTCTCAATAATCATATGTACATATTTCCATATAGAAATATCACCAACTCTTTTGCCTTTTTTCCAATCCCCAAAATCCCAACCCTGTTTGATTTGTTGAGGTCTTCTAAAAGCTTCTTTAAAAGGATACTTATCACATGCCATAGGAAAATTAACAAACCCTTTACTTGCACCTATTTCTACTCTAAATTTACAATGCTCTTCCCAATTCTCATTTTCATCCTCTTCTGGATACCACCAATCATCATATTCTGAGAATTTATACCCAAATTCAACATTTAAATTTAATCGAGCCATATTAAAATATTTTCTGATTATTAGACTGTTCGTCTACATTCTTTTTTATAAAAATTTCTACGTCTTTATTTAATTCATAACATTCAGGAATATTTTCAGAATCTTGTTCATAAAGTTCTAATAAATTTCCTAAAGCTAATAGAAAATTTGCTGAATCAGCAATATATTCTTTAGAAGCTTTAAGATTCCCCATCCTGATAGCTATCATCATTTTTGCTTTGTGATACTCCAACTCTGTAATGATACCTTCAAAATCTTTGAAATCAAATATAGTTCCTTTTCTGGAATTATTTTTAAGCTGGATTTCCATTTCTTCTGCAAATCTCCTTACTTTATCATTCATTATTGTAAAATTAAAGTTTTATTCCACCATCCTGTGTAAATAGCTTTATTAATTGAAAAAAGACAGTCCCAACATTCAGCTACTTCTGAATGGTCAGCAAAAAATACTTTTTTACCTGTTTTATTTATTGCTGAATAAATGTTATCTTCTTCTTTAAAAGTAACCTCGGTGAAATTCTCATTTCTTTTATTTCTAGGATTAAATAAAGTTACTTCTGATTCTAATTCTTTATTGTTAAGATTTTTAACAGGAATAAAAAGATAGCACATATTACCTCTTGAAGCACTAGGAAATCCATCATCTTCCATATCATAACTTTTTACAGGAACTCCTTCTTTAACTTTTAACCTAGCTTCATAATGTTCCCATACTTGTCCAAGATAATGGAGAGTTCTTTCTAATTCATAGTAATCATCAAGCTCTTGTTTATGAGTCTCTCTGTACTCTGTTCTTAAAGCACTTCTCTCCTCCCTTGTTAAAGCAATACCTTCAACTGCTTTTTCAAACTCTATCCATATATAACAATCATAAATTTTAGGAATAATTAAGTATGCTAATTGAAAATTACTATATTTAGTTCCTATCATCATATATAGTGCTATTTGCTCTTTTGTAATAGGAGTTTCATTATAGAAAGGAGATTTCAGTAACCATTCATAAGTACTATCTATTGTTTCCAATATGTAACTTTTAATAAGACTTCTCTTCTTACTGACTAAATCCTGAGGTAATATTTCAAGATAGGTTTTACCTTTTATATATTCTACTATTTCCAAATATAAATCATCAGTAAAAGTATCTAGAATTTTCTCTGTCTCTCTATGGTGAGCATACATTTCTTCATTAGTTTCAAATTTTTCAGGTCTAACATACCCTGTTCTTTCTTTAAAAGTCTCATTTAAACTGAAGTTTGTAAAATTCATGATGATTATTTTAAAAGTTTAAAAATTTCTGAGTTATAATCTGAATAAGAGTGCATATTTTCACACAATTCTTCTTCTGTTCTAAAGCTTACAAAGCCTTCATTAGTTACTCCTAAAGTCAACTCTTCCCAACCTTCTACATCTTCAAATACAAAGCAGAAGTTTTCATTACCATCATACACTCTTGTATCAATTAATTTTGGATTAATACCTTTAAGACCTACCTCTTCCATGACTTCTCTGATAACAGCTTGCTCAGGAGTTTCACCCTCTTCAACTTTACCCCCAACTAGACCTAAATCATAATGATTATCTTTTCTGGATATTGAAAGTACAAACCCATCTTTTTTAATAACAGCTACTGAAACTTGTTTCATAGTATAATTTTTGATTTGTTATGTAGAGGGGACTCGAACCCCTGACCTGACTGTTACACCCCTATAAAGAGGTTGGTTTTCCAAACCATTATTGGCAATCTGCTCTACCCACTGAGCTACTACACACCTTAATTTTATTATTTTACTGTCTTAACAAAAGGAAGACCAGACCCTGACCAAGTAGAAGGTAGAACCCCATTCCATTTGTCAATAGCTTGCTCTTGTAGAATCTCAGGTGTTAAGCCTCTTGACCTAATAACAGCAGCCTCAGCCTGTAATGAAGCAAGTTCATTTCTTTTTCTTTGTTCCTCAATTTGTTGGTCTAATACAGTGATATTGGTATTAACCTCATTTCTACTGTCAATTTTCTCAGTAACTTTTTGACTAAATTCTAACTGACATGAGAAAGTTTTAAGTTCCAAACCTCTTTTAGCAAATTCTGCTGTAACAAGTTTCTCAACGTGTCTTTCAAATTTAAGAGACCCACCAGTTGCCATTAAAGAGTCAGTAGGATAAAACCTTGAAGATTCTTTCATGATGTCATAAATCTTAGCTTCTAAAATATTGTCTTCTAAAGACTTCATAAAGTCATCACCTTTTTCAATCTGCTTGTTGTCGAATACCACATCAACAGCACGGTTATCAATTACTTTATAAGAGTAAGACGGACTTGAAGTAAAAGCAGTGTTATCAGCAGCTTTCAATTTTAAAGGCTTCTCAAAGGTTGCTCTCTGTTCAAACAAAGGTACTTGAAATAACTCAGTTCCAGGTGCTATAGTAGATACTCTACCTTTTACAAGTGAGAAGTCTGTCTTACCATTCTTACCCCAGTCTTGCATCAATACTCCTTGATAATTTGGTGCAACTCGTTCACAACTCAATAATGTGATTGATGCTAATGCTACTAAAAATAGTCCCTTAAAACTTTTCATTACTTTTTTCATTCTGATTCTTTTTTGGTTTTAAAATTAATAAATATGTTAAATAGATTGTACCACCCATGATACCAAACCCAAGGTATGGGTCAAATGTGTTCCAGACTCTTATTCCACCTATGAATAAGAAGAACATTGCAATTGCAATTAAAATTGTTTTCATTATAAGTTATCTCTGTTTATTAAATAGTTTCTTATTTGAAACATTTGTTCCTCATTAATTCGTACCCCACTAGAAAGTTCTAAGCTTTTAATAAATCTACTCCCATTATTTCTAAACCAATAGGCTTCTAATTTAGCACACCCATATATAAAGTAAGTTCCTTTATCCTCTCCAACATGCCCATTAATTTTTGGCAAAGTTGTTATTTTGTTAATCTCTTCCTGAGTAGCTTTTCTAAAACAATCTGGGTTCTGTTCTATTCGTGCTACACCTCCTAAATGACCAATTGCTACTATTTGACCTTTAAAAGTTTCAACCCCTACTATTTTCTGAGGGGACACCTTATCTGTAGTAAAAGGATGATTGTGGTCATATTTAGGATGTTCACTCTGATTAAAGCCATTACATGTAGCTATTAACCAATCCCCAACTTCATATTGAATCTTTTTCTTTTCTTCTCCATAGATAGCTTTAAACCATATATCAAACACACCTGCCTCTCTTAATCTACTAATGTAGTTTGTTTGTTCAACTGATATATCATAAGGCATTAAACTATTTTCCCAGTTACCTTTTGTATTACTAATACTTAAAGCTGCTTGTTTGTATTCTTCTTTTGTAAGCTTATACCCAATGAGTTTCTTTTTTAAAACATATTTTACAAACTCTTCAAATGTAATCTCAGTACCGAAATCTGAAAAACTAGTTTTAATTGAATCTGGATTATTTGGATTATGCCCCTTACTAAGTTCACCAGTCGAAAGTCTTTTAGATATTCCTACTATATTTCCTACAGGAAAACCAAATCCAAACCATTCTTTTATGCTTTCATAATTTTGGTTATTTGATACTATATACCAATTTTCTGGTAAAATAAATTCATTATTCATAATTTAGTTATTAATTATATTTGCAAATATACTAAAAAAATATGAGACTCACAAGGAGTCTCAAGTTAAAGTTATGTTAATTTTCTGTCTCAATATCTGAAATACCTGCTTCCAACTGTTTAGATTCACCTTCAATGAACTTTGGTGATTTCAGCTTGAATATCTCATCCGTATCTCTCAATCTGATACAAACCCCTTCATCAACTTTACAGTCTGGATAAGATTTATCTAAGTACTGGGTCTTTAGATAATCTAACAATTGGTCTTGCATTGTAACATCTCCCACAGTGAATGGAGGTACAACTTCTCTGACTTTACCAACGAAATACTCATCTACATATTTCAATCCATATTTCTCACAGTATCTCTTAACTGCCTCCCATGAAAGCTCATGTACATTCCCATCTTCATTTGTAAAAGTGATTCTGTAAATAAATATTTCATAATCAAACCCATAAGTATAGTCAGCACCCTGAACTCCATTTCCTACAATCTCTCCATAAAGGGTAATTCCTTTCTCCACATTGTCTTTGTGCATCTCATAGGCTCTTCTCCAAATATCATTTGAATAATAACTAGGAGTATGAGATTTCCATCCAACTTGGTCAGCCTCTACACCTTTTGGTAGTCTTGACTTAGGTTTTCCAGAAGAATAAATAAAGCCATATTGGGTCTTTTTCTGAGGGATAAATCTATCAATCAACCTCTCAAACCAGTTTAGTTTTTTATTGACTAGAACATGTGCTAAAATCAGTGATGAACCATGATATTTTCTAGTTACAATAAATTGAGTTCCAGAATTGAATTTCTCTAGGTTTCTAGCAAAATGAGCTGTGTCTGAGTGGAATCTGAATTGATTATCAATGATAACATCTTTTAATTTATTTTGCTTAGGTGTTTTCTCACCCTTAGGTAATCCTGATTGTCTTACAGGAACCTCATACTTTTGACAAATCATTACCTCATCAATGTGAGTAAATGTGTCCCCTTCTTTAAGGTCTCCTTCCTCAATTGGTAAAGAAGTAAGAGGTAGTAACATTCCATCTGAAACAGTTCCTCTTAATTTTAAGGCTTTAACCAATCTTCTTTTAGCAGAAAGATACCCTTTTTGAGTGGTATCTTTGTTTAAAGCTGGGTCATCATAGAGATTACTATCATGACAAATAGCCTCAGAGATTTGAGTTCCTGCTACAAAGTATAGCATTAAATCCCCTTCCTGTACTGCTTTGGAAACAATCACGTTGTTCCCAAGTAATACAACTCTTTGAATTTTATCAGCTCCCTCGATTGCATGAGGTTTTCCAATCCTGACAACTGTACAAGGATAATTTGATGAATTTTCGTCTATTGTTAATTTCATATATCGTATTTAATTTTTAAATGGTTTAAAACTCTTTTAATCTCCTCGGCTGTAGGAACATCTGTAGGAACATTTTCCCAAGGCTTAGCCCAAATTCCATCCTTAAATAAAGTAAATTCAGTGCGTTTACTGTCTAATGTTAACGCATTATTATGAGAATTAAATCTGTATTCCCCTGCTGTTTTTTGTCCAGATTTCCCCGTACACCATATACTATCAATATAAATATCCTGAACTAAACCTCTTTTCTTAGCTTCTTTAATAAGCATATCTTTAACTTCTTTTGGTGTAGCTTCTCTATTCCAGTTATTATCATTGTTATAACTAGCAAATCCCCATTTGTCGTTTACCCAATTTCCATCAAAATCAACTCCAAATGCTTTGCAGTCTCCATCTGTACCAGCATGTATCATTATATCTGTTACATAAAATATAGATTGGTTAGGGTTAGCCTTGTACCATTTACCTTTTTCTAAAACATTCTTTTTAAATACATCAGGAAATTGTGTTTTGAGTTTATCTTTCCAATCTTGACAGGCTGCATTATATGCCTCTTTGATAAATGATTCTGATACTTGATATGTCTTTTCCATTACATTCCTTTTGTTTGGTTAGTGATGGGGATAAAAATAATTCTACCCCCGATTATTCTTACTACTTTTATCATATTAATCTATGTCTAATGTGTAGTAAGGGTTACCTGTCTCTACAACAGTAATTCTATTTGCCTTTCTGTAGTCTAATTCTCTTTGAATGTAGACAGGAAGGTCATCACCCTCTGGTAAGTTTTCTTGAAGAAGAAATAAATCTCTGTCTGAAACACTTTTGATTGGGATTCCTCTTTCAGGAAGGTCACCATCTTTTTTATTCCAGATTGTGGTCAGCCTTTCATCAGCAATTCCAAACTGCTTCATAAATTTTTCATCCTCAGTGTAAACCCAATTTCCTGTGAACTGCCCTAATACATTTGCTTTGATTAGTACTTCACTCATTCTGAAATTAGGATTCTCTAACCAGACTTTTTCAACTTGCTGTTCTTTTTCTTTCCATCTGTTTAAAAATTTATCAACAAATGTTTTTTGAGCAATACCTACTACATTTTTGATATAACTCTCTTTTACTGTATCTCTTGAATAAATATCAAGGAGTGTTGGGATTCTTTGTGGATTACGACTCATTTTTTTTATTATGATTTTTAAATTCTTGTTGTCTTTTTTTCACTTGGTTCCCAAATACAAAAGGGAATATAACTAGTAGTAATATTAATAAGAATACTATCTTCATTCAAAAAATTCTAAATTATCAGGTTTAATTCCTTCAATTGTTGCTACCTTTTCCTTTGAAAAAGTTCGTTTGATTCTGTCAATTCTAGTGCCAGACTCATCATAAACATCTATTGTGACATTTGTTGTACTAGCAATAGCTTCAACTTCAAATCCATCACTAATTAATTTTTTAGCTCTCATAATAACATCTTCCTGAATGCTTGTAGGAATTGTTTTTTGTTGCACTAATGTGCTAATCTCTTTTATGTTCATTAGTTTCTTAATTTTAAATTCAGAAATTCTATTACTTGTTCGTCCCAATCAGTTTCTTCCTCTTCCCAATCAGTATTTATGTGTTGAGTTTCAAATTCTAAAGCCCAACCTCTTATTACTTCAAGCATATAAATAGAGCCTTGCTTTGAAGTCCACTTATCATATTGGGGGGATTCTGGAGCTTCCCTCATCATAACACCATAAGTCTCCATATAAGAGATAAATCCATTAGGAAATGATACCCCAATATAATCTTCACGAGAACCTTTATCAACTGAAACTGTAAAATCTACTCTGTTTGTCAGGAGAGAATCAAAGTTACCTTTTTGTAAGTAATCCTCAACAGCATTATCTTTAACAACTGAAAATTGAGGAATTTTATCACTGAAATCAAACCGAGTTATATAATTACCTTGTTTAGTTCTAACTGTTCCAGATTCCACTTTATCACCTTCTAACTGAATAGTAAAAGTTTCCCCTACAATTTCTACTTTTAGTGTTTTATTAACACAATCTAAATATGCTGTATTCATTGTAAATCTTTTAAGGTTTGTTCAATTATTAATTTAATAGCCTTATTCAAGCCTCTACTGTCTTCCATTACACCTGTAAACATACGAGTAATAAAATCTAGCTTTACTTTACAAAACTGATTACAATAAAATCCTTTATCCATAAATCTGGAATTGTGGGGTATTAAAGCATGTTCATCCTCTGTTGTTGTAAGGGCAATACAATAAGCTGTATCTTTCATTACTTTAGCTACAACTATTGGTCTATGTTTACCATTAACTGACATTCCTGAAAATACATCTCCTTTTTTAATGACATTAGGCTTTGCTCTTTTGAACTTTGGTAGCATAACATCTGATTTTATTTCAGTATTAGTGGGAGCCGATTTATACTCAGCTTCAACTTTGGTAACAATCTCTCTCACAACTTTCATTGAAAGTGTAGGCTTATTTTCTTGCCCCATCTTTTTTAGGATACTGTCTAATTCCATTTTGCAAAGATTAAAAAAATAATTGAATTACACAACTATTTAAAGTTAAAGTTTAGTTAAATTTTACTAAGCTATGTCACTATATAACTTAGATGAAGGAAGTTGTTTAGCTCCCATCTCATTGAATGGAAGCTTCTTACCAACTGTTTTGTTAATTCCTTGAGGTACACAATCATCGACTTTGACCTCAGGAGTTCTTTTTTTTATTTTTAATAATTTGAATTTCATAATTAATATTTTTTAATTAGTTCTTTAAGAAACTCGAACCTAGGCTTATATAAATTAAGTTTAAAATAATATATCTGATTATACATTAAAGCTGGTTTATTTTCTTTAATAATAGAATCCAGTAAATCTCTATCCTCTCTACTAATTTTGTTATCCTGCCAAAGTCTCCAAACGTAGATACACATTCCTGTTGCTCTCATTTCTCCTTTAACAAAATTAGTATTATCCTGAATGATGTTAAGGAGTTGAATTAAAAGGAGTTTCTTCTTACTGAAAAAAATCCTTGCGATAAAATAAAAAAACTTTCTCATAAATGCATTAAAATTTCTAAAATTAAAATAATAATTTCTATTAAACCTTTAAAGAATCTTTTCATACATCATAAGGTATATCAGATTCCGTTACCTCTAACCCATCAAAATCAATATTGATTGTGGTGTCACCAAACCCAGCCTCTTTTAATACAGCATTTGCTTTTTTAAGTTGAGTTGTAATTTCAATCTTAGCTAACATAATAGCTTCTTCTTTTGTTTCTGCTTCTACCTCACCACAATCAAAGTTTAACCAAATGGTGTTAGTAGAATTTGAATAATTCCAAATTTTCATTTTAAATCTTCTTCTTTTAATTCGTCAATACCTTTAATTCTATCAGTTAAATCGCCTGATAAAATTTCTTTTAATCTCTTTTTAGCTTTTTCAAAAGTATCAAAATAATTATTACCTAAAATCTCTGACTTTGACACTTGAAAATACACATTCTGTTTCACGTAAATTACATAAGGAAACTTAACACAATGATATTGATATGCTCTCTCATTAGAACTAGAGTTCAATACCTTACCAATTACTATCAATTTAATAATTTGTTTAGTCCTCCAATCAACTTGATATACAATATCTCCTAATTTTTTATACTCTGTTAAGTCAAAATCTTTGAAGACATCTAAGTAAATGTTTTTTTCTTCCATTTTACTTCTTTGTTTCTAAATTATAATTTAATCTACCAAACTCACTAATAGAAAGCCAAACCTGTTCCATTGTGGCTTCGTTAGTTAAAGACTTATCTAAAATATCTTGAGCCTCATCATCAGAAAGGTTTTCACCTCCTTCTAACTTGTCTTTGACATCAGTTATAGTCCAAAGATTGCCTGTATAATAACCTGCATCTTTAAGCAATTGTTTTGCCTCTGCAATCTTTTTATCTTGCTCAGTTAGTTCTACATCATAAATTTCAGCCTCTTCTCTGATTTTTATAATCTTTCTGTCTTCCAGTGGAAAATCCTCCCAGTGTGGGAATTCAATCATATCAGTAACTGCTTTATGAATTTGCTCCTTTGATAAATCAGCATTCACTGAAAAATTCATAGTTACTTCTACTTGTTGATACATTTTATTATTCATAACATTTGTTTTAGAATGTTGTGTCTTTAAATTTAATTTCGTGAACGGAAGGATAAAATTCTATCTTATCCAATAAATCTATTTTCAATTGCCACTCCATATCACTATGAACAATGAAAATATTTGAGTCTCTGTGTCTTCCATCTGCGTTCCATGAGTCAGAATCAACATAATCTGCTTCCTCTCCCTCTTCATAATAGATAATTAATTGAGCAAACTCATCATAATCCAACTGAATAGCTAAATACTGGTCTGATATTGCTGGATGACTAATATATACCCACTCACATTCAGACTCAAAATCGTATGTGACAGTATGGTCATAATCTAAGAAATGTACCAGCAGTGACCTTAAATAAGGATTATATATGGCAATAACATGTCTGTCTTGAGGCTGATTTGAAAGCATTTCTCCTTCTGGTAATGCTTTTCCTTTACTTATAATTTTTGGCTCGTTTGCGTTCATAATAGCTTTTTAAATTTTATATTTTAAATGCCCAATAATATCATCAATGAAATGAAGTCGGGTGCCTTTATCATCATGACTCCAAAACTCTTTCTCTTCTAAAATTAACATAGAGGGAGTGTATTCTTCATTGTGATGTTCTTCAGATACCATCCATGAATAAGGGGATAGCTGTTCAATATCTAGGAGTCTCTGTCGAAAATCCTCTCTCAATTCTGGAACTTTATTTTGAATAACCCAGCAAATATACATTTCCTGTTTATCTTCATCATAAGATTCTAAAATGATTTTAACTTTTTCATAAAGTTTAATGTATTCTAATGAAGTCATGATTAATCTTGTGTTGGTAGTTGTTCAATTAAAGGAATTACATTTTCATAACCCCCTCTATAATTAAGAGTTTCTTTACCTAAATCATTGGTTTCCCATAGATTTCTCTGAACATCATGTCCTATTGTCTTCTCTAAAAATCTGTAGGGACAACTATCTCCATAAGCTGTATTACTTAATCCCTCAGTAATGTGTCCTAAAACTCCTATACAACAAAAAGAAGTCTGTTGTCCTTCTATTTTTATTTCTAACTCTCTATACCCCTGAATAAAATCTCCTGATTTAAGGGCACCCAACCATTTCTCTTTTATTTCTGTGGTGAATTTTTCAGGGGCTACTATGTTTTGATTATTGTTGTTCATAACCTTTGTTTTTATGTTTAGGTTTACGTTGATATTGTTTTTTTGACCTGTGTACTTTTGGTATTGTTTCCTGCCAAATTTCCTGCATTGTCAGTGTGATGCTAACCAATTTCTGATTCTTATTAGTCTTACTCATTACCTTATTTATTAAAGTATTCGATACTCCCAAAAATATTTTTTTCTCCTACTTCTTCAATAATATGAATATGTTCTTTAGATACAAATAAACTACTTGAACAATATTGTTTATTAGGGGAATAAGAGTAGGAATTTGAAAATGCTTTGTTACCATGTTCAGCTACTATTATTTCTTGTCCTCGTAGGTCATCTTCCTCTACTAAGTACCCATGATACCACTTACCTTGCTTTGGTAAATTTAAAACCAATGCTTTAAATACTTTATGTTTCATATCTTTAATTTCTACCAAATTCTTTTTGTCTCAAATCCCACTCTTCCTTAAAGAATTTAGGAACAACTCCGAACAGATAATTTTTAAGCTCATTGTATTCCTCTTCTTTAATTCTAATACTCATTAGAGTTATATCATCAAACTTGATATACTTTTCTGTCTGTATTTCAAAGTTGATACTATCTCTTTTCAAAACTCCTCTATCTATATTCTGAGAATCAAATAAAACTATCTCATCACAGACACAATACACTTGCTTACCGTCAAATTCAATGTTAGTTACTTTGTACATGTAGTATTGTTCAGTTCCAAATGCGCCCTTAAAGTAGCCTCCATTGGTTTTAATATCATCTACAATGGCTAAACATTCTTTGTTTGCTTCTTGATATTTGAGTTCATCTTGTCTTTTATCTTCAACCTGAATTTCAAATAATTCTTTACCTGTTTTTTCAGGAAAAAGTTGTGCTAAATATTCTATACTTCTCATAAGTTTATTTTTAATATATTCCTTATACTAACATCATTTAAAGACCTTGTGAAAGATACCAACCACTTTGAATTAGGGGTTTCATCTTGTTTTATAATTCCATGTGCTAATGGATTTAATACCTGCTCATTATTTATTTCAATAGATAACTGTTGTCTTTCTCCTACTGATAAAGAAGAAATATCATATTGAATATAATGTTTTACTAAATTGTTATTTATTTTCATTTTATATTTTTAGTACCACTAGAGAGAATTGAACTCTCACTCCTATTCTTTCAGAGCCTCAAACCTGAGAAGTGGTTTTTAAGGGGCTATTTAACCCCTTTAATTTGAATGATACCTTTACTCACATTTGCAAAGATTTGCTCTGCAATACCCTTTAAAACGTATTTAGAGATAATCCCAATACTAATTGATTCACTCTTTAAAAGATTAGTCTTTGGATTAACGGCTCTATTTCTTGCAACTGTTTTTGCTAACTCTGGATTGTTTTCTTTATCCCATTTAGGATTTCTGATTGAGTATCCAGCATGAATATTCCAATCTTCATCCACAATGACCGAAACAGATAAGTCTCTCTCAACTCCATTGATTTTCAATGTACGTGTTGTGATTGTTTCTTTCCAGATTAAAACTTTCTTAGTTGTAATTCCATTTTTACTGGTTTCAATTTCGTTGTTTTTGTTAATAATTACAACGATTCTATCTTTTGGTTTTTCTGTAGTTTGCATGCCTTCTGAATTTAAAATTGTTTGATTGTTTTGATTTGTTTGTTCATTTAAAAAATGTTCTCTGTATTGGGCTACAGAAATTTGTACATAATCTTGTATCTTAGGGGAGTCTAATTGGTAACACCCCCACCTCTTTTTACTACTCATTTGAAAGTAGGCTGTACTAACCATGTTGCCCTGTAAGTCAGCTTCTAACTCTAAAAGAAGTTTTTGTAAATCATAACCTCCTTTGATATACCAATTTTCAGGTAAAGAAGTACTGTTTACAATTTCACATCCTGCTTCAACTATTGAATTTAAAGACCAACCATAATAACCACAGGTCATTGCCATGTAAGAATGATTTCTATCTACATCTACATGTTTAATTTCTTTTACAGTTATCTCTAAAGGAAAGTCTTGATTAAGGGGGTAATCATCATTTAAAAAACTACCCCATGTGTTTGGTCTTGCCAAAATCTTTATTCTATCTCCTACTTTAATTTCAGAGATGTGTGTTACTTTTTTCATAACTTTAGTTTAAAAGATTAAATTCATGTTTTATTTCTACTAAAGTTGACTTTCCTGTTTCAGAAAGTCCTTCCTGATTCCAGTTATCTTTACTATCATGGAATCCTTGAAGAGCCTGAAAAAATCCTCTGTTATTTACAAAAATTTCAGGAAATTCTAAAGTTTTTTCTTCGATAGATTTTACTACAACGGTACTTATTGCTGTTACGCTGTGTCTTAAAGGAAAAGTAGTATCAATAAGTTTAGCTGACTCAGGTTCAAATAACCTTCCTACAGCACATCCTTCTGTCTGTTCTAGGGTAAACCCAAATGCATCAGGGTGGTAAGCACATTGTTGGTCAGCACATCTATTAGTAGAATTGTAATGATTAGCTGTATTTTCCAGAATGAGTTTAAGCTTTTCATTCGTAGGCAATGCTGGATTGTCTACAATCTCAGCAAATTGTGGTTTTAATTTTAAAGTTTTCATATTAAATTACGTTTAAATCAATTGTTTCTGTTTTACCTTTAATGTATCTGAAAATTTCTTTGTGAACCTTCTTAGATACCATAAGAAGATATTTTTCTAAAGCTGTAAATGCAGTACCTTTTCCAAATGTTTGGTCTTCAAATTTATCACTCCTCCACCCTGAAAGGGAAGCAAATTGTTTGTTTTGAATTTGACGTGCCCTTTTAGAATATGAATCACCTGCTAGTAACCCATACACACAACGGTTAGGGTCAGTTTCATCAAACTGACTATATTTTAATCTTTTAATTTCTTCTGGAGTGGCTTTTTCTTTTATATTATATAACTCCTTTTGAACTTTGTTAATAAAGGTTTGCTTTTTCATTGTTTTTAATTTAATAAATTAATAATAAGAATTTAACACAATTTTTCTCTTTTTATTATAACGTTGTCTTTCTAACTTGTTAGCACACCCGCAATCAAAGATTTTAATCACACCGTCTTTAAATCCCCAATTTGCTGAATGATTATCCCAATTTCTATAGCCCAAACGTTTCAACTCTTTATATACAGAAGACATTTGCTCAAAAAATTGATTTATCATATCAGAATCATAACCTTCAATTTCAGGAATATTTTTGGTAGGAATATCACCCTGTCTTAAAATTTTATAATCGTTATTATATCTCATGAATTGTCTCCACAACTCAAATGCTTTCTCGTTTTCTTTATGAGACTCAATAAATGGTACAACATATTCTGAAACAATAATGTAAACATCATTTTTAATAATGTTCCCACTAGGCATTTCAAGGTTAAGGTCTACTAACCTCGTAGAATAAATTTTTACAAAATGTTTAAATCTTCTACCTCTCTTTACTAACTTTTTGGCAGTCAGATAGTCATCTAAATCTGTAGTTAATTTGTAAACTTTACCCTTATAAAGAAAGGCAGTCCCAAATGCTCCACTGCCTATATGTTGTAAATCATCCTCAGTTTTTAAATACTGCTGAATAATACTTTTTCTTTTTAAATCTTCATTATTCATACTAAATGCAGGTTATTTCGGTTTGATAACTGTAAACTATTTTTCTTCTCTTATTGTAACTGTACTTACTCTTTTTAATTGAGAAGCCCATATCAAAGATTTTAATTTTACCATCTACAAAACCTAAATTTTTATTGTGATTATCCCACGTTTTAAGCCCCATAGCTTTATACATTCTATAAATGTATTGCATCTGACTGATTAAAGTATTAAGTAATTCTGTCTGCCCCTTTCTTTCCCAACTTTCTTTGATATTGTCTGAAACTCTAACAGGTAGACCACATTCAATACACCTAGATGATGAATTAATATCTGTCAAGTCTTCCCAGATTTCATTTACTATTTTATCACCGTGTGACATTTGCTCTATCTTCTCACTAACAATTAGATACAAATTCTCAGTGTAGTCATCATGGTGAACCTCAATAGGGGCTGTTTTAAACACTTTAACAAAGTTAGGGAACTTGTGCCCTACCTTAATCATTTTGTTAGCCATAATGAAGTCATCTGGGTCATCTGTAACCTTATGAACTTTACCTTTGTATAAAAATGCATCTGCAAAATTACCACTTCCTAAATATTCTAATTCATCAGAATGGCACCCCAAAGAATGGGCTAGGATGTATTTTCTGTTTTCTTTTCTTGAACCGTAATACATGATATTTGGATTTTGTTTTGATTAGTTATATATAATATAGTTTTTTTCATTTAAAGTTTTAAACTCCTCTTTTAAATGCTCTTTTGCAATTTGTTTAGCATGTTTGTTTAACAATTTGTCAACTGTTAATGTATTTCTTTTCACATTCTCATCTACAAATATAGCCTGAGTTCTACCATGTACAACTTTTGGGGCTTTAATTTCCACAAGGCAAAACCCACAATTAACAAGGTAGGCTAAAAGCTCAGTATCTAAAATGTAAAGCAGATTTGAGATAGAGGAAAAGGCACATTTATAATCTTGAATGTTTCTACCTTCAACCTTTTCAGGAAATTCATCTGTTAATACTCTAACATTCAAAAAGTTTTGTCTAATCAAATGTGCCTTTTTGCCATTTCTTGTCCATTTGTGATAATATTGAGACCAAAAAATCCCTCTGTTATCTTTTGGATGTTCAACTCTATAAATGATATTTGTTTGTGACATGGTGATAAATTTTAATAGATTATTGCGAACTCATCATCTTCAACCATTTCCATATATTCCAGCTCCATATCTTCGTGAGCAATTTGTCCTGCAAAGGCAATTTCTTCTGCCTCAATTTCTGTATTGTTATTTTCTAATGACATAATTATTATTTTAAAATTGGTGTATCTAAAATGTTTATATATTCAAAGTTATGATTTTGACCTTCAAACTCATAAGTAACATTTAAATACTTTGTTAAACTCTCTCTAACTTCTTTCTGAGACAGGACTTCTAAAATTTTTAAAACTCCTCTCATTTGTGCTGGGGGACAAACTTTTATAATTTTATCTATCACCTCAGTGCCTAGTTTTGTTATTACATAACTCTTTAAATCTTTAAGAGAATTAAATTCAATCCCGTCAAAGATATATTTTTCTACTATTTTAATTGTAGCCATGTTATTTTAATTTAAGGTTCTCTTTTAATATATTGGTTAATAGAAGTGGCTTCCTCATAAGTCATTTGATTGACTGTTAAAAACTCCTCATCATCTGCCTGTTCAAAATCACTGAGCATTACATTCACATTATCTTCATTTTCTTCTGCCCATGCTCTAATTATTGCATTTGGAAAACTCTCGGCATGCATTAAGAATCCCAAAAATGCTACCATTGCCTCAGTATCGTCTTGATTATGTAAGGGGCTCGGTCTGTAATCATCCCCGTACTCAATTAGTTTGCCTTCAATCTCGATTTTGTAACCTACTTTCTCACCTCCTAAATAGTACAGTGATACTTTTAATTTCTCATATTCAAATGAAATTAATAATTCATTATCAATAAGTCTATCTGTTAATAAATCTAATGTTTCCATGATTTTAAGAGTGTTTGTTTTGTGTGTAAAATTCCCAAATTAATTGTTTATAGGTTTTATCCTCAGGAATTTTTGTTAGTTCTTTTAACCTACTCAAATAGATTGAATTAAAATTTTTATAGTTTATATTTTTTTCTACTTTCAGGATGATGTTATCAATTGCCTGTTTTAGAGTAATTGAAGAGTTCCCCCTCCATTCGTGCTCAATACATGATAAAAGATAATCATATTCCTGAGCCAATGAAAAAACCTTATAATCAAAGGCTAATTCTAACTTTATAATTTTGGTATAATTTGCCATGTTATTTTAATTAGATGCAACGTATAAACTAGTCCCGTCAGAGAATCCCCCAACACGTTCGTAAGAGTCACTCAAAGAGGCTAAAATTTCGTCTATTTTAACCTTTTCAGCCTCGACTACTCTTTTGATAAAAGACTTTATTTTTGGTAGTTGTATGACCTTCATTCCCTCATTTAAATCTGAGTCTTCCAAATCATTTATATCCATATTGTCAACATCTTCATAATCAAATACCCCGTACATACTTTGAGTATCAATTTCAATAAGATAATCTAAATTTGCACCCTCATAATACCCTGAGGTACAAATGATTGTAAATCTAGCATGTATGTTTGTACCTGCAAACAAATAACTTTTTGTAAACTCTACAATTCCAGAGGCAGGATAATTTCTATCGTTATCTTTCCAATCACTTTGATAAGTACCGTAAGCCTCTGTAAATCTTTCATTTACATTTGTTTTTAAGTCATCGAAACTCCATGTGTCGCCCTCCTCTAAATCAGTTAACACTGTATAATATTTGCTAGCATTATTTAGTAATGCAAAATTTGATGTTCCCATTTTGTTTTAATTTTGAGCCGTTCCCCCACTCGCTGAGGGAGTTGCAGTCCTTTAGACCTCTTAACGGCTTATATTTTAACCTATTATCATAGTGGAAACGACTTCCATTTTGACAGGCTCTCTGTTTTCTTTGTTTAATTTTTCAGTGTCTACTTTCATATCACTGTAAACATTCTCTAAACTTTCGTTTTCTTTTAACTTATTAAATAAAGGCAAATAAACTTCCTCTGCTACCTCCTTTGGAACATTTGTAAATCCTGTAGTCGCAATAAGGCTAACACGAATCATCTTCATAAATAAAGCTCTGATATACTCCTTTTCATCATTTGAAAACATATTGTAATGTTTGCCAATGAATTTAAAAGAGGAATTCAATTCTTTATCTCCATTTGCATGGCTTGCCCATGTTTTAACATGATTTTTTTCATCAAAGTATCGTAACATTAAAGGGTAATAAGTACTTTTTTTCGGCTTGTTTAAAGCCCCATTTTTGGGGTTAATTGTTTGTGTTACGTGCCTGAATCCTTTTGACATACTAAAATCTACAGTATCAAATAGAGTAGTACGCAATTTGAACCCATACGGGTAATTTTCAACCTCTACTTTTTGCCCGTTGGCAATAAAAACTATTTCTTTATTTTCCATGATAATTATATTAAAAAAGTTCAATATCTAAATTCATTATTTGTTCATAACAAGATAAGAACAAAAGAGAATCCAATAATATACAAATAAGGGCTAATTTGCCATATTTCTTCTCACTGCCTTTAAATAACAGTGTTAAAATTAGTGTTATCATAATAGTAATTTTAAGGCTGAGATATTAAATAATAAGATGTTACCCCGAAAACAGTATTTTCTTTTCTACAAACGGCTCTTAATATTGTACCTCTGTTAATTTCACCAACTAAAAACCAATAATATTCTGCCGTTATTTGGTTCCCTCTACTACATGGGAATGTATCTATTTTTTTATTTTGTGGGTAGTTAAAATTGGATTTAATCATACTGAAATAAATTTGAAGAAAGATAAAAGAGTTATAATAACTCCCTTACCTTTTGATTAATATATGTTCTTTTCTGCCATTCTGTACCCGTTTTTTGTCTCTCAGGTAGTGCAATTTCTGTCATATCATTTAGATTGAATATTGCTTTTTGGTCTCTTAACATTCCCGAACGTAAAGCTAATTCTTTGTCCAAAACATGCTCTGAAATATCCAAATAATAGTTATTATCTGTAGTATTAAACCATACGCCCACAAATGCATTGGATACACTTTGTAATACATCTGCATTTTGATTAACATACTGAGCCAATTTTGCCTCTGTAAATTCGTGAATATTTAAAACTACCTCTCTACCTGAAAAGGCTACCATAAACCCATTATTTGGGTTAATTTCGTACTGATTAAAGCTAACGCCTCCGTTTTGTTGTGCTAATTGAAAAGCCTCAATAATTGTATTTTGTAACATAATAATTTATTTTAAAATTTATAACCCTCTTTTGTCGTATTCTTTCTCTATTAAAGAAATTTCTTTCTTTGTAGTATTAAGAATCTTTTTTGTATTCTCACTACTTACATGTAAATATGTTCTCTCAATTAAATTTTTAATCTCATGCATTAAACAATTTAATTCTGATAACTCATTATTAGATAAATTTTTCATAATAATATACTATAAAAGTGAATATTCGTATTGAAATTGGCTAACTGTTTTAATTACCCTTTTCTTTTTTGTTGGGTAAATATTAAACGGTTTAATTCCTGCATTCTCTAAAATCTGCATTGCATGTTCTTTGCTATTTGCAGTTAAAAAATGGTCTTGACCTCCATAAATAAGAGTATAAACAAATTTGATTGATTGTTTCATAATATTTATTTTTTGTGGGTGTGAGGCAACCGAATGCCTCTATTCTGTATCATTACTTTGTCTGTACTTCGTTGGGTAAGACCGTCTGCCAATAGGGACGGCACTTCACTTAATTTCATGTGTGAGAAATAACTCCTATGAGTACACCCGTTTTTACATTTGCTTTATACACGTTGCAACCGTGTTGTTAAAATCATATTTTGCATATAAAACTGTGCCCCTTACTGCCATTTATTGGGCTACACCTTTCAATAGTTAATAATTTTGGAACGTTACCCCTCAGAATTTGCCATAATTCCTACCTCTCACATTCTAACTATTTATTTTTATATCATATAAATTAATCATCTCGACTTTAATTTACATACTATTTAACTCGTTGAATTCAAAGACCCCGAACCCCTAAAGGTTGGGAATTAATCTACTATTTAATTTGTTCAATTCTTTACTTCGCTGAGAATCCATTTTTCTTTTCATTCTTTGTATTGCAAACTATCCACAATACCCCATTCACTCAGAGTTTCAAACATGAACGATTTTATTAATCCCAATACTTTAAACTTAAACCCTGAGGCGTTAAAGTTAATCTATTTAATAAAATCTTAAATTTCAAAGAATTCTGCTCTCGACTTTCGTCTATGTTTCTAGGGTTTTTATTAGGCTTTTAACTTTTATAAAGTGCTTTTGTGCCCTGCCTTTTTAGTTCCCGTTGTGTTTCTGTTTAGCAAAGATACAACTTAATTTTAAACTACCAAATCTTTTTTAAAATATTTTTGAAAAATATTTAAAAGTGTTTGTTTATGAAAAACTGAATTACTGTAAAGCCTTATTAATAGGCTATTTAGTAGTTATTTAATGTTAAAGTTCGTTTGCTCTGTCCCTTTCGACATTGCAAAGATTAGAAAAATATTAATACAAAACAAATCCTTTATTAATGGGCTTTTACAGGGTTTTGTCTCTGTTAACCCCCATGAATAGGGCAATGTGTTTTTTGAAAAAAGAATAAAAAAATTTACATTTATTTTGTAAAGTGCTGATTATCAAGTAGAAAAATTTCATTTATTTTTTTAGCTATTATGTATTATTACTGAGAATGTTATAAAATGGCTCTTATCATACTGAAATAAAAAAGTAAATATATATACATATAATAGTATAATAATAAAATAATGTAAGACTTACAGAAAGCTATCAAAAATCAATTATCTTTTTAAAGTAATATAAATACCTTACTAAATGTTTAAAAGGTCTTAAATGAGCTTATTTATAGCTTAAAGCCAAAAAAAGCCTTACAAGTTAATGTAAAGCTTTATAATTATTTCAGTATTGAGATTGATTAAAATTTAATTGTACCCTTTTTATAATTGTTAAATATTGCAGTTGCTTTTATTTCGTCTGAGTCTTGCCCAATTGAAATATATTTATTGTTTTCATTTAGTACTCTAGCAACCCATTTATTAGATTTGTTGCTATAAAATACACCCTCTTTATTTGGTAACGAATTATATTTTTTAAAACTATTACCATAATTTAAGCCAGCCATTTAATTAATAGGATTTGTAAAGAGTTGGTAAAGGAAATAACAAGCCCAAATAAAAGCCATGAATAAGACTTTAAATAATAGTAATTTCCCAAAGAAATTTGTAACAGTGTTTTGATTGTTTGATTTCATAATGATTGAATTTTGATTGTTAATGATTAATTGAAAATACTAATTTGAAACATAAAAGGATTAAAACAGCCGTCTATATATTTAACTTTATAATTCTGACCTTTGTAATTTGTTGTACAAAAATCTAAATCTTTTTTATTAAAATCAATTGTTTCAATGTATCCAAACTTTTTATTTAAACTAACATTATTTATATCAATGTTGTTTTCATTGCACATTTTGACCATTATTTTTTGAATGGTATTATTATTTAAAACTCTTGTTTGTGTACTCATAATAGTATGTATTTGTAATTATTAAAAAATGCTAAACTAATACTGAAATAAATATTGTGTTAATTAAGAGACTTTATTAAATCCTGATACATAATAGTATTAATAAACCTCTGAGGGATAAAGCAAATTAATTGTTTCATTAAATCCCGTTTAGTTGCATGATAATTTGCAAGTCTTAATTTAACTATATTATCCCACTTATCTAAATCGCCCCCTCTATCTCTATAGGCTATTTTTTGAAGTCCTAAATTTCTAATTTGACAATAATCAGCCACTACACCCCATAGTATAGAATCAATCCCCAACATATTAGAACATTTGTTTATTGAGTCCTGAGTGTTTAAGTCGTGATATAATTCGACAATTGTCATTTCTTTAGGCTGCAAAATAGTAGTTTTACTATGTTCACACTTTAAAGCCTCCAAATTAGGATTATCAAACATAAACCCCATTACAGCAAGGTTTAATAAATAAGGTGTGTTAAATGTGTTAACCGTTCCGTTGTGTATTAATGTGTACATGATAGTAAGTATTTAATTATAAAAGCAAAGTTAATATATTAGAATGATATACACAAATATAAAAGCATATATTTTATATTATTTAGTGATTAGTTTGTTAATCTGCCATTTGGATTAGATAACTATCTGTAAATCAGTGAGTTAATATATAAAATAAGTCAATCAAGTCGTTACGAGACAAATTCTTTAACTTTCAGTAAATATTGAAAGTTTAGGAAGTTCAATAAGCTGTTACCCCTCTATAGTAGATATACCCCACTTTTAACACACATAATCCACAAAAATAAAAGAAATTACGAATTTGATAACGAAAGGCTTTATTTATTGGTAGACTTTGGATAAAACCCCGTGATATTTCGGCACTTGATTGTGAATAGTTTAACAAAAAAGTCAATTGATTATATTATTTATAATGAGTTTATCACAAAAACAGTGATTAAACCTAGTAAAAAGGCTCAACCCTTTGCAATTAAATTGTCTTTTGTGTATGGTGTGTATGTCTATTGTGTGTTACCATTTATTTTATTTCAGCATGATTAAACCTATTTTCTCATAAGTTAAGCCCAATTAAAAAGCCTCACAATATACTGAAACAATTATCAGCAAAAACAATTTGCAATTAAATTATATTTTACAGTCTTAATAAATACACATTCCAAATGAGTAAATCTCAAAATATAAAAATGAGACTTTCAAAATATCAGTATATCAGCACACCCAGACAGCACACACCCCAGACCAAAATAAAAACCTCAAAAACTAAAAACTCCAAAAATCTTAAAAGCCCCTGAGCCCTGAAAATCCCTGAAAAAAAGACCACCCCCACCCCTGAGGGGTACCCCAAAAAATCCGATTGACGGGGGGAGGTGTTGTCTATATACCCCTACTAACCACACATACAATGCAGTTTCATGAATTCTAACTACAGATGAAATGCAGTTTTCAAAATTGGGGTAGGGGGTATAACAAAAAAGCCTAGAGGAATACTCTAAGCTTGTATATATTGTTATTGAAATAACCAGTCTGGTAGGACCACTCCTCCTTGCTGAAACTTTTTTTCTAGAACAATGTTTGGAAAGTAGGCTCTTTGTTGTGGGGAGAAACTCTTATGTAATGGTTCTTCCTCTATGAGTTTTGCTCTATCGAATCCTAGTTCTTCAATTTGTTTATTAAGTTCACTGAAATATTCTTCGAATTCATTTTCGTTTCTAAAGGTTGCTCTTACTCTTGATGGGTCTTTACTCATGCTGTTCATTCCTACAAATCCATCTTGATATGAGTTGAACTTATCTTGTTGGGATTGTTTTAGAACGTTTTTAAATGAGTCCCAGCTTAGGGAGCTGTTTTCTTTTATCTTTCCACCGATAGGAATAAAGTCGTCTAGCATCTTATAGGCTTTACCTGCTTTAATTGGGGACGAAGGCATGTCAGCATAGAAGTTATAGAAAGGGTCTTTATTTCCCTCTTCGAAGTATTTTTTAAGGGCTATTTCTTCATCATATGACATAATCTCTCCTTCAGGTGTAGTTTCTGTCATTGGGTTTCTGATTGAAGATTTGTTAGGGGTCCTGGATAGTTTCATTCCTCCTGGAAGGTCTGCTTCTATACTGGATGGTTTGGCTGCTGGTTTATATCCTTGGAGCCAGTCTTTTTCATATACCTTTACATTTTCATCATAAATATCCAGTGGTCTTTTAGATACTCTTACGTCTGTATTTTCAGGAGTATATTTACCAGTTCTTCCATTGACTTTAGGGGTGAATGCTTCTTCACCTTTTCTGGCTTCATACAAATACTCAGGTCTATTATTTTTATAATACAGGGAACCTTTATTATAGTAGGCATCATCACCAAAACTTTTAGCAATTGCTCCTGCTTCATCTATGGCTCCTACATTCTGTTGTCCTTTGATAAGACCCATTGTTTGTTCTAGCTCATTGAAGGTGTCAGCATCTACTTGTCTATAAAAATTATTTGAGTTAGTTCTAAAAGCAAATGGATTTACTTTATAAGCATTAGGAAGATTCTCTGCTCCATATCTATTGATGTCTGCTACAATATCGGCTGCTTTAGGAAGTTTACCAATGTTATCAACTAGCCCCAATCCTGCGTAGGTTAAAGGGTCAGTAATAATGTCTTCTGTAAGATTTGCATCATTCTTAGTACCTGATAAGGCATCCTCAAAAGAATAGTCATCTCTGTATGCTGATTGTACCATCTTTGCTGGAACTGCTAGAGGTGCAAGTAAACCAAGTTGGTCCATGCTTCTTTCAGCAAATCCATACTGACCTGTTTCAATCTGATATTGTTTTCTATTTTGTTCTACATTTGTTAGGCTGGTATCATTCTGGATACTTTGGATTAATCCCCTGTCTCCTCCTCCAAGCCATTCAGGAAGAATTTCATTTCCTACTGTATAGGCTCCTCTATTAAAGTCTGACCAGTAGCTTGGTTGAACTCCTGCGTTTCCTGATTCAACAATGTATTCACTTAAACCTTCAGGCAATCCTTTTGTTAATCTATTTAAATAAGCCCCTCTAGCTTCTGGAGTATCTCCATCATTATTAGCTGGGTTCTGTTGTAAGAACTGTCCAATTAATTGTTGCTTGATTTGCTCATCATATTGTTGTTTGTAAGAAGGGTTCACTTCCCAGAATTTATCTGAGCTTTGTCCTAGACCTCTTGCTATTGAGCCAGTCATCTCATCTTCAAAGTAAGGCTTCATGTAGTTTTCAAAACTACTTTGCTGAGTTAGTTGTTGGTATTGTTTGAGTAAATCGTGGGCACCTTCCTGAGGATAATAATTACCTCTCTCATCCTCACCATATAGAATACCCTGAGCATAATAATCTTCATAGTCTGAAGAGTCTGTTGCCAAAGTTTCTCCTGTACTTAGTTGTACATATGTTTTACCGTCTTGTCCTTCGTATTGTTTTAAGACTCTGATTCCAGGTCCCTGAAATGTTGCCATATTTCGTATTGTTTTCTATATTTAATCATATCATTCCTTACAGGAACTCTATGTCACAAAGATATGAAATTTTTTTTAATTGTACAAATATATAATAAAAAATCCTACCTAACAGGGGTTAAATAGGATAGGTTAAAACTCAGTGATTACCAGTCAGAGTTTATTTCTTGTAATTGAGCTTTCATCTTAGCTCTAAATTTTTCTTTATGGAATGGAGCCCATGTACCTTTGTGAGGTTTACATAGCTTGCAGCCACATCCTTTCTTTTGTTTACGTTTGTTATGTCTGTTTGGACCCATGTATTAAATCGTTGTGTAGACTCATTATTCGAAGCTCAGCTCTAGGAATCAAAATATTAATTGGAGCTTCTATTTTATGTTTGCTTTTTGAAAATTTAAATCCATCTTCAATATTTCCAAAGTCTGTATCTCCACTATCAATAGCATTACATTTACTGACTAACTTTTCTGTAGTCCAACCAAGGTCTTTCAAATAAGCAATGACTTTATCTTTATTGATAAGCATTATTTCCATCTCTTGAATATCCTCAGATTTAGGATTTTTCTCAACTTTAGCTCTGTTGATAAAGGCAAGAAGATAATGAGTTGTGTTGAGTCTGTTTGATAAGAACCAACCATCATATCTGTATCCACTTTTCTTATCACTTGTAGCTCTAAGTTCAAAGGCAAATGTTTGTAAGTTTTTACCTATATAATCAGTGGCACATTTTTCATCTACAAGCATATCGTCTCCTGTAGCTGATTGGAATATTACATCTATTCCTTGAAGTTGAAGAGCTTTACTTGTGACTCTTACAAAAGGTATTTTTCCAGTATAGTATTTATCTAGAAATTTCTCTATCTCTTTTGCTGTTTGTGAATCTGTTGCTCTGTTACTTTGATACAATTCTTTTGGCATACTATAATTTTTGATTGTGGCTCCTACAGGATTTGAACCTGTGACCTTTTCATTATGAGTGAACTGCTCTAACCAGGCTGAGCTAAGAAGCCATAGAACCCCCAAGTGGAATCGAACCACTATCAATAGTTTAGAAAACTATGGCTCTATCCGTTGAGCTATGAGGGCAAGTAAAATAACCTTCAAACTACATCCTTATAACAGGAATACCCTTTCTGTATCAACACCCCCTAAAAAGGACTACTCAGATACTCTATTTTACTTCAGCTATTTTAGTCCCGATACCAAGAATCGAACTTGGATTTCAACCTTATGAGGATTTTGTAATAGCCATTATACTATATCGGGAATTGAGCAGAGTGATGGAATCGAACCACTGATGTCTAAGTTTCACCACCCTTCCCATTTGCATTTTCGGTCATGACTCCTCTACTACAAATGTTCCTGGACAGTTAGAACAATAGATACCCACTTAATTTTCACACTAAGTCTACACCTAATAGGACACTCTGCTTATAAAAACCATTACTCTATAAGAGCAATGGTAATATTGTTTTCTTTAATTATTTTTAGTGAACCTTTAAACTGAAGACTGCCTTTAGTATGACTATTGTCTGGGGTCTCCTTAGTTGTAAAACCTACCTTAGAATCCAAATGGTCTACATAGTAAGTATTACCTTTACATTTCACTACCCAAGCTGGGACACTCTTGTCTTCGTTATGCTTCTTGTTGAAGTGGAAAACTATTCTGGAACTATTACAAATTGATTCCATATTTTTCTACTAACTGAGTTACATAGGATTCTGAAATCTCTTTGTGTTTTGTTACCTGTCTTGGAATCTCTTTGATAACTGCATAAGCTTGGAACAGATGTCTTAACTCATATTTGTTATCAAGTATTACTTGAGAGGGTGAAGATACGGTTCTTGTACCTTGGAAAGATTGTTTTCTCTGAGGTTTAACAATTCTTTGTTCCTCTGATAATCTTTTTATTTCTTGTCTGATTGCTTCAAATTTTTTCATGATAATTTTAATTTAATGTTAATGATAGGTTTTTAAATAATTGTTTGTGTTGTTCTCTTGAAATTGCTTCTACAGCCACTGCTGTCATTTGGTTTCCAATATCAGGTTCCAGGAATTTGTGATACTTAATTTTTAAGTCATCCAATCTGTGGATTATCCTTTGTATTTTGGACTCCGAAGCTTCAAGACAACACAGGTAATTACTACCCATCTGCCATTGCTTAAACTCATGTTCAAAATTAGCTGCAAAATCAGCTAAGGCATGTACACTTTGTACACACTTGTAACCTGGAGTTAAATCATCTCTGGTGATGATTGTCATAAACTCGTTACCTGTCTAAATGTTAATTAAATCTTTTTTCATAATAATTAAATTAATGATTTTAAAGTTTCTATTTCTTTTTTGATTCTTTTGGTGTCTGATTCAGTAAGAGGAATCTGATTGCCAGAGTTTCCTTTTTCTGTTTTAACTCCACTCTTTAATTGAGACTGCAATCTTTCAAGAGCTGTCTTTCTTCTTAATAGCTTCATAGTATAAAATTTTTTAATTAAAATAATACAAGCCTCCCCTCAAACTCTCTTACTCTATGGGAGGGCGACAATATTGTGCAGGTCGAAGAGTTATCCACCCAACACTATGCTCCACCGCTAAGTGCATTGTATTGTCATTCCAGTGGGATTCGAACCCACGCACACAGTTTTAGAGACTGCCGTTCTACCACTGAACTATGGAACGTAAAAAATGTAGTTAGTATCATTGTAAATACGGGGTGCACATCCTGAGAAGGAGTTTAACGGTTTGCCAGCACATCGTGTTCAATACTATGAATCCTTGTCTCGGTTACTGTGGAAACTACATTTGCTTCATATCAGGATTCGAACCTATCTTCCCTTACTGGGCGTGCTAACCATTACACTAAAATGAAAAACTCTTCTATCCTCTCACGGCAATGAGATTCCTGAAAAGAATGGTATGGGCTAAGGTTGGATTGCCGTCCTGTTATAACTGCCACCAATTTTTGAAGTCCGCCTGGGAATCGAACCCAGCTCATCAGAGCGAAAGTCTGAGGTACTAACCGATATACGAACGGACCAAATTCAAGCTACAGGTCTTGTTAACTGATACTCCACACCAAGTGCCCCAGTCAAGGCTAGAGGAATCGAACCTCATTTGCTTTTTTCCAAATAAAAATGTTTTAACTTTGTATTTGCTGTATGTAGCTTTATCAAATTACTTTTGTTTTTTCAAATACCAATTTTGATTTTTTTAGTTTGCTGTAAGTAATTTTATCAGAATAGTTTTAGGAATTGAACCTTATTAATCGTTTATGAGACAATTTTTTAACCAAATTTCTTTGCTGTTACTATTCTTATCAAGTTTCATTTTTTGTTTTTACGTTGCTCTACCCACTGAGCTACTCCCAAAGATTTCTAGATTTAACTTTGTTTGGGAGGAAGGATTCGAACCCCCGACACACGGCTTTCAATGCTTAACTTTATACTTGCTGTATGAAACTTTTTATATTCAGGTTACTGTTGAGGTCTTTAAGTCTCCTCATTACTTCTCTAGACAATTTAACTTCTCACTAGAATACGAAGTTGTAGATATGGCTTTGCGTTTGCATTCTACGTTACGTTAATGTTTATCCTGTAATTGTTTTTTTGTGTTTGCTGAAAGTAACCTTATTAATAACACTGCAAAGATACAAAATATTTTTGATATATGCAAATTTTGCAGTGTTAAATTTATATTAAAATTATTAAAGAACTTCTACTCTTTGAATTAGCTCTTGAGACAACGCCTCTCTGACTAATTCATCTGCTGTTTTAATCTTACCTGAAAGGAAAGAAACAATGGCAGCAGAATAACCACTAAAGTAATATACATTACTTACATCTCCATGAGTCTCGAATTTTGTAGATGTACTACCATAATAACCGTTAGGAATATTCCAAAGTACAATTACAAAGTTATTAACATAGTCTTGAGAAAATCCTGCATTTCTTAAAGAACTCAAAGCAGTTTCAACATTAGTTTTACCTAATTGACCTGGATTAAATTCTCCATCGGAAATACATAAGATGCCAGTTGGGAACTCATCTTCACTGATTCCTTTTGATTTCAGTTCACAGAATAGTTTGATAACTGACTGGAAGTTTGTGCTTCCATAAGCTTCAGACCTATCATTTTTCCACTTATCAACAGGAGTCTGACCTACCCATTGGTGCATTCTTGCTGTATCATTAAATTCAATCCAAGAGTTGGCGAACCTTCCTTGTAAGAATTCAGAAAAATACAAAGCTAATGCTTTACCAATATTGTAAGAACTCATGTTGGTTCCTTTAGCTTCAGAAGTCATTGAAGAAGAGGTATCTCTTACAACAATTAAACTTGAAATTCCAGAATCCCCAGCCTTTCCTACAAGTGTAGTAAATTGCTTGTTGATAGTTTCCTCTTGAGCCTTTGAAATCTGTGCAGATTCAAATTTTCTATTTATGTTCAAAGGTGAGAATAACTCATGAACAAAACCAGTATACTTAACATCTTTGGTTTCTGGTGAAGTAATCCAAGCTGCATACCTGTCAGATAATTTTTGATTGAACAAAAATTTAGACTGAACTAATTTAGATAGAGCTCTACCATGAATTTTACCAAAGTCGATAACATCAAACTTTCTTTGAGAGATAAGTTTTTGCCATTCGTGAGCAGTACCAGAAGTTTTTAATTTTCTGTATTGCTTGTAAGTAGAACCAGTTGATTCTCCTTTATTACCATAAAGTAATGAACAAACCCATTTAGCAATCATGTTGTCAGCCTGAGCTTCTACTGTTTTACAAACAGAGTTTGATTTAATTTGTGGTAAATATTTTTTAACTAACTCAGAAGAGTTTGAGTTTTCTAATCCTGAAAGAACTAGGTCTCCAAACTTTTTCCAGTTAAGTTGTCTACCTTCCCAACCGTGATGAACAAGGTCGTAAGAAAGCATTGTGAAAATATCTTTCCAACTACCAGCAGAGATTAGTAATCCTACGTTAGCCCAGAAAGTTTTTTCGTCTTTGAAATACAACCAAAGGAATCTCATGATACCTTCATGTCTAAGCTCTCCACCTTTTTGAGGTCCTTGAGTCTTAGTACCATCAAGATACATTGTTTCTCTGGAAATCATTCTCACAAAAATTGAGAATGCTACAGTATCCCACTTGTCAGAACCCCAAAGTAATTCAGAGTCTTGTGCGATTGCCTTGAAACTTCTAGGAGCTTTATATTCACCTAAAGAACCAAACTGGTCAACTAAAGCACTACCAGTAGTAGAATACTTTAAAGCACCGTTTGCTGATTTAGTTTCTGCTCCTTTCTTTAAAGCTGCATCAACGAATGCAGATGTTGTGTTGTTAACTGTTTTTGCAGGTACTGCAAATAAAGTTTTTTTCTTGCTGTCAAACATCTTATATATGATTTATTGGTTATTGATTAATTATTACTTTGCAAAGATAAGAAAAATTTTCTTAATATGCAAATTTCTTTTGTTAAAATTTTGTTAAAGTTTTTTGATTATTGAAAAATAAAAATGTTGTTGATATAAGACTTCACACATCAACAACATTTATCCAGCCTCTTCTAGTTTGGGTGATATATGAGATTCGAACTCATCCCGTCAGAGTCACAGTCTAACATGCTAACCACTACAATAATACCACCATATAAAGGGAGATTAACTCCCTAATTTTAATAATAAACTATCTTTACTGGTTTGTTTAAAAACCTCATGTAGTCTATCATATGTTTTGTTCCTTTACTTTCTCCATTCCAGAAAGCAATTAATACATCAGCAAAGTTACCCATTTCCTGATTCCTAATCGGTCCTGCTGCATTACCATGCATGTTCCAATTTGCAGGAAACTCATGTATAGGATAGTTATTCTCTTTTGCATAAAGTTCTCCTAAAGAATCAGCTCCTTTTGCTTTGCCACTGACAATCTCAACTTCTGTTTTATTTTTTAGAAGGTAATCACATTTAGTTTTTAGTAACCCATAATTCATGAATTCTCTCCCTCCTGCAATAATAACTTTCATTAGGCTTCAGCAATTGCTTTTTTAATCTCTTCTGGTTTGTTAATACCTTTAGAATGCTTATTCATCATACCAAAAAGTTTACCTTCATGGATACCTGGTTCATTAAGCCTAATTTGTCTTACCATTGCCATTAATTCAGAATGTGTTAAAGCCACAGGAAGGTACTTTTCTAGTAAGATAAGTTCTTCTTCCTCCTTAGCTGCTAACTCAACTCTTTGACCTAATGTATAAGCCTCTATTGCTTGATGTCTTTTCTTACATTCTTTAGTTACAATATTTAGCACTTCGTCCTCTGTTAAATCTCTTTTTAAAGCAATCCTTTCATTATCTATAGCACTTACTAAAAGTGATAAGGTTCTTTTTGCTACTTCATCTCTTGCTTTTATTGCATTTACAAAGTCTTTTCTAATTCTTGGTTCCATTTTCTTTTGATTTTATATTATTCCAGAGTTCCTCAATGCTATATTAATATTAGAGTACTCTTCTTTTCCTGTTACTTCTTCTCCACAATATTTAGGAATGTTTTCTAAAGTTTCACCTTCATACTCAATCTCTACTACTGCCATCCCATCTGGATACAAATCTATATCCACTGTATTTCCTTTGTATGAACTTTTGTATCTCATTTTAATGAGCTTTACTTCCGTGTTATTTAACATTTCTTCAGCATCTTCTAATGGTATCTCATACTCATATTCAATTCTAGTAGTATCAGAATGATTAATTTTAAATGCTAAAAATGCTTCTTTTCGGTTTACTATTCTAACTCTAAGATGTCTATCATCCCCCAATATCAAATACCCTTGTTCTATAAGACTTCCTTTTCTTATGTATTTAGGAAGCTCAGTTAAGAGAAATTTTCTTTCTTTTTCAACCATACATTTTTAATGTGGTGCAGGTAGGGAGAATCGAACTCCCGTCTCAGGCTTGGAAGGCTAGAGTATTAACCACTATACGATACCTGCATTTAATTGTTAGGAATAATCTTTTACTCTCCCCTGGGCTTCTTCCTACTGTTCCTCTGGGAGTTTCTATTGTCGTTAATCAGATTATACTAAAAGCAATTTGTCTCCAGTACAGGACTTGAACCTGTGACCGCTTCCTTATCAGAGAAGTGCTCTACCAACTGAGCTAACTGGAGTTAAACCAGATTACTCTGGTAATTTATGTTTTAAATATCTATCAACAGTATTTTGTAATACTTTGTAAAGCTGATTAGATATGTTAAATCTACTTTTATTTATTTCTAAACTTCTTTGTATATCACCATCCTTTGTTCTTGATGTTGCTGCTTTCCAATCACACATCATTTCCAACAGGTCTAGTAAATCCATTCCATCTACCCCCTCTTCATAGTGTTCTGGATGGTGAGAATTATTAGCATAGTGATGGTCTAAAGCTGGTCTTAACTTTGCTAATGAGTCTTTATATTCCTGACTTCCATATTTTAGCTCTTTCAGAATTGGTGTATATTCATCAAAATATTCCTTCTCTGGAGATTCTAATTTACTTTTATCATGATTAGTCATCCTATTTAAAAGTTCTGCTGTGACACCTTGCATAAAAAATCTTACGTCATTGATATGTTTTACAGTGTCTAAACGTGAATCATACTCTTTACTCATTATCTTTTCTTTTAACTATTACATGCATTCCAGGAATTGAGTTATCCTCAATAAAATCCACCTTACCAAATGGTGGATATATAAGAGTCATCTTAACATCAGAGGTCTTATCTATAGGTCCAAGTGGAATTATATTTTCAGACTTTCTATGCTCTTCAGGAACAATTCTAGAAGCTAAATCTATCATATTATTTAAGTTAGTTCTAACTTCTGTATATCTCAACTCAATTGGAGTTTGTCTTTCTAAATAATAAGCAAAATTAATATGCTTTAATAAAACGTCTCTAGGGTCTACTATACCTGGCTCAATTGTGGTATCAATACCAAAACTTTTCCACATATATTCTCCTTTGTCATTATAGTCTTTATACTCAACTCCTATTTTACCAATTTCTCCTGAGTAATATCTATCTAAAACTTGTTGGTATTCTTTCGAAACATCTGTTTGAGATGTACAATATTCATTTATTGTTCCACATATATGTGTTGAATATTCAGAAAGAACTTGTCCAATTTTATGCCATTTATCAGTTTGTAAGTCTTCTTCAGTTACATATAAATCTTTATTTGTAGTTAAAAGAATTACTCCATCTTTATCAACAATAAATTGAATCCCATACATAGCATCATCAGTAAAGACGAGACCTTCGTCATTATAAACACCCTTAAAATGTTCAAAAGGAATTAAGAAACCATCTATACCTAAATATTTTTTAGGGTCTCTACCTTCTTGTTTTGTATAAAATTTCTCTTTAATCATAATGCAAATATACGAAAATATTTTTTATTATGCAAGAGTTTTAACAAATTTTAACATTGTAGACCTAGCTGGAGTCGAACCAACATTTTCTGAGTCAAAGTCAGACGTACTGAACCATTGTACGATAGGTCTAATTGGAGCCCAAGACAGGATTCGAACCTGTGTGCCTGATTTTGCAGACCAGTGTCTAACCACTCGACCACTTGGGCAATTTAAAAATTAGAGCCACCACTCAGATTCGAACTGAGAAAAGCTGGGTTACAACGCCAGTGCAATAGCCATTATGCGATGGTGGCAAATAAAAATCCCTTACATAGTCGGTTAGAAGGTATGTAAGGGAGCATTTAATTTACGGAAATAAATTGAATATCGTCTAAATAACTATAATGTCAGACAATACACTCCCTGTTGGTTGCCCCTGGCAGCCAATGGTTCTCTCAATATGTTGTGTAATTGTTATCATTATTTCTATTTATTATTTGTAGCGATGGGCTGGAATCGAACCAGCATGAGACAGCTTATGAGACTGTTGAGTTACCAATACTCTACCCCGCTAATTTTACTTTTGCAAATATACAACAAAATTTTTACATATGCAAATTTCTAAAAGAAATTATTAGTTAAAGTTTTGTTAAATATTACCACTCTTCAAAAAACATCCAATATTCTTCTTCATTGAATAACGTAAGTTCCTGATTTATAGTTATTTGTTTTTTATGTTTATGAAGTCTATTTCCTTCACAATATGGACATCCTCCATTATTTTCACAAAAATGTGAAACCTTAGTTGGTGTACCATCTTTTACTTTTTTCAAATTTTTAAACCCCATCCATCTATTTTGAGATGGTCTCCTAAAAGTTCTACTCATAATATATTTTATTGCGGAAAGCAGAGAGCACGATTCCCATACTTTAAGTACCATTTGTTTAGCAAACAACGCCTGTACCCTGACAGGTTTACTTTCCATTGGCGGAGAGAATGGGACTCGAACCCATACGTGCGAACACCAACTGTTTTCAAGACAGCGACCCATAGACCGACTTGGCTTACCTCTCCATAAGCCCCAGAAATTGTGCTTGTAAACAGAGGCATCTGGGGAATTGATATTTTATACTAATAAGAATTTCATCCAGGCTTCTGGAATATATTCTAAACTTTGTAACATCATTAAATAATGAGGTCTTTTTGGGTTTGGATGTTCTCTTCCCCATTCCTCAATCAGTAAATCACCTTTCTTAGAGTTACATGGTTTACATGCTGTAACACAATTTTCAAAGGTGTCTTTTCCACCTTTACTTTGTGGTAAAATATGGTCAATAGTCATTGCTCTTGCATCATCTTCGCCACAATATACACAGGTGTAATTATCTCTCTTAAATACGTTATCTCTTGAATAAGCAACTCTTGTAATATCTAAATTAATATACTTAGGAACTCTTATAATAGAAGGTCTAAGAATAACATTATTTGGATTTACAAGCTTAATTCTATCATTATGATTAGCTATAATTTCAGCATTTCCTTTACTAAAAATAACATAAGCTCTTACTGAATCAATTATTTGCCTAGGCATATAACTGGAGTCTACAACAAGACACTTTCTAAATTCTTTTTTCACCATACCTTTAACTTTTGATTATTAGTACCTATAGTAGGACTCGAACCTACACCCCTTTCGGGAACTGCTTCTAAGACAGCCGTGTCTACCATTCCACCATACAGGCATTTTAGTGCTCCCACTGGGACTCGAACCCAGACCCCGAAGGACAAGATTTTAAGTCTTGCGTGTCTACCAATTCCACCATGAGAGCATTTTGTATGTTATTTCATACATTTTAGTCCATTTTGTATATTTTAACGAACATTTTGTGGAGCTGAAGGGAATTGAACCCTCCCAGATTGATTGCAAATCAGTCTCGCCAGCCTTGGTACATGCAACCCCAATTATTTATTATCTCTATTTCTGCCAATATGATAGCCATCACAGAAAACACATTTGTAAGTACTAAAATGTACTCCTCTTTTCTTTCCCATACTTTCAGCCGACTTCAATGCTGACTCCTTTGTGTTATACATAACTTTAGGAAGCCCTGTATCTGCTCTTAAATGAGAATTCTTATGAAACATACCCCAAGCATTTCTTGTAATTAAAAAGTTCTTAATAAACCTCTTAATGGGTAACTGTTCCTTTAATGCTTTTACTATATTCTTCAGTTTCATCTATTCCTTTTATAATTCTTACTATTTCTTTTGGAGAAACTACTGTACACCTTTCCATCACATCTTGAATTCTACCCTTAGGTATATCGTAGTGATTTTTGTGGAACCAGCATAAGTTTATCCCTAAATTTTTAGCCATTAAATGCAAATTCTCAATTGAATAAGGTTTGCAGACTAAGTGTCTTTTATTGTCACAAATATATTCCATTGTACCTCGTGAAGGAATCGAACCTTCTCATTTAGTATGTAAAACTAACACGCTTCCGTTACATCAACGAGGCATTATAACTTTTAGCTTATTGTGTTGTACCACTATTAGCTTATTATGTTAAATATTATTACTCCAAGTTCTATAACTTATAGAGGGGTCAACATTACTTGTAGTTCCAACGAAAGTAACTTCCCAAAAATCTTCACCTAAGTCAAGCAATTGCATGAATTTTCCAACCTTAGCATGTTTCAATGGAATCCACCCTTGGGTTGTTTTTTCAGAATCTTTTTTCTTAAAGTTGCATTGTGCCCACATAATATAAAATTTATTTGTCCCCCCGTCAGGAGTCGAACCTGACCTCACACTTTAAAAGAGTGTTGCCCACACCAGTCTGCTACGAAGGGATATACTTTTTAAGGAAGTACTAACCTTTGTCTAACCCGTCAGATTCGAACTGACACCCCCTTCATTCCAAGTGAAGACTTCTACCAATTGAAGTACGGCTAGTTATAGTGGGTCCTGGTGGACTCGAACCACTCCCCGAAGGACCTGTTTTACAGACAGGTTGACATTTCCAAATGCCTTACAGTACCCATTAAAATCTAATTCTAAGCAAACTTCATTTAAGGTAATTTCTACGAATTAGTAACAGTCTCATAATTGTGGGTCCAGTAGGAATCGAACCTACGCATCCAGAGCTTCAATCTGGCACTCTACCAACTGAGTTATGGACCCATTCTATGTACAGTTACGTTTCCACGAAGGAAAGAGGCTTTACTGTACCTCATTGCGGTGATGGAGAATTTCGAAATCTCGACATGCGACTTAACAGGTCGCTGCTCTGCCTCTGAGCTACATCACCATTAAAATTTGTAATATAATAGGACCAATCATCTTCCTTGTTGAATTACCTTTAAACCTATCTTTCCTTGAGGTCTCTCACCTCAACATTCTCTTTTGAAGAAATACTATGATTTTGTATATTACATTTGCACAGGTGCAAGGATTCGAACCCTGACCAGTGGTTTTGGAGACCATTATGCTAACCATTAACACCACACCTGTATTTATATTCTGCCGTCCCAGAGGGTTTCGAACCCTCGTGTTTGAAGCGTGACAGGCTAAATCCCCAACCAACGGGGCTTATAGGACGAGTATAAAATAAAAAATCCCTACTAATTTTACTAAGTAGGGATTTAAATAATCAAAAACTAAACTATGAAACCAAAAATCATGTTTGTATTTTTATATTGAAACCTACCTTAGTAGTATTATCCCATAACTTATCCGCTCCTAGCACGCTAGGATTAAAATAGAACGAATTAAAGTTATACGAATTTTTCATTTTTATATTTTTATTACTTTGCAAAGATACGAAATTTATTTCATATATGCAAATATAATGAGTTAATTTTTTGTTAATTTTTTAGTTCTGCAAAGATAAGAATAAATTCTCTAAAATGCAAATATATAAAATTTTCTATTAAATAAGATACTCTTCTTCAAAAAAGAAATCTTCTTCATCATCTTCATCATCAAAGTGTAAAAGAGAGTCATCTAGATTTGAATAAATACTTTCAAAAAGGAACTTGTCCTTTTCCCATATTCCTGTAGCTTCTGGAAGAACAGTTTTAAGTTCACCTGAATCCAGAAAAGTATCATACAAATCTCTTAGTTTAGTATTATTTTCCATACCCTTTTCTTGTTAGGTCACTAACTATAAATTGATATTCATCTTCCATTTCCATAGAAGGCTCTTTATCTAATTTATATTTTAGTAGTTTTTTATCCTTTCCATCCATTACTATTACATGTAAAAGAAATTTAGGGGGTGTTGTTGCACTTTTGACATGCATCACACTTGAAACCCCCTTTATTTTTCTTATAACATTTAACCAATGGTTATGGAAAGCTCTTTCAATTAAGCTTTTCATAATCTAATTAGAATGGACTATCATTGTCTTCTTCCAAAGCGTTAGCTGCAAATGGATTTTCTTCAGGTTTTTTGGTCTCTACTACTGGTGTAGTAGTTTGAGGAGTCGTTTGTGCTGTAGCAGCTTCTCCTTCAGTTTCCCATTCCTTATAAAAATCAGAAGTGTAGACATTACCTTCTTTAAAATCAGCATATCTCTTTAACTCGTAAAGAAGTACTTTTGATAAGAAAGCATCTTGGTCCTTGTAATTTAGTGTTTTTTTACCAGCTTCAATTGGGTCTTCCTCAAGAAGAAACATTGGTACATTTCCTTTTTCACCGAATTTAAGTGAGAATTTAATTGGAGTGTCTTTTTCTTGACCTTCCTCAGCTTTGTATCTGAAGTAAAGAACTTTATCAACATATCCTCTTTGATTTTTCTCTCTGTTAGAAGAGATAATAATTGGTTTAGAATAATCTAAACTAGGAAGAATTGCAATAAGTTTTTTAACTTCATCAGTTAAACCATTCTTACTATTTCTTAATGGTAGTTGTACTACATCAACTGCATTCTCTCTGTCATCAGATTGAATAGAAATTTCAACGTACTTTACTTTTCCTGAATCAAAATTCTTTTCATTAATACCTAAGAAAATTACTTTTCCGTAATCAGTACTTCTAAATGCTTTTTGATATGTAACCTTACCATCATTTAAAGGAACTTCAACGTATCCTTCTTTAGGGTCTTTTGAACCAATATAAAGTTCTCCTTTTGAATTTAATCTTAAAAATGTAAATTCTTTACCTGTTCCAAATTCTTTTGCCATGTCTTAAACTTTTTTGTTTTATTATTAATTTATTACTTTGCAAATATACAACAATTTTTTGAATTATGCAAATATATAAAAGTTAATTTTATGTTAAAAATTTTTTAATTTCTTCTGTTGTTAAAAATACATCTTTATCATTTTCATAAGCCAACATTTCTTCAGCAGTTAATATATGAGGTAATTTTTCCTCAACTAACTCAACTATAGGGTATTTAACCTTATAAATTAATTTTTCTTCTGAGAAATCAAGTTTTATATGTCCTTTAGTAGGTCTAATAGAGACCCTCTTTGATGTAGTATGAACCATTCCTACTGTTCCAGGAATGATGTGCTTAGAGCAGTCTACTGCAACGAAAAGGTCAAAGGCAGCACTAAAAATATTACCACAAGCTACTAATGTAAATTTATCTTTGTCATAAGATTCAAATATTTCTTTCATCATTTCAGCTATGATACATTTTCCACCAGGAGAATCCAACCAAACTTCCATTTTCATTCCTTCAGGAAGTTCATTCTGAAAAGTAAGGAAAAGGTCAAACATTTCCTCATCTATGTCACTATTCCAATAAAATCTCTTCACCATAATCTAAATCTCTACTATAAAATTTACCTAAGATATTATCATTGTAGTAGTCATCTCCTTCTAAAACTCCATATGAAAACAAACATTGAGTTTCATAATAAGTCATTTGTTTAAGAGTAAAACATACTTTAAGAATTTCTTTCTTGATAATACTAATACCTTCAGAATGTAAATCCTTTATTTCTTTTTTAGAACCTTCATATGATTGCCATTTCATCTCTTTCTTAACAACCTCATAGGTCTTTTTTCTTTTATCTGTAATAAGAGCTAGTTCTTTTTTACCAAAGTTTCTTTTAGTGAAAGAATATAAAGATTTCCTCCCTATATATTTTTTTCCATTAGAATAATGTATCAGGTAAATAAATCCTATGGCTCCTTCAGGGAAGTCTTTTATGTGTTTGACTTCCCTTCCTTTTAGAGTCCAATTCATTTTTTTATTTTAATTTAGAAGTTATTTCTTCCAATAGTTCTGGATTATCATTTAAAAGAGAGATAACTTTATCTTCCCCTTGACCAAGTTTTGTGTCACCATAACTGAACCAAGACCCATTTTTTGAAATAACTGCGATATTTACTGCATGTCTGACTAAATCTTTCATTTTGTTTACTCCTTCATTATAAAGAACTTCTAGAACAGTCTCTCCAAAAGGTGGAGCAATCTTATTCTTTACTATCTTAACTTTCATAGGATAACCTATTGCTACATCATTTACTTTAATTGGAGCTGACTTTCTTACATCAATTCTTTGAGAAGCATAATATTTTAATGCGTTTCCCCCAGTTGTTGTTTCAGGATTACCAAACATAATTCCTAATTTTTCTCTCAATTGGTTGATGAAAATTACAGTTGTACCAGTTTCTCTAGTTTTAGCTGTAATCTTTCTCATTGCTTGATTCATTAGTTTAGCTACAACTCCCATTTTTTGTACTCCCATTTCCTCTTCAAGCTCTGCCTTTGGTGCAATAGCAGCTACAGAGTCAAAAACAACAATATCGAAAAGCCCTGACCCAATCATTTTATCAGTAATTTCTAAAGCTTCTTCTCCAAAATCTGGCTGTGATACAACTAATTTCTCTAGGTCTACACCTAACTTTCTTGCATAGGTAGCATCGAATGCTTGCTCTACATCTACAAAAGCACATGCTTTTCCAACTTTTTGAGCTTCTGCAATTGCCATTAAAGCAAGAGAAGTTTTACCAGAAGATTCAGGTCCATAGATTTCAACAATTCTTCCTTTACCAAATCCACCTCCAAGAATAGCATCTAAAGAAATTATTCCTGAAGTATTACATTCAACCTTTTGAATATTGTCATTACCCAACACCATTAAACTTCCTTCCCCAAAACTCTTATTCATTGATGATACGAAATCATCTAAACTTAACTTTGTTTCTGCCATATTATTTTACTTTGTCTAATTCTCTTTTGATATAGAATTTAGTTGATTCTGGAAAATCAGCTCCTAAACACCAATTAGCATACCCCTTATCCTCTGTAACAGATTTACCTTTATGTTTACCAATGTTCCAACAAACAACTCCATCTATATAAACTAATTTTTTTGTAGGGTCTACAAACTTATCTTTAATCCCAAACATTTCATTGAAATCTTCAGAGTTAATATCTAAGTTATGAGTCTCTATTTGTGCTTTTAGAACTTCCATACAAGCCTCAACATCTACTAAAGCAGAGTGAGCTCCATCTAAATCTTTTCCAGTATATTTTTTATACAAGAATCCAAGGTTTCTTGGACTTACGATAGTCTCAATTTTAAGAGTATCTAAAGTTTTATAGTTGTTTGCATCAAAAGGAATATTACATTGAAATAGTTTCTCCCCTAAAAAAGGAATGTCAAAATCCCTAATGTTTTGTCCACATAAAATTTGACCTTCTAACAGAGCTAATACAGTAGGAGCAACCTCACTAAAATAGGGCTTATCTGCCACCATTTCGTTTGTTATCCCATGTATAGCTATAACATCATCTGTTATTGGATTATGTGTTTTTAAGAGTGTTCTAAACTCTTTTATTTTTTTAAAATCTTTGTCATAATTGACAATAGCTATCTCGCAAATTTCATGTAGAACGAAATTTGTTCCTGTTGTTTCTAAATCAAATGATGCATACATAGTTAGTCTTTTTTGCAAATATACGAAAAAATTTTGACATACGCAAATAAAAAATGAGAAAGTATAAAAATTTATACTCCCTCACCTAACTAACAATTAATACTTGATTTGAAATTCTTTATAAAAGATTCAATTAAACGAGCACAAACTTTTGGACTTAATAATTCTTGAATATCTCCACTCGGAAGTGATATAGTTGTTTTTGAATATAAATCATAAAGTTCAAAAGTAAGTTCGTAAAAGTTATCTTCATGTGCTTCCCATAAATCGTCATCTACAATGTTTTCTGAGACATAATCCCATACAACACTGAAAAATTCTTCATAACTTAAAATCATTGTGGTTTATTTTTTGCAAATATAAGTAAATATCTTGAAACTACCAAATTAATAATAAAAAATATTTTTAAAATAATACT